ACAGGCTGCGTCGGCCTGGTGGTCAAGGACGCCGGCTACCGGCCGATGCTCTACAACCTGGTGCCGCTGCCCTACAAGGCCGCCACCGTGGAGACGACGTCGTCGAACGTGCCGGTCAACGACGACCTGTACGCCTTCACGTCCGTGTTCGGCTTCCACCTGGACGTGATGAAGACCGAGCACGACGCGCTGCTGCGGATGAACAACATCGAGCAGTGCACCGACCGGCAGCTCTCGTTGATCGCCCAGCAGATGGGCATCGACGACCGCCTCCCGGCCCTGCCGGAGCTGCGGCGCACCTTCGTGCGCGACGCCAACTCCATCCAGCGCAGCTCCGGCAGCGCCAGCGCCTTGGCCGAGCTGATGCAGGACCTCACCGGATGGCAGACCACCGCCACCATCAGCTACAACCTGATGCCGACGAGCGACTCGTCGACCTTCGGGTCCACGCTCGCGCAGCCGTGGAACGCCAACGCCTTCTACAAGGCCGGCCAGTCGTCGTCCATCACCTACGACGTGGTCACGTACAACAACACGCTGTACGCCGCAGCCGCCGGCACCAGCGTCGTCGCCACATACCTGATGCCGGTCGGGAACATCGCCGCCACCGGCGCCACGGTGTCCTTCATCCGCGACCCATCGGCCGGCCGCAACAAGGGCTACGTCGGCTTCAACCCCAGCAGCACCGGCTCGTCGCTGATCTTCACCGTCACCCCGAACCCCAGCCTCGCAGCCGGCAACTTCAACCTGTACGTGAAGTTCCGGCGCGACCCCGGTGCCGGCCAGGTGTCCGTCTCCGTCAACGGCACGACCGTGTCCGGCTGGACCCACGACCTGTACGCGCCCTCCCGGCAGGCCGACGGCATCGTCTACATCGCCAGCGGCAACTACGGCACGAACACCACCGTGTCCTTCAACGTCACCGGCAAGAACCCGCTGTCCAGCGGCTACGCCGTCTACGTCGAGGAGCTGTGGTTCCAGACCGGTTCCTCTATCGGGCCCCAGAACATCGGCGTCCCACCGACCGGCGCGAGCAACTCGTCCACCTTCTGGACCACCACGATCGGCGGCAACGAGCTGCCCGACATCGACACCGAGCGCAACTGGCTGACCGACGGCCAGAACATCTGGAACCTGATCGACGCCAACGGCAACACCAACGCCCGGCCCGACAACGCCCAAGGCGGCTCGAACCCGACCTCGTCGTTCGGCGTGATCCCCTACGGCAGCTACGTCGGCACCAACGCACCCGGCATCGGCAACTCGCTCAGCTACCAGAACAACGGCACCGCCGGCAAGATGACCCTGCAGACCTGCGGCTACGTCCAGTACGCCGGCTGGTCCGCGACCACGCCGTACATGGCCGGACAGCCGGCCTCCTGGGGCCTGCCCGCGACCGTGCCGACGCTGGTCTACGTCGCGAAGAACTACACCCTGGGCGACCAGCCCGACCAGAACCCCACGAAGTGGGAGCCCCACCAGTTCACCGGAACGATCAGCGGCGGCACCGACCCGCTGCTGCTGCCGAACCAGGCCGTAGTGATGCCGCAGATCCCCCTGTGGGTCGCCTCCAACAGCTACGCCAAGGGCACCGTCATCCGGTGGCGCCAGACCCTGTACCAGGCAGCGCAGCAGGTCCCGGTAGGCGCCGCCCCGTCCGGCTACAACGCCGACACGCCGTTTTGGCGTTGGATGGGCCCGGCCGAGCAGATCTACACCTTCTCGGCCTACCACTACCGCACCTCCACCGCGACCGGCGTGAACGTGCGGCCGGGCCTTGACTGGTACGACGCGAACGGCAACTTCCTCGGCCACGCGGGCTCCACGGACGGCAAGACCCAGGTCTGGGACGGATTCAACGACTACTCGGCCTCTTGGCCCTCCTCCACCGTCGCCGCCCCGCCTACCGGCTGGACCACCCCAGCCGCCTGGCATATGGGCACCGGCATTCCCTGGGTCACCACCTACGGCACCTGGGCACCGGTCGACGACATGGCCGCCCCAACCGCCTGGGTCTCCGGTGTCACCACACTGCAGCAGCAGGCCGGCCGGATGCTGTGGTTCGACCGCACCTGGCTGTACTCCGGCACCCTGGTCGACACCGTGTACGCCACCTTCCGAAGCGCCCCCTTCGACCCCTCCAACACGATGGAGCACGGCATCGTCGTGCGCTACAACAGCGCGAACGGGTACTGGCTCGCCTCCCGAGACCGCCTGTCGTACACCACCTTGACCTACACCTCCGGCAACCTCACCGGAGTCACCAACAGCGTCCAGGCGACGTGGACGCCCATCACCGACGGCACCCGCATGAAGGTCACCGTCAACTCCGGCCAGGTCATGGTCTACGCGATGACCGGCGCGCAGCCCGGCACGTGGGTGCAGCTCGCCAACGTCTCCAGCACCCAGTTCAACACCCAGACCGGCGTCGGTCTCCTGGAGAGGATTCGCCTGTAATGAGCACCCCCGTGCCGGTGACCTTCTCCGGCCGCTCCACCAGCTCAGGGACCGTCGCGTTCGTCAAACTACAAGACGTCCCCCTCGCCCTGTCCGGCAAGTCGACCAGCTCGGGCACGCTGACCTTGTCGACGCAGAGCGTCTACGGGGCGTTCGACGACTTCGGCGTCATGCCGTATGTGGCCGGTGCAGAGCTGACCGACCCGGTCATCACCGGCCTGGTCGATATCACCGCCCGCATCGGAGGCTCCGACACGGCCAACGCCTGGCAGCGCATCTCCGTCAGCGCCCGCCGGCCGGTCGACTACGCACCCGGGCCGGCCGGGCAGCTCTACAGCCGCGCCGCGTACGCGCGCCTGTCGATCAACACCGACTCGATGCCGGTGGGTCAGCCCATGCAGATCACCGGCGCGCAGTTCGAGCAGACCCCGGGACAGCCCTACCCCCTCACCGACTTCCCCGGCATCAACCTGCTGACGACCGAGCAGTCCTCCTACGAGGGCCGCCTGATGTACGTCCCGACCGCCACCTTCCAGGGCGCCAAGTTCGCCCGCGACAACTCCCGCGCGAGTTGCGGTGTGTGGAGCGGCCACTACACCTACGCGACCCCGCCAGCCGCCAACACCTACCAGGCCGTGCAGGGCTGGGGCAGCTACAGCGGCGCCGAGGCCGGCAACGCCACCTACTCGCAGCTCATCTACAACGTGCCGCCCGGCACCAGCCCAGGCACCGGAACCGGACAGACCACCTTCACCATCACCCCGATGCCCGAGGCGGTGGTCCCATGCAGCGCCGGCACCTACATCGTCGGCTCGCTCAACATGACCATGGCAGTGGCCACCCCGCCGGCCGGCCACTGGTTCGCGGAGATCACCTGGTACAACTCCTCGATGGCCGAGATCGGCACCACCCTCGGCCCCGGCTACAACATCACCGGCAACGGGGTGTGGGACCGCGTCATATCCACCGCCACCGCGCCCGCCAACACCGCCTACGTGGGCCTGGGCGCCCGGTTCATCGCCACCTCCGCGATCAACTCCTGCGAGTGGTGGGCTGACGAGCACCGCCTGTACACCCCGATCAACCTCAACCCCGCCGGCACCTCGGGCACCAGCCCCGCCCGCCCCTGGCACTCCCCGCGCCTGGTCATCCTGCGCCCGCAGGCCACACGGGTGAACCTGTGCCAGAACCCCGGCTTCTACAACGACCTGGCTGGCTGGTCCAGCCAGGTCCCCGCCGGCGTCACCGCCACCTGGACCCGCAACACCACCGCCGGCCTCGGCGGCGGAGCGTGCGGCGACTTCCAGATCGCCTCCGGCATGCCGACCGGCGCGCTGCTCGGCAACGGCGTCGTGCCCTGGACCGGAGTCGGCACCACCAACAACCCGACCGGCGCCAACTGGATCGCCATCGACCTGGTGCCGCCCGGCAAGCAGGCCACCTACAGCGCCTACGTCAAGACCGTCCAGGGCGGCCTGCCCATCACCATCTGGGCCGACAACGGCAACACCCTGGTACGCGGCACCAGCGCCGCGCCCGGCAACGGCAACTGGACGCGCATCTACGTCACCGTCACCACCCGCAGCGACTACGGCGGCTCGGCCATCGTGAACATCGGCTACGCCGCCAGCGACGTCCAGCGGATCTACTCCGCCTGCCCACCAGCCACCAACCCCGACGTGTGGCAGCCCATCGCGGCGGGCAGCTACGCGGCCTGGTCCGCCACCACCACCTACGCCACCGGCGCGCAGGTGGTCTACACCGACGGCAACTCCTACCAGGCCCTGGTGCCCAACGGCCCCTACTCGACCGTGCCGAGCGCGCTGGAGTTCTACGTCGACCAGATCCTCGCCGAGGCGTCCGGGCAGCTCCAGCCCTACTTCGACGGCTTCACCGCCGGCGCGGACTACATGTGGGAGCCGCGCACCGACACCCGACCCCAGACGGGCGAGTCCCGGTCGCACTATTACCTCGGAAAAACGGTCAATCAATACCGTCTCGACCAGGCCCTGCAGCGGGCCATCCCCGTGGGCAGCAAGTACGCCGTGATCTACGCGTCGCCGCCCATCCCACAGGTCGGGTGAGGTATGCCGCCGCTCTTCGTCATCGACGCACTGGCCGTGCTGTTCCTATGGAGCATGGTCGGCCGCCCCCTGGTCTCCCTACTGGACGAGGTCCTCGACGGTCTGCCGGCCCTCGCGCTGCGGCCCGCCGTCGTCGCGGGACTCGCGTACTGGACGCTGTCCACGCACTCGCTGTGGTGGACCGCGTGCGCCGTCGGCGGCGCGGTCGGCGCCTGCCTGGCCGCGATCGGCGCGCTCCAGCATGTCGCAGACCAGCCGCCCGCGACGCTGGTGACACGCCGGTCAGCCCCGCGCCGGCCGTTCACGCATTGACGACGCTGCGCCACACGGGTGACGTGACGACATTTCCGTCGAGGTCCGTGCATTCCGGACATTTGTGGTGTGACTATCTGGTGGTCATCCCCCGCGAATGCTTGGAGGTACTCCATGGGTGACCTGCGCCCCGTGACCGTGGGAGCCATCGGGACCGGCGCCGTCACGGCCGACCTGGTCTGCGCCGCCCTCAACGACACCTTCGCCTACGGCCCCGAGGACGACGAGGGCTACTTCGCCCCCTCGGACATGTGCGAGGTGAGCCTGCTGCTGTGCGCCAACGACGACATCCCCGCCGGCCTGCAGCAGGTGTGGCAGTGGGGACTTCGGTGCGAGCTGCGCATGGAGCTGTACACCGCCGGCGACAACCACGAGTCAATCACGGTCGTCGCCGAGACCCTCGACGGGACCGACCTGCACAAGGTCGTGGCCTCCCCCGTCACCGACATGCTCGCCGCCCTCGGCGCCGGCGAGAACCCGCTGCTGCTGGTCATCTCCGAGGACGGGGTCCTCGACGAGGACGCCGAATGGGCCGCCGCTCGTGCGCTGGAGAAGGACATCCCCGTCTTCGACCTCTCGCGCGCCGTACTCCAGCTCGACTGGGATGACCTGCCCCACCACGAGGCGCCCGAGCCGGTCCAGGAAGAACCAGACGGGCAGCTCGCCCTCGTGGTCGACGACGGCCCCGAGACCATGCTGACCGCCAGCGAGGTCCGCACCATCAACGACGTGCTCGGCGCCATCGGCGAGTTCGCACTGCAACTGCGCGAGCTGCTCGCCAACGGCATCGACGACCTGCTCGCCGACATCAACAAGGCCCGCGCCGTGCTGGCACCGCGCGCCGCCGAGCCCGAGGAGAAGACCAGCAAGCGCGCCTCACGCCAGTACCTGGAGGTCTTCGACGAGGCCACCGGGGAGTGGAAGCGCGCCGGACGCGGCCGGCCGAAGAAGGGCGCCCAGACGCGCCTGGTCCCCGCGAACTCCTGACAGACGCGCAAAGCCCCCTCACAGGATCGTCAACACCGCGAGGGGGCGCGCATTCCGGATCGACATTCCTCCGGGGCAGTGAAGGGAGATTAGCATGCAGCCCGTCACCATAGACGACATTCTCCAACGTGTTCCCGACCGTGCGCAGCTCGCCTACACCAACCTCATCACGCACCGAGACTCAGTGTTCGACGACGCCACCGGCTGGTCCTACGCCTACCTGACCCAACGCGAGTTGGCCTGCGAGATGGGCGTCGCATACCGCACCGCTCAGCGCGCGCTGGTGGATCTGCGCGAGGTGGGCCTCGTCCGCGTCCTCGCGTGGCCGACCGCGCAGACCGAGACCCACATTCGCGTGGCCGACATCGACATTTCCTCGGTGTTCGGCCCCATCCGCGCAATGCAGGAGCAGCTCCCGCGCGAAGAGCAGATCGACTGGGCAATCCAGCAGCTCAGGCGCTACTTCGACTACCTCGACGAGGCCGAGGGAGTAACTGACGCCTCAACTGGCGGTTCGAGCGCATGCGCTGGGAGCTAGAGCAGGAGCTAGAGCACCAGCAAGAGCAGGGTGCGTAAAGAGACTTCGTCTCTTTACTCCCTGCGCGCTGACGCGCGCATCTCAAAACAAATGACAGACCGAAGGAGCCGACGCCATGGGGCGCAAGTACATCGACCCTGACGCAGAACTGAGCATTATCGGCGCTGGCGAGTCCATGCTGGACCGGCCCGACAAGAGCCCTGACGGCCCCTCTGACAGCCTCGACGACGAGGGCGGCTCCTCGCGTCGGCTGACCCCCTACCAGGTCCGCCAGCGCCTAACCCAGGAGCGCAAGCGGAAGCCCAAGCCCGACTCCGCCACCGGCCTCGCGATCCACTTCCTCGACCGCTGCCCGCAGCGCTCGTGGACCCACGGCCTGGAGTTCGCCAACCTCCGCTCCATCGTCGCCGTGTTCTCCGAGTTGCTGCGAGCCGACGTCACCCCCGACACCTGCCGGGCCATGGTCGACCTGTACTTCACCCGCCTCGGCGGCCGGACCCCGAACCGCGCATACGTCTGGGACTTCAAGTTCCAGCGCTACGACCTGCTGCGTCAGCTCGCCAAGACCGGCCAGACCAACGCCACACCCGAGGACTACGCGGACTGGAACGCCGGCACCGAGCAGACCGTCGACTACGCCGCCTCCTGGGGCCAGGTATGACCCTGCGTATCACCACCGACATGGACCCCACCCGGGCCATGTTCATCGGCACCGGCATCCCACCGCGCTACCGCCACCTGGACATCCTCCAGATGGCCTCCGGCCCCGACCGCCCCTGGATTGGCCTCGCCTCCGAGTGGGCCGTGGGCTGGCCCGACCAGCAGCGCACCGACATCTACACCGGGCTCCCCGCCCACCCCGACGCCTACGGGCGCGGACTGCTGCTCGCCGGCGCCCCCGGACGCGGCAAGACCACCATCGCCCTGTCCGTCCTGTGCACCCTGCGCCGGCACTTCGGCACCCGCGTCTACTTCGTGCGCTGGCCCGAATACATGGACTGCGCCCGCGAGCTGCTGTCCAACAACGAGGACTACAGCGACGCCAAGCAGCGCGCCTACCGCGTCCTCGACGCCGTCGCCGACACCCCCGTGGTCTGCCTCGACGACGTCGGCCACGAGCACACCACCGCGTCGCGCTACGCCGAGGACACCCTCCACCAGCTCCTGCGCGACCGCTACCAGCGCGGCCTGGCCACCCTCATCACCACCAACCTCACCGGCGAAGCCTGGCGCGACACATACACCGACGCCTGCCGCAGCTTCATCACCGAAGCATGCCTCGTCGTCCCTTTCACCGGCCCGAGCCTTCGGAGCAGCCATGCAGAACGGTGACATCTCCAACGAGCCCATCGACAACAGCGCGATCTACGTGGTCTGGGAGGGCATGCTCGGCCTCCGCCACCGGCGCTACACCCCCTCGCTGTTCCGCTGGTACGCCGCCACCGTCGGCCCCCGCCGCGCCCTCAAGCTGTTCTTCGAGACCAACCAGGCGTGCGTCGACCAGCTCTGGGAGCTGTGGAACAACGCCCAACCCATCGCCGTGGTCACCTACCTGCCCCCCAACGTGCACCAGGCCCTGCTGTCGCGCCTGCGCCGCGAGGACGTCCCCTTCAGCAGGCTGATCCCCTCCACGCCACAGGAGATGGCGCGTCGCGTGGCGCTCGACTCCGGCTGCCGGCAGATCATCGACCCCGACCCGAAGCACGTGGGCCTGTACGGACGCAAGGGCATCTGGCTCGCCCCGGAGAGCGCCAAGCTGATCGGCAGGCTGCAGTGAGCAGATTCGTGCGCCCCGATGGCACCGTCTGGGCCTGGTGGATCTTCAAGGACGCCATCAAGAACGGCCCGGCCGCCCGCCAGTGGCACGGTCGAATCCGGTCCTTCGCCAAGTTCCTGCAAGACCGCCTCCCCTACGACGAGGAGCTGTTCAAGCTCGTCAACGAGGAGCGCGTCGAGCGCTACACCCGCCGCCGCGCCGAGCACTCCCTGTACGGCGCGCCGTCCTCGGGGATGACCCGGTTCCTCGCCGACACGCTGTGGATCTCGCCGGCGTGGCTGTGGATGCCGCCGTCGGCCGAACCGCCCGACGTGCACCCCGCCATGCTCACCGTCCTGACCCAGCTCCAGGGCCCCGACCTGCGCGGATTCCTCGTCGGCTACGAGCTGCTGCTCGCCGAGGCCCGCAACAACATGCTCCCGAAGCTGCCCCGGATGTGGAGCCCACGATCATGATCAAGGTCCCCCCGGGCTTCGACCCGACCTGCAGCACCGTCCTGCAGATGCTCCCCGCCGCCGGCCTGCACCGCGCCGTCTTCGGCGACGACGACCAGGTAGGCGTCTACGAGATCTGGCCGATCGTCGGCTGGGCCTCGGTGATGCACATACCGGCCGACGGCCTGCCCGTCGTCGCCCTCGAACCCGTCGTCGACGCCGAGGACTACGGCCCGATCATCGCCTCCGACCTCACCCGCGAGACCGGCCTGGACCTTCGGCGGGTGGAATGAACCAGCTCGAAGAGCAGGTCCTGAGCTACATCGCGATCGAGGGCGACCTGGACACCGTCCGAGATGCCGGCGTGACGGCCGACCACTTCCTTCTGCCGGCCAACCGCACGATCTTCAACGACATCCTGTCCTTCCACCGCGACTACGGCGAGCCGCCCACCCCCGAGGTCGTCCTCAAGGACCACCCCACCTTCAAGTTCGCCACCGACGCCGTCGCACCGATCGGCTACCTGGTCGCGCAGCTCATCGAGAAGCGCACCCGCACCATCATCGAGGTCGGCCTCGGGCAGGCCATGTCCGCGCTCGACGACGGCGGCCCCGAGCGCGCCCTGCAGGTGCTGCGTGTCCTGCAGACCCAGGCGGTGCTCGCCAACGCCCACATCACCGAGGTCGACTACGCCACCACCGGCACCGACCGGCTGGAGTGGTACCGCAACGCCCGGGAGAACCCCGACGCCATGCGGGGCCTGCCGACCGGCTTCGTGTTCCTCGACAAGCTCTTGCGCGGCATCCAGTCCACGGACTTCTTCGTCCTCACCGGGCTGGCGAAGAGCTGCAAGACCACCGTTCTGCTGGCGATGCTGCGCACCGCATTCGAGGCCGGCGCAAAGCCGCTCGCGCTGTCCTTCGAGATGAGCTACCCGCAGATCGCCCGCAGGCTCGACGGCTTCACGTTCGGCATCAACCCCAACGACCTGCTCAGCGGCCAGGTCAGCGAGAAGGACTGGCGCCGACTTGAGCGCGAGCTGACGAAGGAGGTCGAGGACAAGTCGCTGATCTTCACCGAGGATCGCGCCGGCTCCATGACGGTCTCGGGCCTGGACCGCAAGATCGAGCAGCTCAACCCCGACATCGTCTTCCTCGACGGCGCGTACTTCCTGCGCGACGAGATCTCCGGCGAGACGCAGACCGCGCTCGCGCTCACCAACGTCTCCCGGGGCCTGCGGAAGATCTCCCTGGACCGAGGCGTGCCGCTGGTGGTCACCACCCAGTCCCTGCCGTCCAAGGTCGGCGCGAAGGGCCTGACCGCCAACAGCCTCGGCTACACCAGCGCCTGGGTCCAGGACGCCACCGCCGTCATCGGCATGGAGGCCACCGACGAGATCGGCGAGTACGTCATGAAGATCATCGAAGCCCGCGAGGCCCCCCGCTCCCAGACCACCCTGTCGATCTCCTTCGATCCCCCGTCGATCGAAGAGGCCCCGCCGGAGGACGAGAATGACTACCCCTACTAAGCGCTGTCCCGCCTGCGACAAGACCAAGGCCCTCGACGACTTCCACCGCTGCCGCACCCGCAAGGACGGCCGGCAGGGACGCTGCAAGGAATGCGTCAACGCCTACGCGAAAACACCCGAGCAGCGCGAGCGCCGCGCGGCAACCCAACGCCGCTATGCCGCCGCGCACCCCAAGGAAGTCCAGGCCGCTAGGGCTCGCTACTACCGCGAGAATCGCGAAGCCATCCTCGCCAGGGCCAAGGCCCGCCGCGACAAGCGCCGCGCCGCTGGGACCGTGACGCCGGGCAGTGGGTGAGGACATGACCGCAGGCTGGTCGATACTCGACGGCTTCGCCAACCCTGTGCCGGCCAACATGGGCGCCGCGCTGCGGGCGCTGGGCATCGAGGTGTTGCGGGTCAACACGCGGGTGGACGACCGCAGCGAGGAATTGTGCATCCGCTGCCCCGAGCACGCCGCGCGTACCGGCAAGGAGGACCGCAAGCCGTCCTGCTGGATCAACTCGGTCTCGGGTGCCTTCGTGTGCTTCTCGTGTGGGTACAGCGGCCCGTTCGTGGTCCTTGCGGCCGACCGCCTGGGCTGCGATCGGGCTGCGGCGGCCGTGTGGACCGCCGCCTACGGCGTGCGCTCGGTCCTACAGAGAACTGACGACGCAACTGCGCCGACGATCGCCCAGCACGAAGTGATTCGCATCACCGAGGCGGCCATCGCGCTGTACGTGCCGCCGCCGCGCAAGGCCCTGGACAGCCGGCACCTGACCGAGCAGGCCGCCGCCGACTACGGCGTGCTGTGGAACGAGGAGCACCGGCGGTGGATTCTGCCGATCCGCGACCCGGACACCGGGGAGCTGTGGGGCTGGCAGGAGAAGGGGAAACGGTTCTTCAAGAACCACCCCGACGGGGTGAAGAAGTCCCTATCCCTGTTCGGCTGGGACACCCTCGGCGACGAGGACCAGCTCATCTTGCTGGAGTCGCCGCTGGACGCCGTGCGCCTGGCCTCCCACGGCATCCCAGGAGCTGTCGCCTCCTACGGCGCCCACGTCTCGGCCGCGCAGATGAACCTGATCCGCCGACGCGGCTCGCGGCTGATCGTCGCCCTCGACAACGACCGCGCCGGCTACGCCGCCGCCGACCGCATCGCCCGGCTCTGGCGCCAGCGCGGCGTCCCTATGCGGTTCCTGTCCTACCACCACACCACCGCCAAGGACATCGGCGCCATGAGCGCCGCCGAGATCGACGAGTCCCTCGCGACGCTACGGCTGACCCCATACCTGAGAGCTGCCTGATGTTCACCGGAACCCTCTACCCCTACCAGGTCGACGCGGTCGAGAAGATCATCGACCTGCGCAAGATCCTCGTCGCCTACTCCATGGGCACCGGCAAGACGGTGTGCACCATCGCCGCGCTGGAGGAGCTACTCGGCCGCCGGGAGGTCAACATGGTGCTGATCCTGGTGCCTGCGTCGCTGAAATGGCAGTGGGCACAGTCCCTGGCCAAGTTCACCGACCTGCCTACCGAGGAGGTGACCCTGCGCGGCACGAGGCTGCGCGTGCCCACCCAGGACTCGTGCGTGGTCATCGACGGCGACGCGAAGAAGCGAGCCGAGAAGTGGAACATCGCGAACTGCAACCTGGTCGACTACACCATCGCCAGCCACGGCGCGGTACTGAACGACTGGGACCAGGTCGCTGGCCTCCCCTTCGACGCGATCGTCGTGGACGAGGCAACGGTGATCAAGAACTTCGCGGCCGAGACCAGCAAGCGCATCAAGCGCCTGCAGACCCCGGTGCGGATCGCACTGTCCGGCACTCCGGTGGAGAACCGCCCCGAGGACGTGTTCTCGATCATGCAGTGGGTCGATGCCAACGTGCTGGGCCGCTGGGACCTGTTCGACAAGTCCTTCATCGTGCGCAACGCCTTCGGCGCGGTGAAGAGCTACCAGAACCTGCACCTGCTCAACGGCCGCCTGAACCGGCGCATGATCCGCAAGTCGAGGCTCGATCCCGAGGTCGCCAAGTACCTGCCGAAGGTCGCCGAGACCACCAGGCTCGTCACGCTCGACAAGACCACCGAGCGCTTCTACCGGGCCATCCTCGCGGACCTGCAGGACGCGCTGAACGAGCTGGCGAACTCCGGCGGCACGCTGGACCTCGCGGCCTACTACGCCGGTTCCGCCAGCATCGAGGAGCGCTCCGCGCAGGGCAAGGTGATGGCACGCCTGCAGGCCACCCGGCTGCTACTGGACCACCCATCGTTGCTGCTGGACTCCGCCGAGGCGTACCACGACAAGGGCCCGGAGGGCTCCGCGTACATCGCCGAGCTGCTGGACCGCGCACCGGCGCTCGCGAACCTGAACGCCACCCCGAAACTGAACGAGCTGGAGCAGGTCATCGCCCAGCTCATGGCCGAGGACGGCGTGAAGGTCGCGGTCTTCACCCAGTACCGCCGGATGCTGCCCTACATCGCCGCCAGGCTGCAGAAGTACACCGACATGGTGCTCTTCCACGGCGAGATGAAGGCCGACGAACGCGCGGCTGCCGTTGCCGCATTCTCCACCGACCCGGACGTTCGCGCATTCATCTCCACCAACGCAGGTGGCTATGGACTGGACCTGCCCGTCGCACAGTACCTGGTCAACTACGACCTCCCCGACAGCCGGGGCGTCCTTGACCAGCGCAACACCCGACATGTCAGAGCCTCGTCGCATCATGGACGCGTATACGTCGTGAACCTCGTCGCGGCCGGAACCATCGAAGAGCGGCAGCAGGCCACGCTCAACCTGCGCGGCCGGCTGGCCAATTCGGTCGTGGATGGCAAGGGCGGCGGCGAGATCGTGAACGACGTAGCGTCCCTGACCAGTTTCATCGGCTCCGGCAGGAGCTGACACCCGTTCGGCCGCTGTCCGCGCATTTTTTCCGATCATAGGCTGCATTTGCCAGCGAGCGAGAAACTCGCATTCCTACTCCAACGCAAGGGCTTACCTGGCATGGGCGAAAACGAGTCCTCCGAGTACGAACCGCAGCTCGATCCCGTCCCGATCGACCCCGTGGTCCCCCTCTTTCGCGAGTGGGCCCTCCTCAAGGCGCGCACCACCCAGCTCAGCGCCGAGCGCGACAAGCTGCGCGACCGCATCGCCAAGGCCGTCGAGGAGCGCGGCTACACCGACCACAAGGGCTCCCAACTCCTCGACCTGCCCTTCCCCCTGCAGGTCGGCGACACCACCTACACTCGCATCAAGCGCGAACGCCGCGTCAGCGTCGTCCCCGACGTGGACGCCGCCGAAGCCATCTGCCACAACGTCGGCATCGAGAACGGCGTCGGCGACGAGTACTACGAGCGCGCCTTCCCCCTCGTCCGCCAGCTCGACGTGGAAATGCTCTACGTCCTGCTGCAGGAAGGCGTCCTCGACGAAGAGGACATGGACACCATCTTCGTCGAGCACGAAACCTACGCATTCCGTGGGCTCACCTCATGACCGCCCGCAAGCGCATGAACTCCCGCCCTCTGCTCGGCCTCGGCGAAGCCCTGCGCCGCGAGGGCCTGACTGCCGACGACCTCGCTGACCTCACCTCGCGCGATATCACCACTGTGCGGTCCTGGATCGGCGGCGGCAACGTGCTCATCGGAATGCGTCGCCAGCTCGCCCGCCTCCTCGACGTCTCCCTGGTCGACCTGGAGGAAGGCTTCCCCGAGTCGGCCGAACCGCCGGCTGCACCGCCCGCCCCGGAGGCCCCTGCCCCGCCGAAGAGCGTGCGGTTCGAGCCCTACCGAGAACTCATCGAGCCGATCCGCCTCCCAACCTACGACGAGGCAGTCCTGCTCCTGCTCGACTTCCAGCGCCGCCTCGACGCACTCCTGGGGCCGCTGCGGTGAAGTCCATCGACGTCTACCCAGGCACCCACCAGCCCATCGGCTCTCGGGCGCCCACGCCGCTCGCGCCGCGCAGCAGCGGTTGGGACGAGAACCCGATCTACCGCCAGGTACAGGGCTACATGCGCGAGTTCTTCGGCGTTGGCCACCTGTCCAAGGCCCTCGGCCGGTCCGTCAAGACGATCTACAAGTGGGAGACCGAGGGCCTGTTCCCCAAGGCCACGTTCATCTACAACGGCGCCTCCCGCAACGGTCAGCGCCGGCTGTACACCCGCGCCCAGATCGAAGGCGCCCTGCGCATCGCCGAGGAGGAGGGCATCCTCACCGGCCGCGTGCGCTACCTCGGCCAGACCCTCTTCCCCACCCGATGCGCGGACCTGTTCCGCACCACCAAGGGCATCCTCCCGCCCCCCATCACCGAATGGAGCACCCAGTGACCGAGACCCGCCAGTTCGGCCGCCGCCGCACCGTCCCCGAGGCCGACACCGAGGCCCCGGCCGCGCCGAAGGCGAAGGCCGCCAAGTCCAGCAAGCCCGAGCCGCCGTCCTCCGCCGCCGCCGGCTGGGGCGCCATGGAGCAGAAGGCCGGCCAGGCGGGCGGCGACTTCTACCTCAAGGTCACCGAGCAGGAGACCGTCATCAAGATCATGGACGAGGCGCCGTTCGACAACTACGTCGCCCACTGGGTCGACGAGATCGAAGAGGGCTCCAAGTCGGTGCGCTGCTGGGGCGACGGCTGCCCCCTGTGCGCGATCGGCGACAAGGCCAAGAAGTTCTCCGCCTGCTTCAACGTCGTCTCCCTGTCCGACCCCGGCAACCCCGCGCTGCTCGTGTGGGAGGCCGGCGTGAAGATCGCCCGGCAGCTCAAGGAGATCGCGATGGACGCCAAGAAGGGCCCCCTGAACCGGGAGGACCTCTACTTCACGATCAAGAAGAACCAGAAGGCCAAGGCGGTCGAGTACGTCCTGGAGCGCATCCGCGCCCGCGACCTGGAAGAGGAGAAGGGCATCGAGCCCCTGGACGAGGACACCCTCGCCAAGTTCGGTCCCGACCTGCGCGACGAGCCGGTCAAGGAGTGCCTGTCGGCCGACGAAATGAAGGACCTCGTCGACCTCCTGCTCGGCGACTGACACCCCAAGGAGCAAGCGTGATCCCCACCATCGGACGCATCGTCCACTACACGCTCAGCCAGTACGACGCGGACGCCATCAACCGCCGCTACCGGCACTTCGACGCCTACCGCGCCAAGCACGCCGGCGACGTCGTCCCGGGCGAGCCGGGCAACACCGGACACGTCGGCCACTACGGCAACAACGCCCAGGCCGGCGACGTGCTGCCCGCCATCATCGTCCGCGTCTGGGGTGACACCGCCGAGTCGGCCGTCAACCTGCAGGTCCACCTCGACGGTAGCGACGTCTACTGGGCCACCAGCCGCACCCATGGCGACGGCCAAGGCCACTGGCACTGGCCCCTTCGATAGGCCCCGCATGGCAGCAGGGGCTGCCCGCACTCGGGTAAGTGCATACGAGCAGCCCCCGCCATCGAGTCGCCAGCACGAAGCCGAACGCGGTGACATTTCTACCGCACCGGAGACGCTCGTGCACGCATCCCAGGTCATCACCGACACGCATTCCCTGGCCGAGGCGATGCAGCATTTCCTCGCCCAGGACTCCTTCGTCATCGACGTCGAGACGATCGGCGAGGACCGCCTGGTCCCGGCCGTCAACCAGGTCCTGTGGGTCGCGCTCGCCACCCACGGCCGCTCCGTCGTCATCCCCCTCGGCCACCCCAACGGCGACGAACTGCTGCGCAAGGCCACGTGGCGCAAGAACAAGGACACCGGGCTGCGCGAGACCATCCCCGCCCAGTTCAGCCCCCCGCGCCCGCAGCTACGCCCCTCCCAGGTCTTCGAGGCCCTGGAGCCGCTGCTGTTCTCCGACCGGCAGAAGATCGCCCACAACGTGCCCTTCGACATCCTGTCCGTGGCCAAGTACTACGACGGCGCGTTCCCCGAGGGCCCGTACTTCGACACCGCTGTCGCGCAGTGGGCCGTGAATGAGAACCTGCTGAACTTCAAGCTCAAGCCCCTGCTGGAGCGCCGCTTCGGCCTGCGCTACGACGACGCCGACGTCGGCAAACGCGTCGAGGACCACACCTTCCGCGACGTCGCCCTGTACGCCTGGCTCGACGCGCGCGGCACCTGGCTTCTCAAGCAGGACCTCGACACCCTGATCGACGTCGAGCAGGTCCGCGACATCTGGAACCTGGAGATGGACCTGGTCCCGGTCCTGCTCCACATGCAGTCCCACGGATGCCCGGTCGACGTCGCCGAACTGGAGCGCATGCGCACCGACCTGCGCGCCAAGCTCATCACCGTCGAGGCCGACTGCTACCGCGCCGCCGGCCGTGTCATCAACCTCGGCTCCTACCCGCAGAAAGCCGACCTGCTGTACGGCAAGGACGGCTTCAACCTCAAGCCCCTGCGGTTCACCGACAAGGGCGCCCCCTCCACCGACGCCGCCGCCCTCAAGCTCTACCCCGACAACGAGTTCTGCCGCACCCTGCTGGAGTACCAGGAGTTCGACAAGCTGCTGGGCACCTACGTCGAGGGCTACCTCGGCAACGACAAGAAACGCAGCCAGATCTTCGACGGCCGCATCTACCCGTCCTTCAAGCAGCACGGCGCCAAGACCGGCAGATTCTCCTGCTCCGCGCCCAACGTGCAGAACTGGCCCCGCCCCTCGACCGACTTCGGCAAACGCATCCGCGACATCATCATCCCCGGCGAGGACCAGGTGCTCCTGGTCGCCGACTACGGACAGATCGAGCAGCGCATCCTCGCGCACTACTGCGGCCCCGGCGCCCTCATGCAGGGATTCCTCGACGGCCAGGACGCCCACACCACCACCGCGTCCACCGTCTACGGCGTGCGCCCCGAGGACGTGACCAAAGAGCAGCGCCAGGACGCCAAGGCCATCGCGTTCGCCATCAACTACGACGCCGGCCCCGCCACCGTGGGCGAGATGGCCGGCTGCTCCGAGCGCAAGGCCCGCCAGCTCCTCAAAATGCACGAGCAGGCGTTCCCAGAGATCTACGCCTTCAAGCGCAAGCTCAAGGCCACCGTCATGGGCCGGCGACCCACCCCCTACCTGCGCACCATCCTCGGCCGCAAGCGCCGGCTTCCGGACCTGCTGCACCGCAACAAGAACATCCGCGCCGACGCCGAGCGGCAGATCGTCAACTCCTGCATCCAGGGCGGCAACGCCGACCTCACCAAGCTCGCCATGGTCCGCTTCTACCAGATGCGCCGGCCCGGCATGCAGCTCCTTCTCACCGTCCACGACGAACTCGCCGCCCTGGCCCCGCGCGACGACGCCGAGGAGTGCGCGAAGGTCCTGCACGAGGCCATGGCCGGCCCCGAGATGCAGATGCTCGCCGTCCCCGTGGTCACCGACGTGAAAATCTGCAACCGCTGGTCCGAGGGCAAGTAATTGACGCGCCTACAGTGTCCGCATGGACAAGTGCGACGGACCTTTCCCCGTCGGGGACTACCGCGACATGGTCCGTGACCTGGTCGCGTGCTCCGACTTCTCCGAGTTCTGCCTGCGGCTGGGCCTGGTGCCCTCCGGGCCCGACGTCGACCTGCTGGAACACCGCCGACACCACGCCCGCGTGGCCGCCATCCAGCCGATCGTCCCCGCCATGAACGACGCCGCCGCGCTCGCCGCCCGCGTCATCCACGACATCTTCCACTCGGTCCCGTCGGACGAGAATGATGAACCCGACGAAGACGAGGACGACGACGCCGAGGAATGCGACACGAGCCAGGTGCTTGCCATCTCTCAGCTCGCCGCCACGGCTACCATTCTTCACCTGGTAGCACAGGGAAAACTCGCAGTGACATGCACTCCCCGACTCTCCTGACCACCCGCGTGACCGTGCGCCCCATCGCACGAGGAAGGCGCACCTTCCGCCGCGCGTTCTGGTCCACATGCACCTGCGGCTGGACCAGCGAGAAGCACTACACGACCGTGACCGGCGCACACTACGCATTCGGAACCCACCTGGTGGAGCAGCAGTGAAAGTCAGCCTCATCGCGCACCCGCACTTCGCGACCGGCGTCCGCTACGTCCCCGGCCCCGCAGGCGACCAGCACCTCGCCGACCTGGTGGGCCACCACCGCGTCGCCTTCCGCTCCGACGCCCCGCCCCTGATCGAGGACGACGAGGACGGATGGGTCGAACTCCACCCCGGCGACTGGGCCGTGATGTGCGAGGAGGGGTGCGTGCACCGCTACGGCAACTCGGAGCTTCTGCAGACCTACGAGGAGGTCAACGATGGCCGATGACCGGCTACTAGGACCGAAGGGAGAAACCCGTTGAGTGACGACTTCTGGGCCAGGGCGCTGCGAGAGGCGTCCCCGCAGCCGGCCGCCGCGCCGCCGGCCAACTACCAGGCGCCGCCGCCTGGAACGCCGTGGTGGCAGCTTCCCACCTACCAGAGCGCCGCAACGCCGGCCGCGCCGGCGCCCCATCAGGTGCCCGGCCCGCAGGACCTGCACCCGCTGACGGCGATGCCCAAGCCGGTCAACCTCGCCTCCGCGCGCAATGCCTCCCAGTGCCCCGGCTGCGGGGGCGACCAGTACTTCAAGGCGACCCCGAACAGCTCACCTCGTTGCTTCGAGTGCGGCTACCCGGTGCAGCATTCCACCTCGGGGCTGCGCGTGTCGCACAACGACCAGTCGGTGCCGACGAAGGTGTCGATGCGTCAGGTAACCGGCAACGGCTTCCAGCCGCAGACCATCGTGGGCCACGTGTAGCCTGGACTCTCACGCCCCGGGCGCTGGCATCTGCAAGGCGGTGGAACGCCGCCGCCAGCGTGCCGGGGTTCTCGCATTGCATTAAAGGGCCACTCGTTCAGCTCTACCGGTGCATTTTTTGCGATCTTACGATCGCATTTGTCCGGTTTGGAGATGAAATGAGTGGCCCATGCCTTTGCGTGACGACGCCCGCGCCGTAATGGCGAAGCTGAACAAGCAGGTGGGCGACTCCGTGTTCGTCATCGCCTCCGACCTCCCGCCCATCCCCCGCATGACCTCCGGCTCACCCTCCCTCGACATCATGCTGGGCGGCGGCTGGCCGTGTAACCAGTGGTGCGAGGTCATTGGCAAGGAGTCCAGCGGCAAGACCACGATCATCCACAAGACCATCGCCGCCAACCAGCAGCGCGACGAGGACTTCTCCACCCTCTGGGTCGCCTCCGAGGGCTACGACGAAGAGTGGGCCCAGTCGCTGGGCGTCGACACCGACCGCGTCCTGGTCCAGGAGACCAACTCCATGGAGGCCGCCTACACCGCGATGCTCGCGGCGGCCGAGTCCCGCGCGTTCGACGCCGTCGTCCTGGACTCCTACCCGGCCCTGATCGCCGGCGCCGAGGACGAGAAGGGCATGGACGAGATCGTCGTCGCCCCCGGAGCCCGCACCACCGGCAAGTTCTTCCGCAAGGCCGGCGCCAAGACCAAGCGCAACATCGACGGCTCCGAACGGCCCCTGCTCGCCATCGTCGTCAACCAGTGGCGCGACAAGATCGGCGGCTTCGCCCCGCACGGCATCGTCCCGCAGTACACCCCCGGCGGCCACGCCAAGGACTACGTCTACTACACCCGACTCGAAGTCTCCCGCACCGAGTGGATCGACGAGAAGCGGCAGGTCGGCGCCGGGAAGATCCGCGTCGGCCAGGTCATCAAGCTCAAGACCATCAAGAACAAGGCCGCCCCGCCGCAGCAGGTCTCCACCATCCGCTTCTACTTCGACCACAGCCCCGAGACAGGGCTACGCCAAGGCGAGTACGACCTCGCCAAGGAACTGGTCGCGCTCGGCCTGCTGTATGGCGTCATCTCCAAGCGCGACGGCGGCCGGTTCGCCTACAAGGACGCCAACTGGCACGGCGAAGGCCGCCTGCTGCAGTCCATCCGCGAGGAACCCGACCTCGCCGACGCTCTCTACGCCGAGGTCCTGGCCGCCGCCAAGGACACGACCGCATGAGCACCGAGGGACAGCGCCGCTCCAAGCGCCAAGAGAAGCGCCTCGCCGCCGACGTCGGCGGCCGGCGCACCGCCGGCTCCGGCAACGGGTGGGCCGTCAAGAACGACGTCCGCAACGACCGCTGGAGTATCGAGGCCAAGACCACCGAGCGCCGCTCCTACAGCCTGCGGCTGGATGCGCTCAAGCAGGCCGAGAAGCACGCCCTACTCGACGGCCGCGAGATGGCGTTCTGCGTCGAGATCGCCGGCGAATCCTTCGTCGTGGTCACCTACGACACCTTCCGTCATCTCTTCCCGCAGGAATAGCCATGGCGATTCGCGCACAGACCCCATCGCCGGACTGGTCCGACAAGCACTGGCGTGGCGAAGCGAAATGCACCCGCACGCCGCCATCCCTCGGCGGCCCCGACCTCTTCTACGACGACGAACCGGTCGCCCTGGAATTCTGCAACGGCACCTTGTACCCAGGCGACTTCGTCTGCCCGCGCCGGGCCGAATGCCTGCGCACCGCGATGCTCAATCTGGAGAACTACGGCATCTGGGGCGGCATGACCCCCGAAGACCGGTTCGCGCTGCGGTCCCGCTACCCGGGAATGCCAGAGCGCTGGGTATGGCATCCGCCCCGCACCACCAACCAACTGGAGGACGAATCCTCGTGGCCAACGGCAGCATGAAGCCCTCCAAGCAATTCGCCGCCTACCTGGAAGCACGCAAGTCCTCCGAAGTGCTCTACGGCGACATCCAAAAGCACGTCCTGGCCAAGGCGTTCAAGCCCAGCGGTCGGCGCACCGACTGCATGCACCCCTCCGCGATGGTCAAGTCCGACTGGTGCCACCGCGCCCAGTACTTCGAGCTGCTCGACCCGCCGGCGCGGCCGGCTACCACGTTCAACCGCGAGAACGTCTTCGAGATGGGCCACGCAATCCACCGCAAGTGGCAGGGCTGGCTGCAGGAGATGGGCCGGCTCGGCGGGGAGTGGCGCTGCCGCAACTGCAAGCACCAGTGGTGGTACGAGGCCACCCCGCTGCTGTGTCCCGCATGCGCCTCCTACGTCATCGAGTACGACGAGGTCACCCTCAACGCCGACCCGCTGATGATCGGCGGCCACACCGACGGCTGGTGCCCCGAGGACAACTGCCTCATCGAGATCAAGTCCATGGGCCTTGGGTCACTGCGGTTCGAGGACCCCAAGTTCCTGCGCCGCTTCGAGGTCCACACCGAAGGACGCGGCATCTCCTGGGACCTGGACCGCATGTGGAAGCAGTTCAACCGGCCCCTGCCGGCCGCCTACCGGCAGGGCCAGCTCTACCTCTACATCGCCCGGCACTTCGAGGACCTGGACGTCGACCGGATCACGTTCCTCTACGAGTTCAAGGCCACCCAGGAATCCAAGGCGTTCACCGTGCTCTACGACGAGGACGTCTCCGAGCCGCTCATCACCGCCGCCAAGGCCATCGCCGACGCGATCCGCGACCGCTCCCTGCCCGCCCCCGCCTGCAACATCGACCCAGAGAACGGATGCCGCAAGTGCCGAACCATGACCGCGACTGCTGCATGAACCACGCCGAACCGAAGGTGCTGGACGACCAGGATCTGTTCATCGGCCCCAACCCGCAGATGGACCGCGTCGTCTTGGAGGTCGCCGGCCTGCAGATCGTCCTGCAGCCTGACGGTGCCCGCGAAGCCGCGCGCATCCTCAACCGCTCCGCGTCCCTCGTCGAGGCCCAGCAGGCGGTGCAACCATGACCTGGGAACTCCTGGACTCCCTCGGGTTCGCCAACGAGACCCGGCCCGACGGCTCGATGCCCACACTGCCGGCCGACGTCACCGAGCTGACCGACCAGACCCTCATGGCCCGCTTCGCGGCGCTGACCGAGTGGACCTGCTACGCCGCCGCTCAGCTCGCCATGGCCAAGGGCGAGCAGCGGGAAGGCCAGGCCGCCGTACGCGCCGCAACGGCGCTCGCGATGTCCAAGGTCACCGGAGAGCGCACCGTGTCCGGCCGCAAGGCCGCCGCCGCAGCCGACCCCGACGTCCGCGAAGCCGAAGACCAGCTCGACCGCGACACCAACCTGGTCGAGGCGCTGGAGATGGTGCACGAGAACGCCAAGTCCCGGGCCCAGTTCATGTCCCGCGAGCTGTCGCGGCGTATCGCGATGCGAGACACCCAAAACCGCAACGACAAGTGGGGAGTGTGACCGACCATGGGTCTGTACCGGCTCGACACCCGCGCCCTGGTGCAGGAGATCGACCAGGAACTGCGCGCCTGCGGCATGTCCTACCGCCAGCTCACCCGCGAGCTGGACCTGTCCACCAACACCCTCTTCACACGCATGCGGGCTGGCAAGGAGGTCCACTCCGACTCGCTCGCCACGGTGCTGCACTGGATGCGCATGGACGACGGCATCCGGCACCTGATCGTGCCCACCGACCCAGGCCGAGGCCACCGGTGAGCGGCCTCACCTACACCAGCACCGAGCCGCCGGTCATCCACGTCGGCATCGACCCCTCCTACAGCGCGTTCGCAATGGTCGCCCACGTCACCGGCCCCAAGGAGAACGGGCACCACCAGTGGCTGTGGGACTTCTCCCCCAGCAAGGCCGGCCGCGCCGGCGCCCGCCTGCGATGCATCCAAGCAACCCTGCGCGACGCCTTCGGCGAGATCCACTCACACGGACGCATCGCGGTGGTCGCCCTCGAAGGCTACGCACCCGGCCGAACCCAAAACCGTGAGGTGATGGGGGAACTCGGCGGCGTGGTCAAGATGGTCCTGGACGAGGAGGTCGGCGACGGCCGCGTGTTCGTCGTCGCCCCCACCGCCCTCAAGAAGTTCGTCACCGGCTCCGGCAGCGCCCCCAAGGATAACGTCCTGCTGCAGGTCTACAAGAAGTGGGGCGTGGAGTTTCGATCCAACGACGTCGCCGACGCGTTCGGCCTCATGCAGGTCGCCCGCGCCTTGAACTACGGCGCCGAACGCGCCTACGAACAAGAGGTCATCAAGTCCCTGCTGGCGAAGCAGGATAACGGGTAGGAAAACTCGCGCCGTACGCTCCAGCCACAATTCGGAACAAGATCAGGGAGCGTACACGGTGGAAGACAAGACGGAAGACCAGACCTTCCGGGTGAAGTCCACCACTTCGCCGCCGGAACTCGGCTCGGCCATCGCCCACGCCATCAACAAGGGCAGTGAGGTCACCCTCAAAGCAGTCGGCGCGGGCGCGGTGAACCAGGCCGTGAAGTCCATCCCGATCGCCCAGAGTTTCGTCATCTCCTTCGGCATCGAGCTGGTCCAGCAGATCAGCTTCTTCAACGGCCGCGCACGCGAGGGCGAACTCGTCGGAGTCGCGATCCGCGTCATGCGCCGCTGAATATTCGCGCCGAAAGACGCGCTTTTATCCTCCCCTTCGACGCTCCACATAGCGAAGGGCCGAAGGATCATGGACTCGAAGCACTGGACGGCCCCGAACCGGGGCAAGGAGACGCCGCTCACCTCCGGCATGCTCAACCACGGCCAGTTCGGCGCCGGCACCGAGACCAGCCACGGCTGCGTCGTCACCCCCATCGCCGGCCACTCCGCCCCGCGCCACTACGCGGGCGCCGCCGACCCGGCTGCCGGCCCGCACGACTACCGCCGCAACGTGCCGCTCGGAGGCGACACCTACGGTCCCGCCGGCCGCGTCCAGGTCACCCGCGCCTACGCCGACCCCTCCGGCGTCAAGCAGGTCCGCCCCGTGCGCTCTGCGTTCGGCCCGCAGGACAACTTCCGCTCCGGCCGCGCCGACGGGGTGACCGAGTGAACCCGGTCCAGGCGTACCCCGAGGACCCGGACTTCCGCGCCGACGCCTACCCCACCACCGTCACCCGGGGGCCGGTCCAGCCGACCGGCCACACCCACCTGCTGTCGGCCGACCAGTTCGCCTCCCGGCCCACCTCCATGGTGTCCGAGTTCCAGCAGGGCTACGAACTGGGCCGCGACGCGCAGGCAACCGGCCAGCCGTGACCGTCCCCGCCGCGCCCGAGCCAGAAGAGCCCGCCGCCCGCAGCGCGGACACCATCGGCGCGGCACCCACCAGCCCCTCCCGCCCGCTCGCCGACACCGGACTCACCGGCGCCGGGCGGGAGGCACACATCGCCAACTTCCACGACGCCGTCAACCGCAGCCTCGGCAAGGAGGTGCACAACCTATGAACACGCCAGGGCAGATGCGGGGACAGTACGCCAACGCGAACCTCTCCTACAGCCCCCCATACGGCGCGCAGGTCCCCGGCGCCACCACCTACACCGGCGGCGGAGGCGGCCACCTGATCACCGGCGCCCGCGACATCCTCGACGCACGCCGCCTGATGGAAACCGGCCACGTCCCAACCGCCGCCTACCCCGACGGCTACCTCGGCACCATCGGCGCCGGCACCCGCCGCGAGGACCGCCTCCTCGGCGCAGTCGCCAACCGAGCCACCCAGCGCTCCTACCAGCGCGGCGTCCACAAGGGCGAGCGCATAGACCCCGCCGACTACTACTGGACCGACCAGGTCAACCCCGCCGCCGGCATCCGCGCCCAGATGAACAACCAGCCCAACCCCAACGGCGGTATCGCCACCGGCCGCTGGACACAAAAGGGCACGATAATCGGCTCCCCGCTGGTCAATGACGCCAAGTCCGACACCCTGGTCGCCACCCACGCCCGGTTCGCCACCGCGCAGCGCGTCTACACCCAGGAGCTGACGCCGCCGTACACCTCGGTCAACGAGGAGCGGCGCGCGCAACTCATGCGCTTCAAGACCCCGTGGAGCTGAGCCGTGTACGAAGCCGACTCCCAGTACGCCACGCGCCCGTGGTCCACCAGCCAGGAGCAGCAGGTCTCCAACTACCTCATGGAGTGGCTGGACCTGCCCACCGACGCGATCCGCCGCATCGCCCCGCCGGTGCCGAACATCGGCCGGCGCCCGCCCCGCTTCGGCTACCGCACCCACGTGCCCGGCATCGCCGACATCGCCCGCCTCGACGACATCTACCCCGGCGCGCGCGTGGACTACAGCCAGCGCCAGTCCGGCTACTCCGCCACCCAGACGCCCGCGTTGGGAGTGATCTGACATGCCCAAGCGCACCAGCTTGACCGACCGCCGTGGCCACGGGGTGGGCGACAACACCGGCACGAAGGTGACGGCGAAGGCCAACCTGCAAGACCAGCGCAAGAAGGGTGCCTACGCCCCCAAGCCACCCGCCGCGACGACCAGCAGCGAGTTCGCGGCCGGCGCGGCGGCCGGCCTGGGCCGCACTCCCGCGACCCAGGGAAAGCCGCCAGCCCGCACCACCGGGAAGGCGCCGAAGCTCGGAGCAGGACATGGCTGACAAGAAGAAGCTGCCACCGTTCATGGACAAGAAGGACGACAAGGGCGGCAACGGCAAGGCGGCCTCGAAGAAGACGGCCAAGAAGGACACCAAGAAGAAGCGCTAGGAGCACCGCCATGGCATACGCCCCCCGCCGCTCCCTGTCCGACGGCCTCAAGGCCGGCTACACCGACGGCACCTGGAAGAAGGGCGTCCGTGAGCGCGGCGGGGTGGTCGAGCCCACCACCGCGCGCGTGCGCGACGACCTCGCGGACACCTACTACGGCATCCACGAAGCGGCGGTGAAGATCGACCCCTTCGGCCGGCCGATCACCACCCCCGACACGAACACCGGCGGCCCCGTCACCTACCCCGGAAGCTGAGCCGGACCCGACTTACGCCTTCTGGAGGCACCGGTGACCACACCGATCACGAACATCGAGACCAACTCCGACCTGACCGCCGAGTCCGGCTCGCTCGCGGGGCGCACCACCACCCCCCCGGAGACCGCCGCCGCCCGCATCACCGACCGGCAGGCCGTCAGCTACCCCGTCATCCCGGCTCCGCCCACGCCGATCTGGTACACCAACAGCTCCGGCACCGCGATCCCCGGCGGCACGGTCACGCCCACCTCGATCCAGCTCTTTTGGAAGAGCAACGTCGGCGCCATCGCCGCCGGATCGAAGATGCCCCCGCTGCCGCCCACCGCGAGCGCCGACCCTATCAACAAGGGCTCCGCCGGCGTGCAGCACCTCGGGGTCGGCGGCCACAACATCTACATCAACGGCGCCACCAGCCCGAGCCTTCGCCTGCGCGGGCCCGCCACCACGGCCATCATCACCGGCTACTTCAACAGCTCCGGCGTGTGGACCCTGATCCAGCCCAACACCACCTACACGATCGTGGTGGAGGCGTGCTACCCCACCGGCACCCTCCCGGGCCTGCAGGGCAACGGACCCACCACCCCCTCGGCGCTGGCCGGAACCGGCTCCGGCAACAAGTCCGCATCGCTGTCGGTGACCACCCCGCTGACCACCACCACGTCCCAGCAGGTGACCACCCCGCCGCCCACCGCCGGCGGCGTGCAGCTCACCGCCCCCGTCCCGGTCATCACCGCCCCGGCCGGCGTGCAGATCTCCATGAGCTGGAACCGCGTCTCGCAGGCCACCGGCTACGAGCTGTGGGACAACAACTCCACCACCAACGACCTGCAGCCGGACCCCAACAACCCCGGGTTCTTCCTCGGCGACTACAAGGTCGGCACCATCACCCAGGTCGCCCTGCCGGCCACCACCGTCACCTACATGACCCCGGCCTACCAGATCCCCGGCGTGCCGTTCCGCCTCAAGGTCCGCTCGGTCAAGACCGACTCCAACGGCACCGCCTACTCCGCGTTCTCGCCCGTCCTGCGCGGCACCATCCCCCCGGCTCTCACCGCCCCGGCCACCCCGCCCGCCCCGACAGCCGCCAACAACGCAAGCCCCGCGCACTCGGTCAACGTCACCGTCAACGCCAACAGCTCCTTCACCGGCGGCAACGCCCCGGAGTACTACAAGATCTACGACGGGGCCACCCTCAAGACGCAGCTCACCGCCGCGCAGATCGGCACCCCCTACCAGATCCAGTACGCCGGCTCCGGCGTGAACTACTCGATCACCGTGGTCGCGGGCAACAGCAAGGGCCTGTCCGTCGCCTCCCCCGCCGCCACCGGGACCACCACGTGACCACCCGCATCAACGCCGCCGTCGACCGGCTCCTGGCCACCGTCGAACAGGCCAGCATCTCCCGATGGCACATCCTCGCGCTGCTCTTCCTCGGCGTGGGCCTGCTCACCCAGGGCCACAACGCGAGCTTCGAGCTGGTCGGTGGCAACTACACCAACATCATCTCCGCGACCGTCAGCCTCCTGGTCCTGGCCGAGCAAAAGCGCGCCGACAAACGCCGCTCCGACCTCCACGCCGACCTCAAGGACCACATCACCACCACACACACCGAGTCCAGATAGAAGGAGTGACACCTCATGGCGCGCATGCCCGGAGCCGTTTGGATAGGCCCCACCCCCAACGAGCACCCCAACGGAATGCTCGACCACCGTGGGCTCGTCCTGCACATCCAGCAGGGCACCGAAGCCGGCAGCGAGGCGTGGTTCAAGGACCCCGCCAGCCAGGCCAGCGCCCACTTCCTCAACCCCAAGACCGGACCGCTGCGCCAGCTCGTCGACACCGACGACCGCGCCTGGGCCGAGATGCGCGGCAACTGGTACTGGGTCAGCATCGAGAACGAGGGCTACTCCGGGCAGCAGCTCACCGCCTCCCAGTTGGAGAACGCCGCCCGCCTCCTCGCGTGGCTGCACACCACCTACCAAGTGCCCCTGCAGTCCACCGACGACCCCAACGGCCACGGCCTTGGCTGGCACGGCATGGGCGGCGACGCCTGGGGCGGCCACTTCGACTGCCCCGGAGACCCCATCAAGGCCCAGCGCGGCCAGATCATCGCCCGCGCCCAGGCCATCCTCGGCCAGCCCACGCCCCCGCCCAGCGGCGGCGGCAGCAAGACCTACATCCCGCCCGCGTTCCCCACCGGCCTGCACCCGGACGGCACCAGCCCCTCCGCCAAGCCACTGCAGCAGGCGCTCAAGGCCACCGGTTGGCTCGCCAAGGACGTCGTCCTGTCCGACCACTACGGCCCCCTCACCCAGCACGCGGTCGCCGGCTTCAACGCCAAGCACAACCTCAACGACACCGGCCTCACCTACGACCCGGCGATCGGACCGCGCGGCTGGGCCCTGCTCAACACCCTCGCCTACGGTCACTGACGGACAAGGACATGACCATGAACAAGACGTTCCTCGTCGACCTCGCCGAGCGCACCATCTCCACCTACCTGCAGGCCCTCCTCGGCCTGCTGCTCGCCGACTCCACCCACCTGCTCAGCCTCGGCGCCCTCAAGGCCACCGCCATCGCCTCCCTGCCGGCCGCCCTCGCCGTCGTCAAGGGCGCACTGGCCGGCTCCATCGGCACCGCCGGCACCGCCTCCCTGCTGCCCGCCGCCGGCACCGCCAGCGCCACCCCGGCCCCGGCCGCCAGCACCACCAGCGCCGGCTGACCCACCCACGCGGCGCACAGGCATTAACCCGCGCGAAAAACCCCTCCGTAGGGTCGGGAGCCGTCACCCAGGAACGCCTCTGGGAGAGCCGGTGACACGCTCCTGTTCCCGTTGAACGGACCGAAATGCTCTCCCAGCGACTCAAAAACCGCCTCACCACCCACGCCATGGCGCCCCTTTACGCGCTCGCAGCCGCCGCCATCGCGGCCACCGCGTTCCTCGCGCCAGCAAGCGCCGCGCCCCACCCGGCCGCCGCGACGAAGCCGGCACGCGCCGTGCAGGTAGACGATCTTGTCCCGCACCGCAACGCCGCCGTCGCCCACACCATCCAGGCCACCCGCGCACCGGCCACGGCCGCCATCCACCACCGGCGCCTCGTGATCACCACCACCGCCGGCGCCAAGCGCTACGCCCGCTCCCTGCTCTCCGCCCGCCAGTACGCGTGCCTGAACAACATCTACATGCGCGAGTCCGGCTGGGACATCCACGCCTGGAACCCCGAGGGCGCCTACGGCATCCCGCAGGCGTACCCCGGCTGGAAGATGCGCACCTTCGGCAGCGACTGGCGCTGGAACGCGGCCACCCAAATCAACTGGGGCCTCTCCTACATCCACGACCGCTACGGCACCCCCTGCAGCGCGTGGGCCTTCTGGCAGGACCACAACTGGTACTAGAGACGGGACTCGTCCACCGTGAGCAACATTCGCATTCTGATCTGCAAGGACTGCCAGTCCACCGAGACCCTCCCCGACTTCCAGGGACGGCCGGCCGACGACGTCGAACTCGAATACGCCTGCTCCAAGCACGCCTACCCCGACGGCACACGCCACCTCGGGGGACGCCTGTTCACGGTGGACGAAACCGTCTGGAACAACCGCGAAGCCCGCGACGAGATCCTCAAGCAGATGTGGCAGAAGATGGGCCACACCGGACTCGAACCATGGGTCTACCAGGCCGTCGACACCCTGCGCGCCGACGCAATGCAGTGCTGGCGCGACCGCCTGCGCCCCACCCGCTGCGCCGACTTCCACTCGGACAAGAAGATCCTCACCCCGCCCACCCGCGCCGAGCGCAAGTCCGAGGGCATGCCCAAGTGGGACAAGAACAACCGCGCAGCCCAGCGCTACCTGTGCGACTACTGCCCCATGCGCTCCGTCGCCGAGCAGGAAGTGCGAGCCAAGCAGGGCCTGTACGAATGAGCCGCCGTCCAAAGCCGAAGCAGCCGCGCGGCATGTCCGTCTTCGACTGGCAGCGCCGCTTCTTCGAGCACGTGGACAAGGGCACCGAGTTCGACGACTGCTGGCTGTGGCGAGACGCGGTCGACGAGGACGGCTACGGCAAGTTCCGCACCCCCGACGGCGTACGCGGCGCTCACATCATCTCCTGGGAGATGTGCCACGAACGCCGCCTGCCCAAGGGCTGGCACGTCGACCACCTGTGCCGCATCCGCCGGTGCTGCAATCCCGAGCACCTCGAAGCGGTCGAGCATTCCGAGAACGTCCTGCGCGGCGCGTCGTTTTCCGCCAAGAACAAGCAGAAGACACACTGTCCCAGGGGACACGAGTACACCGACGAGAACACGCGCATTCACCACGGCAGCAGGGAATGCATCACCTGCATCCGCCAGCGCGACCGCGAACGCCGCCAGGCCCGCAAGGACGACCACGACCTCACACGCGACGAACGGCTCCACGCGATCCTCACGGACAACTACTACGACTACGATCTCCCCGAGGAGTGAATCGACATGGCCTCCAAGAAGACCGACCCCACCCCCCAGGCCGAACCCGCCGCCCAGGCAGTGCCGCACCCCGAGCACACCGGCAGCGTCATCACCGGCGAACTGCACCGTGCCGTGGCCGCGATCGAGGCCGTCGCCGCCCGCGCCTCCCTGCTCGCCGGCAGCGGTGTCGGCGAGCTTGCCCAGGCCGCCCACAACCTCCTCGGCGACGCCCAGACCGCCCTGCAGCACGTCAAGAACGCGCTCTCCAAGAACACCGCCGACCAGCCGGCACCCCAGGCCGAGAAGGAGGCGCAGGCGTGAGCGAGCCCATCATCGGCGAGCCTGCCAACGAGACGCCGGAGGATAGCGCCCCGGCCCTGCAGGTCATCACCGCGTTCACCGTGCTGCTGCACCCCAACGGCAAGTGGGAGGCCCGGCCGGCGGTCGGCCAGCCCATTCAGGCCGAACGCATGCCGCTGCTGGAGGAAATGCGCACCGGGGCCGAGGCCGTCGCCTTCGAGATCGGCATCAGCATGGCCGCGCAGGTCAACACCCAGTACCAGCTCAGCATGGCGCAGCAGGCCCGTGCTCAGGCCGAGAACGCCGCCATCGCCAGCAAGCTGCACCTGCCCCGGTAGCGCATTCCTGGTTCGACATTCGAGCCCACGCGCGGCGCTCATGGAGAAGGCCCCTCCACCTGTCCCCGGAGGGGCCTTCTTCCGTTGCCGGCTCCAGGAGTTGGGGGAAAAGTGACCGCCTCCATGCTTCCCTACCCGCTCATGTGTAGGTAGCAGAGACGGCCCCCGGAACGCCGGCGACCTGGTGCACCACGGTTGGTTGACGTGGCACAGGCCACACTACCCCCAGTAATGCACGATCAACAGAGCAGTGACATTAACTGACCGGAATGTCGCATTTTTACCCTTGCCGCACTCGGCAATGAATCGGAGGCCCGACCATGCTCACCGTCGTCATGGTCCTGGAAGGCGTGCTGCGAATCCCCAGCTCAGACGGCCACTACCCCACCGGATGGTCGCTCTTCCACGCCCTCGCCCCCAACACGCGCCTCTACCTGCTCTCCCACCAGTGGCGCGACGAGGAATGCAAACCCTGGCTCGCCAAGCGCAACCTGACGGGCCATCTCGGCTACATCCACCAGCCCATCCCCGGCACGGCAGGCCGCCTCGAAGCCCTCCAACTCGTGCGCCACTGGCACGTCAACCTCGTCATCGAACCCGACCCCGCCTGCGCCGCCGCCGAGTTGGAAGCCGGATGGAACACCCTCCTGCACACCCACACCGGCTACAGCCGACCCGAATGGCGCCCCGACTACACCGGCACGCCCCGCCCCTGGGACGACCTCATCGCCACCATCGAACGCCACCAGGACCTCCGCGCCCGCGACGACCGACTCAAGGAACCCAAGTGAACGACTACGACCCCACCGAGCCGCTGCGCTTCAAGATCCTCCGCCAAGAGGACGACACCCTCAAGCACGTCGCCGACGGCGTCCGCTGGACCGACAACAGCGTCTCCGTCCAGTGGCTCGACGAATCCCCCCGCGTGCTCAACTTCACCACCCTCGACCACGCCTCCCAAGTCCTCGGCGCAGACGGCGACACCCACTTCGCCTTCCTCGACCACTGGGTGCCCCGGGAGAAGCTGTGAAGTTCTACTTCGGCGGAGGAGAGATCCCATCCCACCGCAACCTGCTCACCGCCGAGAACATGCCCCACGTCGCCCTCAGCTACATGGGCCTGCGCCGGCGCACCAAGTTCACCAAGCCCTGGCTCGCCGCCGAGGTCTTCGGCGACGACCAGTCCATCCTCCTCGACTCCGGCTGCCACACCCTCAACCGCGAAGGCGTCGAAGTCGACCACGACGAACTACGCGCCATCGCCGACCACTACTACAGCCTGATCGAGGCCAACATCGACCGCCTCGACGCGTACACAGAGTTCGACGCCCTCGCCCTCGGACACGACTGGATCAAGAACAACCGCGAACACCTCCATCCCGACAAGGCCATCGTCGTCTGGCACGAGGAGTACGGCCTCGACGAACTGCGCCGCATGGCCGACCAGCACCCCTACGTCGCCGTCGGACAAGCCACCTGCGGCGACCGCGACATCATCCCCGTTCTGCGCTCCCTCGCCCGCCAAGGACGTCTCCACGGCATGGGCTTCTCCTCCCCGCCGCTCATGCTCGCCGCCGACTGGTACTCGATCGCCTCCACCACCTGGCTGTCCGCAGCCCAGCACGGCGAGACCTTCGTGTGGACCGGAACCGAGTTGAAGCGGTACCCCACCCGCTACAAGGCCCAGGCCCGCAAACGCCACCGCTCCCTGTTCACCGACGCCGGCCTCGACGCCGACAAGATCGAAGCCGACGACCCCACCGAGGTCCTGCGCCTGTCCCTGTGGTCGTGGACGAAGCAGATCGAGCACATTTCGCGGCGCCACGGCGACCCAGCAACTGTGACGCCGATCCGGCCACACCTCGAAATCGCGGAAACCACCGCCGGTGCACCTACGGGGACGCACCCCGAGGATAGCCTCGAACCCGCAACTATCCGCCGCGAGAAGCGCCTCCTGCCCGGAATCGAACAAGAGCGCTTCACCTACCGCTACACCGACCCCGAAACCGGCGAGAAGACCAGCCGGCAGGAAACCCGCCTGCACGCCGTGGACCCAGACGTCCGCGTCTGCGACGGATGCTTCCTCGCCAACAAGTGCCGCGACTACCAGCCCGGCCACTCCTGCGTCTACGAGATCCCCATCCGCGTCCGCACCAAAGAGCAGTACATCGCCCTCTTGGACGGGGTCATCGCCATGCAGGGCGCCCGCGTCATGTTCATGCGCGTCGCAGAAGAGGTCGAAGGCGGATACGCCGACCCCAACCTCTCCCAGGAGATGGACCGCCTCGCGAAGTACATCAAGCTCAAGGCCGACATCGAAGAAGCCGGCTTCACCTTCTCCATGAAGATCCAGCAAAAGGACGGCGCACAGGTCGGCCTCCTGTCCCGGCTCTTTGGAGACAAGGCGGGGGGCCCCCCGGCCCTCACCGCCTCCGGCACAGTGTCAGCCCAGCAGGCAATCGAACAAATGGGCATCGTGGACGCCGAAGTCGTCGAATGAGCCAGTAACTCGAAGAACCCCGCTCCACCAGGGAACGGGGTTCGTCCAACCACAGGCTCGAACCGGCTCAGGCCAGCTGATCCTCGCGCTCTCCGGCCTCCTCCAGCGCCATGTCCTCCAGCACGTCCGCGATGGCAACCTCCAGCGCCGTCTGGTTCGGCCCCACGACCGGCACGAGCGCCGCCCGGAACAGATCCGGCGCCCTCCTCAACGCCAGCGCCAACGTCGCGGTGATCTGCGGCCCCCACGTGTCCGCCATGTCCAACCGAAGAGCCACGCAGCGCGACTCCTCCGCAATCAGCCGCAGCCTAACCTCACCGGCTGGTTCCGCTACCGCTAGCCACCGCATGCACTCCGCGTGGACGTCCTTCATCGTCTGCACCGCGATCGAGTAGCGCAGGTGCATGCCGCTCAGCTCGTCCAGCGTGATCTCCAGATCCGGGTGCGCCGCCTGGTACTCCCGGAACTCCATCAACCAGCTCTGCCCCACACGCCACGCCGCCCGGTACCGGCGCGCGTAGCCGCCGTCTTCCAGCATCTCCGGGGAACTCATAACACCCTCCTCGCTCCTAACACGTACGCAGCATATGCAAATCACCACGACGCATATGCGAAAACGACAAAACGGCCCCACCAGGACCTAGATCCCAATGGGGCCGCTCTCGCGCCCTACGTCACGTCTCCTGCAACGGCTCACCCGCGCGCACCTTGCGCACCACCTCGCGGTGACCCTCCAGCGCGTCCTCCGCAGTGTGGTACTCGGCCACCTCGATCGGACGAGGCACACCATCGTGCGGCCAGAAGACCGCCGTCCCGAAGAACGCCCCCGGCTCATGACACGAGCACCCGCCCGACAGGTCGTACGGACTGTCGAGATGCCGCATCGTCCGCACCAGCACCAGCACCCCGCCAGGTGCCGGCACCTCGTCCTCGCCCATGACCCGGTTCTCGAAGCTGTTCGCCGGGTCCAGATACTTCGCGACCCGCTGCTCCACCTCGTCGTCCCTGGACCCCATTCTCTCAGTCCTCGAACGGCTCCAGCAGCGCGTACGCCTCTTCGTGCCGGCCGTCCAGCCAGAGCTTCGAGTACGCGCCGATGTGCCGGCGCGGCAGCAACCCGCGCTGCTCGGCGATGAGACCGGAGTCATCCCACGCGCCGACCTCGCTGTCGAGGAAGCTCGTGCCCTTCGTGTCGGCGCGGTCCAGCCGTTCAGCCTCGATGCCGAACGCGAGAAACTCGGCGCGCGTACCGACCATGGCCGGCTGCTCACACATCGTCGACCAGCCTACGTACAGGTCTTCGTCGGGCGCCGACTTCATGATCAGACGGGGCTGCCAGAGGCCCCGCGTGGCAGGCATCGTCATGCTGCTCCTTCTGGTTGGAATCGGTGACTCTCGTAGCTGCTGAGCTTCCAGCCGCCCTGCTCGTGGTCGTCCTGGAGGACGTTGAGCCCGGGGGCCTTGATCGTCTCCGTACACACGTCGCAGTCGCACTGGTGCGACATGCACGGGCACTGGGCGTCGTCGCAGAGCGGATTCGCTCCGTACCCCTCGGCGACGTCCTTCGACCACGTCGGGTGGACGCGGTGCTCTCGGTCGAATCGGTGGCCGTGGGGCAGCGGGACCTTCGGGCAGGAGAACTTCGATCCCTTCGCCGCCTCCTCGGTGGCCCACGCCGCCCGGCAGCCGTTGCACTGCCACCGGCCGGCACGGACCTGACCGACATGGGGGACGCGCTTCACGGGGTGGCTTCCCGCGCCTCGGCGGCCTCGGCCCCCTCCTTGGCCCACTGCAGCTCGGCGATGACCTTGTCCACATCCTCGGGCGTCAGGTAGGTGAACCCGTCGATCCCGCCCGACGCCTGGATGCCGACGAGGCCGGCCATCCACGTGAAGCTGAGCTGCTGCCGGTTCTGCCCGACGCGAATTTCATGGCTCACTGGTTGTTCTCCTCGATCGAGATCTCGGGCACCTCGTCGAATCCGACCTTCACGCCGGCGCGCTCCAGCTCGCCGATCATGCCGCCGTGCAGCACCGCCTCCTCGATCGCTTCCTTCATCTTCCACAGCACGTAGCCGCGCGGCAGCTCGGCGTTGAAGCTGATCGTGATCTTGGCCATGACTACTTCTCCTCCTTGTCGACGGCCCGAGCCGCCGCGTCCTGCCGGGCCTTCGGCCACGAGTAGAAGATCGCGTCAGCCGCTGCATCGCCCTGATCGGCCGCCCGGCAGATCTCGGCGTCGCTCGCGTCCGCGTAGGCCGACACGTTCTCCAGCTCCTCGTCCGTGAGGTCATCCGGGTTGTGCGGGTCATGGAAATCGTCGCGGCGTCGGATCATCAGTCCACCTTCTCGATCGCGAGAAGGTGGGGGACAAGGTCCTCGGGCAGCATGGTCTCTCCTCGGGTGAAGGTGCCTGGTGGCACCGTATCGGCCCCTCGGCCCGGAGCGGGAAAAACGAGGGGAGCGGGTGGGAGCGGACACGGATGCCCGGCCGCCGGAAAATGCAAAATGCGTCACCCGTTCGGCCGGGCATACCGGACATTTTTCGCGGGGACGTCAACCTCGTGCTGACGGACTCCGACGACGCGACTCCCGACAAGGCCGACTGCTGGGCCGCCTTCTGGGAGGTCATAGGCCCTGAGCTGTACCGGCTCTGGCTCGAAGACCAGACCAACTCAACTAGCGACTGACGCGCGCTGTTCCAACACCTTCTCCCATGCCACGCGTCGCTTGACCTTCCCGTCGGGAGCCTCCCACGCGGGCACGATCTCGATCACGCTCCAGGACGTACCGGCACCCTTGCGCACCGCAATATGGTCGACAACCATGCGCAGCGCCGCTCGGCGCTTGTCCACCGACAGCCGTGGCCACTGCTCCGCCATCTTCTCGAATGCTTCCGCAGGCGGCGGCGCACTGCTGCGTACCCGGGGCGCGAGCGTCTTCATCTCGGTCTCGATGTCCGCCAGCCTCTGCTCGTACTCGCGGGTGAGCTTCTCCGCCGACCGCTCCGGCACGGACTTCTTCGCCACTGCGAGGGCCAACGCATCCTGCTCGGCTTCGATCTGCTCCTTGAGCTTCTCCAGCTGTACCAGCTTCTTGCGGTCCCGCTCATCAGAAAGTTGACGCTGGACCGCTGCTACCGCGTTCTCCTCGCCCTCAGCGTTCGCCTTGAGCCAGTTGAGGACCGCAGCTTCCAACCGTGCCAGCGAGACCTGCACGCCCTCGCAGTCGCCCGTGTGCAACTTGCGTCGGCAGCCGAAGTTGACGATGTACCCCGACGTCGCCCGAGAGTCCCGCCTCGGCCGTGCGGACATGGAAGACCTGCAGACGCTCCCGTTCTCCCGCGTCGCATAGCAACGAACCAGCGTCGAAACCGAGTACTTGGGGTTCGTCGACCGCGTCTCCCCCTGTGCCTGCAGCAGCCGGCGCTCCACGTACCGGCGCCACACCTCTGGACCGATGATCGGAGCGTGCTTACCCCGCCGCCAACCGGCTGGCGGAGCGTAGTACGACGGACCGCCTTCCTCGTCTTGAACAAGCTCCCACTCGAAATCGTCGGCCGCCCACTTCCGCAGCTCCTCGGTCTCCGTACCGACGTCGGTCCGGAGGTAGCCGGCCTGGAACCCGGTGTCGAGCGAGTTGCGCCAATCGCCCCACGACATCTTCTTGCCGTCGGGGTATTTCTTTGACGGGGCCGAACGGAATCCGGACTTCTGGAACTGCGCAGCGAGCGCCTGCCCGCTTTCGCCGTTCCCGTACCGGCGGCACATCTCCTCGATGTCGTCGGCCGTGCTCTCGTTGATCTGCAGCACGCCGTCGCACGTCTTGCAGTGGACGTATGCGCGCTCGTTCATCGGGTTGCGATGGCAATCAGGGCACCGGGTGTATCCGAGCCGCAGCCGGCCGCTGTGCGGCATGCCGCGCCGGTGTCGGTTGTCGTGGGCGCGGACCCACGCCTCGGAGATAAGCACCGAGCCGTTCTCGTCGACCACGGTGTTGAATTGAAAGGCGAGCTTTCCGGCCGCCGTGGATGTGTCGATGATCTGGCCGCCAGCGATAAGGCATGAGCCAGATTCACGCAGCAGTCGCTCATGCCGCTGAGCCTCTGCGCTGTTGCGCCCCCACCGGTTGGTGTGAATGAGGATGACGCCGTCGATCTCAGCGCGGCGCGACATGTCAATGATTTCCATGATTCGGCGCGTCTCGAAGACGGTGCCGGTGAGGTCCTTCTCGATGATGACATCGACGACCGAAACACCGAGCATCTCGGCTACGCGCTTGCCGTGGTCGATCTGGATCTCTTCGCTGTACTGCATCGTGCGGTCCATGCTGATGCGCACATAGATGACTGCCCGGCGCAGTGCGCGAAGGGCTGTACGGCGCAGCTTCTTTGCCATGCCTCTCCTCGGTAGTCGTGTTGCACGATACCGACGAAGGGGGTGCTTCTCCTCGTCCGACAGGCGCTGGGGCGGCCCGTTGTGAGTAGAACCCTCTTGTCAGTCTCGTGAAGACGAACGCTACCAGAGGGTGCTACTTCCCTGCGTGGCTTCCGTACCAGAACTCATAGGTCGTCGGATCGTCGTTCTGACCAGCTGACTTGTCGCGAATCGGCAGCTCAATCACAGGGGCCAGGGCGGGTTCGTCCGCCTCCAGAAGGTCCAGGATGCCGGACGCCTCGGCGTCGGGCTGAGCTTCGAGCAGGCTTCGCAGGTACGCACGCTGCCTCGGGCTGATGATCAACTCCATGCCTCCCTCTGTGAGCGTCGCTGTCTCCACAGCGCACGCTTCGAAGGTAGCGAGCAACAGCTCGCCGATATCCCTGCGGTTCCGTCGGGTCTTAGCCACAACAAGCTCCCCAGCTTCGTGGACTGATTCAGCCGTGATCGTAGTGGGGAAAATGCGGCACCCACCACACGATCGGCCGGACCCGCGAATATTGTGATGGCATGCGAGACGAGAATGCGCTGCGCGCGCTGTGGGACGCCCTGCCCGCCATCCAGTGCAAGGGCCTGTGTGATGACTCGTGCACCGCGATCGACATGAGCCCGCTGGAGCACGATCTGGTGCGCGAGGCCGGCGTCGACATCCCCAAGCATGCGGTAACGAAGGACCAGCGATGCGTGGCGCTGGGGACGTTCAACCGGTGCCGCGTCTACGAGAGCCGGCCGACTGTGTGCCGGGTTTTCGGGCTGACCCGGTCCCTGTACTGCGGGCATGGCTGCGTGCCGGAGGGCGGCTTTTTGGAGGAGTACGACGCGATCCTGCGTCTGCAGCTCTCGATGCTCTACGGCGGGGCTTTCCCGGACGACCTCACCGAGGAGCGGTTGAGGGAAGTGGCTGCGCGGCCGGAGGTCCGTGCGAAGGTGCTGGCCGCTTCTCTGAGCATCGGATGGCCCCGGTTACCGCGCGCGTTGTGGAGTGAGAATGCGAGAGGCCCACCCCCGGCTCGGGTGGGCCTCTTCGTCATGCTGCCACGGCGCTGAGTGTGCGCTCGGGCGGTTCGGTGTGCTCGGCCTGTTCTTGCTTGTCGGCGAGCTTCTTGGCCTTCTGTTCTTCCTTGATGCAGTGGATGCGGATGCTCTCTTCGCTGGGGAAGGGGAAGCCGGCGCCGTTGTCGTAGGTGGCGCAGCGTTCGTGCTTGGTGCAGCGGGCGCCCCAGGTAAGTCCGGCATCGTTGCCCCACTGGATCTCGGTGATGTGTAGTCCGTGGTGGTCTGCGTGGCCTGCGCGGTTCTTGAGGTTGACCCAGTAGGGGGTGGGTGCGCCGGCGCGGTGGTCGAGGGGGCAGGTGACTTGGCGGAGTGCCGGGTTGCGGTGGCCGTTGTTGGGGCCGGCGCGCTTCTTCTGGACGGCTGGTGTTGGCTGGCTCTTGGCTGCCTGGGAGGCGGTGCCGCGTTGGGAGAGCTTGTTGATGTGCCCGTCGAGGCCCTTCTTGGTGGTGTAGCCGGCGAGGCAGCCGTCTACGCCGCAGGCGCCGTTGCACAGGGCCTCGAAGGTGAAGCCGACGGGGCGGTAGGGCACGTGTTCCAAGGTGCTGTCGTGCTTGCGCTTGGCGTGCTCGCCTCGGTGGCTGTAGCGGACTGGGTCGCCGCACAGAATGCAGTCGACCATGAGGGCGGTGGTTGGGGTGTCGCCGTCGCGTTGCTCGGGCAGTGGGAGGGTCTCTTGGGTGCCGCGTGCGGGAGCCTCCTCGACTGCCGCCGGCGTGGTGAGGACCTTGGTGCGCGGTGTGCGCTTCTCGACCGGCGTGCGTGCGCTTCCGAGGAGTTCGGGGAGGGCTTCGATCCAGGCCCGGCGAGGGTAGGCGAAGTCCCACAGGATGGCGCAGTGGTCGCAGAGGTCGAGGACCTTGCCCTCATCGGTGGTGCGCTGGGCGTCGGCGGAGATGTTGTGCTGGCCGCGCTTGCTGTGCCAGTCGCAGGTGAGGGTGATCCTGACTTGCTCGGCCATCAGGCGGCTGCCTTACGCGTGCGCTTCTTAGTGATGGGGGTGACCTCTGCGTCGAAGGCCGACAGCGCCTTGCGCAGGAGGATCGCGCCGTCTGTACTGGCGCGGACGCTGACGCCGGTGTGGGAGATGCCGTGGGGGGCGACGAGAGCGGCGTTGCGGTTGGCGTACTCGCGGTCGCCGACCTTGCGGCCTCGAAGGTCGACTGGGGTGGTGCGCTCCAGGTCGCACACGGGGCAGGCTTCGGTGACCTCGATGTAAGCCGCCTTGGCGACCTCCGCGTGGGGCAGGGGGCGGCCCCCTCGGCTGAACGGGGTGACGCGGACCGGCTTGGCACGAATCCAGTCGTGGCGGCCGGCGGCGCACTCGGCCAGCTCGGCGGGGATGCCTTCGATGAAGCGCTCGGCCTCAGCGGTCGTGCACAGGTCGTCAACGCGCATGGCGGGGCCTCTCCTGTCGTTGCAGGTGTGGAACAGGCAACAAAAATAGCCACCCGGGAATGCAGATGGCCAGGAGGTAACGCATTTTGACTTGTGTTGGCGTGTTGGCTAGGCCGCGTGGGGGTGTCGTTGAGGGCTGCGACACCCCCCGGTTGCGGCAGGTCAGGAGCGCTTGGAGTGGATCTCGTACAGGGCGATGGCTGCCCCGTTGATGCGGGCATTGCCCTCCTTGTCGCGAGCGGCGAAGCCCTTGCGGAGCAGATGGTCGGTGTTCTTGGTGCCTTCGGGGGCGAGGAGGCCGCCGTTGGCGATGGCGCGGGCGATGTTGGTCAGGGAGGACTTGGAAGCGACGTCGGCGTTGTCCTGCGCGTGCGCGATGTCCTTCTTGCTGGGGGTGGGCAGCTTGACTGGTGTGACGCCGGCGCTGGCGAGGCGTTCGCGGATGCGGCGGTCGAGTCCGGCGAACTCGGGGGTGCCCTGGGCGTAGAAGGCGCTGCTGATGTCGGCTGGGATGCGTCCCCTGGCGGGGGCTGCGCCTACGCCGTAGGTCTTGGCTGCCCAGGCGCGGATGGCGGAGGAGTTCGGGTCGCGGGCGGCGTTGGGGTCGCGTCCTGGCAGCGCCGGCTCTGTGCTGGGGAGTGGGGCCGTGGTGGTCGGCTCTGGTGTGGCGGCTGTGGCGGGCGTTGACGCGAACTCAGCGGGGGGGCGGAAGAGGTCGAGTGGGTTGTAGCTGGGGGTGGCGGCGCGTCGGGTGAGGTTCTCGACGCGGGCGGCGTGGTGGGCGAAGGGGGCGACGTGGTCGCTGTTGGGGGCCGCGTGCTTTGCGGCCGGTCGGCGGCGGGGCACAATGCGGGCGTGCTTCACGAATGGGTCGAGGGCCTTCTGGAGCCGCTCCTTGTTTTGGGGGCTGAGGTCGATCTCGTAGGTGACGTCGCCTACCGCGAACGTGACGCATTCAGCGGCGGTCTGCCCATCAATGTCGTCTACGACTTGTTCAACTTTCACGATTTTGCGCGCCATAAGCCCGGTCCTGTTCGGTCGCGTGGTGCGTCTGGATAGGTGCGTCCTGCAGGTGCCTTGTGTCGTGCGCGGGACGCTGCGTCTACACGCGAAGGTACCGCATTTTTGTGAGTGCGGAGTGCGGCGCGCTGGGGTCTGTGGAGGGCTCGCGGGGGGCGCGCGGAGGTGTCGTGGGCCGCTCAATACCATGCATATGCAGGGCGTTTGCCCTTGGGTGTGACGTGCGCTACGCAACAGTGCAGCTCAGGTGCAGTGTGCTGGCTGCCGGCCAGTGAATGGGGGAATGCGAATGTGGGCGCGGTGCATGGGGGGCGCTAAGGATGCGTTAAGGCCCCCTTTGCAGAACTTCCACAAGCTGAGTACACGCTGCCGCTTACCGTACGTCCGCACCCCTTGGACAACGAGTAACGAAGGCCGAGGTCACACTTTTTGATCGTGACATCCGACATAGGCCGGGGCTAGACGCCACGCCACATTCAGGTGATCTGACGACGGCAATCATGCAGATCATCTGCAGATTCCGCATATGACAAACGGCCGGCTGGGGGTGCATTTCCCCCCGACCGGCCGTTGCGATGGAGCGTCAGACCAGCTCGCGCAGGCGCGCAGCGCGCTCGTCCAGGTGCGCGAGGATGTGCCGGCCACGCTCAACCAGCTCCGGGTACGCCAGGCCGTCCTCCTCGCCGTCGAGCAGCTCGGACACGTCGCTGATGGTGATGCGCTCGTAGGTCAGCAGCGTGGCGCCCTCGATCGCGGCGGCGACGAAGGCGTCGGTGGTGACCCCCATGATCTCCCCCGTCTCCAGCACCGTGACCGCGAAGGCGTCGCCGTCACTCTGGACGTAGACGCACGCCTCGGCGTCCCCAGTGCTGTCGATGACCTCGAACCCATTAGGGAGGCTGCCGTAGGCCCATACCGGCGTCGTGGCGGTCATTGCGGTGCTCCGTTCGTGGGAATGTCGGTCGGGATGGGTGGGTCCGTGTGGGGGTTCTGGGGGGCGCTCAGCATGCCGTCGGCGCAGCCGGCGAGCCAGCCGTCGTTGCGGTTGTAGTCCAGCGGCAGACCTTCGGTGTACGCCTTCTGCTGGTCGTGCTCTATGCACAGGCGTACCGCGTCGTCCGTGTTCTTGGCGGTGGTGCCGCCGGCGACGATGTTCCAGCCGAACTGGTACCCGGGCGGGTAGTTGACGGTGCTGGCCACGCTGCCGGCGTTCGCGCCGGCGCAGGCGGTGAGGAACGCGAACGCCGCTGCGGCGGTGGCGGCGGCGAGTGCGGTGCGCGGTCTCATTGTGGGTCTCCGAATCGCTCGGTCCAGCGCGCCAGCAGCTCCTCGGCCAGCGGCGTGACGGCCGTGATACGCCACGGGTAACTCACGTTGTAGAGGCGCTCGCCCGCATTTTCGGCCGTAATCCAGGTGACCGTGACCAGACCGTTGCCTTCCAGAACGCGGACCTGCTTGTTGTTCAACATGAGGTCGGCGCGCTCGATGGGCAGCTCGACGCTGCGGAGCTTGGCGATAAGAGCGGCCTGCTCCGGACTGAAAAACCGCGTCCCCTTCGGAGTGGGGTACGCGATGGTCTTGGTCTTGGGCTCGCTCACAGGACTTCCTCTGATCGGGGATGTACGGCGTGCGCACCACCGTAGTAGTGCGCCACCGGTACGTCTCCGACTCAGTCGGTGTCGGGCAACGGGTGCGTGGCGTGGAGCAGGCGCTCCTCGCAGTCGGTGCAGACCTTCTTTTCGGTGGTGCCGCCGCCCGGCTCGTAGACGGTGATGGTCTGGGTGCCCGGGTCCTGTTCGCAGTCCTCGCAGATCGGCCCGTTGTCGACGTCATGCTTCTCGATGATGGGCGTGAGGTCGACGCTCTCGACGGCCTCCTTGATGTCGTCGACTTCCTCATCCGCAGGCGGCTGGTAGGCCGGGTCGCTTCGGTCCGGCCCGTGGAACTCGTTGCCGACGAGCGAGATCCCCCGGGGAAGGGCGGCGTCGATCGCGGCGCGGTAGTCCCGCTCGATCCTGTCCAGCGCGCCGGCTGTCTCCATGCGCTCCAGCCACTCAGTGCTGCCGCCGTTGACGGCCTGGGTGACGGCGTCGCTTGGAGTGAGACCGTATCCGGTGCGGTTGTACCAGGTGCCGTAGGAGGTTGTGACGGTCACCAGGGCTTCCTTTCAGGTGGTGGGTGGTGGGGTCGGCACGTACAGGCGTCGCCCGCCGACGTCGATGTCGTTGGAGAAGCAGCGCTCCAGCAGGGCCACGCGCTGGTCGTAGTCCATGTTCGCGAGGTGGAATTCGAGGATCTCCATGGAGGTCTTGCCGGCCTCCTTCGCGGTGGCCCAGACCAGGCCGCCGGCGTCGCGGACGCGCTGCTCCAGCTCCCAGCTCAAGATGATCGCGCTGACGACCACCCCGGGCTGGCCTTCGTGCTCAACGAGCGTGTAGGTGGGCGTGTAGGGCATGTACGCCCCTCTCGCGGTCAGTCCAGGTACTTCCTGCCGTCGATCTCTCCGATGCCGATGCGGCCGTCGCGGTAGTCCTCGTGGAGCGGCAGCATGAGGACCTTGTTGTCGGCCGTCCGGCAGCCGACCAGCACCCGCTCCGGGCTTCCCTCGCGAGCGCGGTCCAGGGCCTTCATGTGCTGGGCGACGTGCAGGTCTCCCACGTTCCAGACCACGAAGACGTCGCCGTGCCACGCGCCGAGTTCGTCGATCGCCTTCTCGTAGTCGGCGCGCACCCGTGTGGTGTTGAAACTGGAGTCGGCGGTGATCGTGTTGTCCTCGCCGATGACGGCCTTCATGACCACGTACATCAGGGGTTCATTCCCTTCTCCAGGCGACGGTAGAAGTCGCGCAGCTCTTCCTCGGCCGCGTTCTGCGCCCGCTGCGTGGCCGTGTGGCCGGCTCCGTCGGGGCTGCAGCGCACACCGTCCGGGGTGGTGCGGCTGCTGGGGAACAGGACGAACAGCCGGACGTCGGTGGGTTCGTCGAACGGCTCCCTCGGCTTGCCGATGCGGAACAGTTCAAGGTCACCGACGGTTCCGATCGTGACGCCGCTCTTGTTCACGGCCCAGGTGATCTTGGGTGCCGGGCGGGGGCTCAATCTACGCTCTCCTTCTTCTCTCGAAGCGGGATGTACATGCGGCGTCCATCGACGATGACCTTGCGGGTGAAGCCGGTCATGTGGGCGCCGTTTTCGACGTCGGGGACGATACCGCCGGCCGAGGCGAAGCGGTCGTTGATCGCCTCGGCCGCCTCATCGGCCTCACTCCAGTCCTCGTAGACGACGCCGCAGTGCTGGGTGATCTTGGCGCGCAGCACGGCCCCGGTGAAGGCGACCGCGACGACGCAGCCGGGGACGTTCTCGTGCTCGGCGAGGGTGTAGTACGAGGGCCTCTCGGCCATCGGCTGGCCTCCGTTTCTGTTGCGTCCTTGCGGTCCGCTAGAAGCGGATGTGCCGCTCGAACGCGGCCGGCACCAGGTAGGGCAGGCTCGCGTGGGCGGCGGCGCGGTGCTCGTCGCACAGGCCGCCCTCGGCGATGTCACCGCAGCGCTGGACGCCGTCGGCGTCGCCGGTGACCCAGGTGCAGTTCCCGTCCTCGGCCAGCGTCCAGATCTCCTCGAACCGAGCCTGGGTCAACGGCTTCTCGGTCCACCACTTCGGAGTGTGCTTCGTGCTGGCGAACTTCGGGTCGAACTCCTCCCCGTCCTCGGCCGTCAGTCCGTGCCAGCCGTACTCCATCGAGCCATCCGGGTAGACCAGGACGCGCCGCCGCTCCTCCTGGTCGTCCTTGCGCTCGTTCTCGATGTACACCTCGACGGGGTAGCCGAGCTGCGGGGTGTCGCGGACGAAGTGGCGCCAGACGCCGGGGAAGCCGCCTGCCTTCTCGATGCGCTTGCACTCCATGTACTCGTCGAACTGCGCGGCGGTGATGTCGCCCCAGTTCATCGTCTGGCCGATGGTGCGCCGGCACTCCTCCTCGGTGGCGACGCTGATGAGTTGGCCCTCAGCGTCCTTGTACATCAGCCCGTAGAGGTCCTCGATTGCTGCGACGCGGCGCTGCAGCTCGGGCCAGTTGTCCTCGGTGACGTGGCGCATCTGGACGTGCGCGGCGACGGCCGGGAAGACGATGGGGTACTCGCCGATGTTCGGCATGAGGTTGAAGGTCTCGGTCATGATCAGTTCTCCTCGGGCAGTAGGCCGTGCTCGGTGAGGTACTGGCGGTCGGCGGTGTTCTGGTTGAGCTTGGTCTGGTAGGTGCTGGTCGCGCCGGTGGCGGCGTGCCGTTGGATGGCGGCTTGGACGAGATTGCCGAGGGCGTCCCAGGCGTCGTGCTCCATCTCGAAGGGGCGGCAGTCCATGGTGGAGATCCGGCGGAAGAGGTCGGCTGCGGTGACGAGGTCCTTCACTTCCGGCGAGGGGTCGGGCAGGAAGTGGTGGGCTACGCCCCAGGGCTTGTCGTGCAGCTCGCTGGACATCACGGTCTTGATCTTCATCCCCAGATCACCCCGGCTTCGTGGCGGTTGAAGGAGTCCATGTAGAAGTGGTGGTGCTCGGAGGAGCCGGCGTCCTTGGCCTTCTTGGGTGGGCGTTCTGCCAGTCGTAGACGCCCTCGGCGATGCCGTTGCGCTTGTCGGCGAGCTGCCACGGGGAACGTGCGCCGCAGGTGCGGTAGATGCTCGACATGTACGTGCCGGTCTTCTCGGGGAAGGCGATGGAGCCGCCCGTACCGGGCGGGGTCTCCAGGTTGGTTCCGTGCTCGTTGGGCATGCGCCTCATCCTTGCATCACTGGCCGACAATGGCGGCTGACTTGCGCTTATCCGTTTTTTGTGCGGAATTCTCAGGGCCTATCCGGCCTCGGTCAGTAGTCCTGGACGTACACCACGAAGGGGTGCCGGGCGTTGGGCCCCTCGGCGGGGCGCAGGCGGTAGATCTGGTCGGGCTTCTCGCTGGGCTGGGGCGCGCCATCGGCCGCGCCGCGTTTCCACACGAGCATGAGGGCGGCGCCGGTGGCGTCGGGCCAGGTCTCGCGGCGGCGGTGCTCATCGCGGGTGAGCTTGGGGACGCCCTGCTCGAACAGGACGCCCTCCTTCTCTACCGCGCGCCGACGCAGGACGCGGTGGGCGACCTCGACGCTGGGGAACTCCTCGATCGGCCGCACGACCGGAACGTTGCCGGGGCGTGGGTGGAACTGGGCGTAGATCACGGCGCTGCCTCCTGTCGGGGTCCTGCGGTGGAAATGACGAAAGCCCCCACCTGGGCGGGGGCTTTCGCGGGCGCGGTGGCTATTGCTTGACCGGGGTGACCGGGACGTAGGTGCCGACGCTGCACGACGCGACACCGCTGGCGGAGATCACTGGGGAGGTGACGGTGTCGACGTAGTTGATGTTGACGTACGGCCCGCTGTTGTAGCTGCTGGACACGCACACGCCGAGCGCGGCCGGGGTGCTGTCCTTGGGCGCCGGCGCGGCGTCGCCCTGCGGACCTCGGGGGCCGGCGACTCCCCTTGCGCCCTGCACGCCACGGGGGCCGGCGTGGGTGAGAGAGACGGTGAGCGATGCGGCAGACAAGGCCACCGCGACGGCGGCGAGGCTTATGAGGGCCTTCATGAATGCTCCGTGGAGAGGCGGTGAGGTGAATGTGCGTGGATGTTATCGGGTGAGCGGGGAAATGCGCCGCCGTTCCTTGGCGATGGGTCAGGACTGCTGCGTGGCCGTGGTGAGGTCGATGTGCTCCATCCAGCGGCGGTGCCAGGTGGTGGACTCGCGGCTCATGATGTTCGCGGCCCACATGCGGACGACGTCGGCGGTGAAGGCGGCGCCGCCGGTGTCGGCGTCCTCGGAGTACTTCGCGGCGATGCTGGTGATGGACCAGGCGCGGGTGGTGGGCTCGTACTTGGCGACGCCCAGGGTCCTGCCGTTGACCTCGACGTTGAAAAGGCGCTCGTTGGTCCAGGGGTCCGGGTTGGGGCTGGGGACCAGGTCGATGCCGGCCAGGTGCTGGGAGGGGGTGGGCAAGATGGTGTCGCCGTACCAGTCGTGGCCCCGGATGTCGATGACGCACACCGCCTGGTCGGCGTGCTTGGGGTCGAACACGCCCGGGATGCCGCCCTTGGCGGCGAGGTGGCTCGGGTCGAGCGGGTCGGACATGTCGGGGCTGATGAAGCGGGACGCGACCTCGGCGACGGCGGCGGTCCAGGCGCGCAGCCAGGCGGTCTGGAAGTCCTCGCCGTCGGCGGTGACAGCGAACTCCAGCCGGTTGTTGTTGTGGGGGCGGGCGAACACGAAGATCCACGAGGGGTGCGCGTCGACCTTGAAGTCGAGCTGCTCGGGCTGGGCGTTGCTCATGGTGCTCTCCTTTGAAAGGGGACTGGACGTACACGGCCCCCCACCCCCGGGATGCTTGCGGGGATGGAGGGCCGTGAGCGTGCAGGTCAGCTCGGCGTCGGCTTGGCGGTGACGGGGGTGATGATGGGGCGGGTGAAGTCGAACTCCATGTCGTCCGTCTCCTGCGGGTGGATGAGGTTGTGGTAGACCTCGTGCGCCAAGCCGCGCGCGCCGCGCGGGATGTCGAAGGAGACCTCGACCTCGATGACCTGGGTGTCGTCGCCGCGCACGGGGAAGCCGACGTTGTAGGTGCCGGGCTCAAGCATCTGCATGGTGGTGCTCCCATTGGTGTGGTCTGGACGTACACGGGGCCCCACCCCGAGAAGGGATGGAGCCCCGGTGCGCGAGCAGATCAGAGGTGGACCGTCTCACCGTTGATCATGGTGAGCCCCGCGCCGCCCTCGTACTGGAGGACCGCGATGTTGGCCGCGTTGCAGTAGTCGGTGTCCTCGGCGGGGAGGTCGTGGCCGAGGTGGAGGAAGCGGCCCTCCCAGGCCCGGACCTGCTGGGTGGCCTGCTCCCAGGTCTCAGCGGTGACGGTGAACGTCGCCACCATCTTGGCCTGGAATGTGTAGGTCTGCTGTGCCACGGTCTTCTTCTTCTCCTCGGGTGGTTGGTGCTTGATGGGCACCCAGTCACGGGGGTGCCAGGAGATGCAGTGGATGCCGCTCCAGTCGTCCTCGACGGTGAGGCCGTTGGTGAACAGCCGCGCGCCGCAGCGGGTGCAGTCTCCGAGCGGCTTCCAGGTCATGATTCGGGCCGGATGCAGTAGGCCCAGTCCTTCGGGCTGCACTTGTCGCCGCGATCCAAAGCCCACGGCCGCAGTTCGCGACCGCAGCGCGGGCAGGTCTTCACGACGGTGGTGGTGCCGGTCAGGGCGTCGCTGGTGCGCTGGACCATCGGCATGAGCGCGTCGATGTCGGCCATGGTCAGGTCGACCTCGTGACTGGCTTCAAGGCCGTCGCCGTCAGGCACGAAGTGCTGGACGACCAGGAGGTCGGCGGCGTCGAGCTGCATCAGGCTGAGCCGTCCCGTCGGGGTGCCGGTGAGGACGGCGTGGACGAGGACCTCGATGCGGCCGTTCTCGTCGCAGTGGTCGATGGTGCAGGCCATGGTCAGCTCTCCTTGTCGATGCGGACGTACGGGTGGTGGGCGTTGGCGGTGTAGCGCAGGTGCACCCAGCGGTCGTCGAGGTCGGCCGGCGTCTCGGTGGTGAAGAACGACGTCTCCCAGTGCTGCCCGTCCTCGGCATGCCGGCTCTCGCGGATCGAGCCGGTGACCTTGTAGGCGTCGTTGTCGGTCGCGGCCTGGATCGCGAAGTGCCGGGAGACGCCGTCGGCGCGGGTCAAGGTGGCGTAGTAGGTCCGCAGCGGCATGGTGCCTTCGGCGTTGAGGATGATCCGCTGGTCGACCCAGCCGCCGGTGTGGTGCCGCTGGTGCTGGAGTGGTGCGGTCACGCAGTCGCCGGTGAACACGAACTCGATCCGGAAGATCGGGTCGCCGCCGTCGTCGCCGAACACGCCGTCCGGGTGGAGGTTCTCGATGTCGAACTCGTCCCAGTCGCCGTCGTCGCGAAGTCCCTGCTTGGCGACCGGCAACAGGGACTTGGCGACCAGGCGGCACGCGTCCTCGTAGGTGGGGGCGGTGACGACGTAGACGTAAGAGCCGTCCCAGTAGGAGCTGTCCGGCTGGATGCACAGGGTGAAGGTGTTCACGGTCAGCTCTCCTTGGTGGTGTCTGTGGGCACCCAGCGCCCGTCCTTGTAGGTCGCTCCGGCCGCGAGCCGTCGGGCGAACTCGACGCTTGCGGCGGGGTAGTCCTCGGGGTCGATCGGCGTGTAGTAGATGCCGTTGATCTCGTGCTCGGGGATCGAGGAGCACCCGCGCCCGGTGATCTCGCCGAACGCGTCGGATGCCCAGAAGTCGTAGCCGCCGGGGTTGTGGCCGTTGATCTTGCCTCGGGGCTCGCCGATCAGGCCCCACGAGGTCCAGCCCTTCGGCATGTAGTGCATCTTGACCCACATGCCGGTGGTGAGCTGCTCATGGGGAATGCGGTCGTCGGGCATGTCGTAGTTCGGCATGATGGGCGGAATCCTGCGCTGCGGCATGGTGGGTTCTCCTCTACTCGACGCGGGTGCCGTCGCCGTACACGACCGGCATGGGCTCGCAGGTGGCGTTGTTCTTCGCGGCGAACTGGTTCAGAAGCCGCACGATCATCTGGTGCTGCTCGTCAGCTGGGTCGATCTCGGTGCTGCACTCCTTGCACGTCACCGAGAACTTCTCGTTGAACAGGCCGTCGAAGACCAGCTCGGGCGGGGGCGGCGTGTCCGTCTCGGACAGCGGCTCGTAGGTCTCGACGGTGAACATCGCGCCGACGTTGACGTCGAAGGCGGTGTTGGTGCACTCGGGGTTGGTGCAGCGCATGGTCAGTTCTCCTTGTTCTCGATGGCGCCCAGGCAGTCGTCGTCGTGGTAGGTGTAGTCGTGGACGGACTCCACCTGCGCTTGGTAGGCGTCGGCCACGGCGGGCGGCATGTCGGCGTCCCAGCCGGGGGCGAGCTGCTCAAGGAACCAGTCGCAGCCGCTGCCGGAGCGGCCGGGGTCGATGTCGTGCTGGTTGAAGCTGTCGACCTGCACGCCGTTGACGAAGAGCGTGCAGGTGGTGTCGCCGTCCGGGTCGCGGTTGACGATCAGGTCGTAGCGAGGGGGGTTCTTGGCGTCGAACACGTCGGTGTCGTTGATGCTGACGCGGAGGTTGACCAACTCGTGGTCGGGGTTCCCGAAGTGCAGTTCCTCGGGCCACGCCTCTTCCAGCTCGATGGTGACCTGGTAGCGCGGCTCGGGGTCATCGGTGACGTAGGCGAACACGCGGTCGCCGTTCGGCATCATCAGGCGGGGCAGGGGCGTTGCCGCGCTGCCCTTGAGCGCTCGGATCGTGCGGTTGAACTGACGGGCGTCGAAGCTCACGGGAATGCCTCCAGTAAATGCGGATGGGCAGCCCCGACATTCTGGGACTGCCCTGCGTCGAAAATGCGTGACCGTGCGGCCGGCGGAACGGCCGGCGTGTCGGCGGTCAGGTGGTCGGCTGGTTGGCCCAGTGCTCCAGGTAGCCGCGTGCGAGGTCGCTGGAGGGGAAGCCGCCGTAGCCGATGATGTCGAGGCCGTCGGTGGACAGGACCGCCGCGAGGACGTCGAGACCGCCCTGCACGCGGGCCTCCGCCGCCTGGTAGAACCTTGTGCGCAGCGGGTGCTCGGTGGTCTTCTTGGCCCGCTCCCACGCCTCGTCGTGGTCCTTCATGAGCTGGGCCACGCGGCGCAGCGCGGCTTGGGCGGTCGGGGAGGGCTGGTAGCTGATTGTGGTTGCGTCCTTGCGCAGGCCGGGGATGGCCGTGGTGCGCAGGCGCTCGCCGTTCTGCGAGACGACTCTGCCGTCCTCGTACCGGACGTCGTACCAGCCCTCGAAGTACGGGCCGCCGGGGTCGGTGGAGCGGCCCCGGGTGAACTGCTCGGGGTCGATGATGCCCCATCGGGCTTCGTTGGTCATGACCCACATGCCGGGCCTGATCACGACTCCGTCGGACGTGCGGTGCTCGGTGGGCTTCACTGGTTCACCTGCTCGTGTGTGGTTTCGGTGGTGGTCATGTCGACGCCCAGGCACATGCGGTGGCGGCGGAAGAGGCCGATGCGGTGGTCGAGTCGGACCTCGAACCGGCCGTTGAAGTAGGGGCCGCCGGGCTCGGCCAGCGGCATGACCCGGGAGAATTGGCCCGGGGTCACGGTCCCCCACCCGTGCTCGGTGTGGACGCGCAGACCGGGGGTGATCTTGACGCCGTCGCGGGTGGTGTGAAGTGGGTTGACCGGCGCTCGCATCACGCCTCCTTCCGTCTTGCGGGCATGAAAAAGCCCCGCACCGGTCTCGATGCGGGGTCGGGCGTGCGGGGCCGAGTCAGGCGAGCTTGGCTGCCTTCTGGCTGTCGGGGTGGTGGATCGCGTCGCGACCTTCGAGGGCGATGGACTGCCAGATGAGCTTCTCAACGCCGTCGCGGTGCTTGGCGGCGCCGAGCGGCTTGGGCTCGTACGGTTCCTCCTGGTCCCAGCGGCGGAACCACAGGCGGCCCACGATGTAGCCGCTGTCGCCGAACCGCACGTCGAACTTGGCATCGTTGTTCATGACCCGCTGGCCGACAACCCAGTGGAAGTCGTCCTCGGGGTCCTGCTCCCACACCAGCTCCATGTCGGTGCGCTCCTGCACGACAGCGGCCAGCGCCCGCGTCGCGTCCTGGTTGACGTCGCTCACGCGCTCTCCTTCATGTCGAACCAGTAGACGGAGATGTGGTCGCCGAAGCCGTTGTCGGAGTCGGCGGAGTCCACGTACAGCGAGTCGCCGACGGCCATCTTCTTGACCTCCGACAGGCCCTGGTCGTTGAGCCACTCCATCGGGATCTCGTTCCGGCCGCCGCAGTGGTCGTCCAGCCACTCCTGGATCACGTCGCCCCAGCCGTCGTCGATTCGGCTGGTGTTGTACATGCCGACGACCTCGGCGAACTGGAGGGTGTCGATCTCGTTGATGTTGTGGTGCTTGAACGCGGCCAGGACGCACGCGTGGACCGCGTTGTCGTCGCGGTCCACGTGGGTGTACGCCTCGACCAGGGCCTCCTGGATCGGCGGGATGTCGATGTCGTCCCAGCCGTTCGCGTCGCAGTCCTCCAGCGCCTGCATCCACTCGTCGAGTGTGTACGTCATCCCTCGGTCTCCTTGTAGTCGTCGCTGTCGTAGACGACGTTCTCGGTCATCACGTGCACGGCGACCACCCGGGCGCCCTGCTCCTCGGCCCACCGCTCGGTGCGCGGCTGCCAGTTGTCGGTGAGCGCGAACTCGTCGAACGGGCCATCGGCCGTGCGGCGCCGGAGGATGACGAACTGCTTGTCCGTGTAGTCGATGGCCTCGTTGACCGTGGGGGTGACTTCGAGGTCGCTGAGCTTCTTCACTGTGGCTGGCTCCTACATGTTGGCGCGGGTGTCGGCGCCCTCGCGCCGGGCCCACGCGCGCAGCTCGTCCTTGACGTACTGCTCGGGGTCGTCCTCGTCGACCTCGTCGCCGGTGGTGTTGATGACCGAGACGGAGGGGAAGTCGCCGGTGTTCTCCCCGGCCGCGTCCAGGCGCGCGCCCTCCTCAGCGGCGAAGACGTCGATGTACTCGCCGCCGTGCCAGGTGGCCCACCATCCTGCGGCCTCCACGACGATCGGCTCGTCGAGCTTGAGCCAGGTGTCTCCGCCGAGCTTGATCATGCTTTCTCCTTATGCACGGGTTGTGGTTGGGTCCTTGAGTGCGCCGTGCCCGGAATCGAACCGGGCAGCTTCCCTCGTGACGGCGCCCGCTATTCAGTTGTTGGTCCTGCGTCTCACGCGTCCCACTCCGTCTTCCACAGGAACTCGTCGAAGTGCTCGCCGAGGAACTGGCGCACCCTGATGGTCTGGGCGGTGTGGATGGTGAACAGGTCGTATGCCCGCGCCAGCTCGGCTGCGGTGATCTGGCCTAGGTCGCCGAACCAGTTGCTGACCCAGTCGTTGTAGTTGCCCTGGGCGTTGATGATGTCGACCGTCTGGTGGCAGACGGTCTGGACCAGCTCGTAGACGTCGGGCTGCTCGTTGTCCTGGTAGGCCGCCGACGATCCCTGGTTCTGCACGATCATCGTGCGGCCGGTGTAGTTGGACAGGCCGATGATCTCGCCCTCGTCGCGGTCCTCGATCGGGCTCGGCAGGTAGAGGTCGGGCGCGTCGGTGTCGGCGGGGAAGCACAGCACGCTGATCCACTCGTGGTGCTTGCGGCCGTCGGCCTCGCGTGTGGTGCCACCGTAGTAGTTCACGACGTAGATGCCGTGCTCGTCCACGCGCTCGCGAAGCGACTGGGTCATGGGGTGGTGTCCTCCGAGTTCTGCTGGGCCTTCTGCTTGCGCAGCGCGTTGATCAGTTGCCGCATGGTGCTGATCTCGTCCTCACGGGCCGCGATCATGTCGAACAGGGTCGAGATCTGGATGGAGTCGCCCGGCTGACGCTCGGGAACCGTCTCCGGCTCGTGGGCCTCAAGGTGCGCCACATAGGCGCGCTCGTCGGCGTCGCGCATCTGCTCGGTCCACCCGCTGATCGTGCGGGGGTCGGTCATCCGGTGCCGGCCGGCCTCGTCGTGCCAGTGCTTCGGTTCTCGGCCAGTAAGCCGAGTCACTGGCCCTGCTCCTCCGCCTCGGCGAGGGCCTCGGCGGTCAGCTCGGCCTCGACCACGCGGCGGTACGGGCTGTGCTCATCGGCGTCGATCTGGCCGAGGTTCGCGAGATCGTTCCCGTCGCGGTCGTACAGAGTCGCGATGTAACCCTGCTCCGAGCCGTCGTGCACGTCGTCGTCGAACGGCTCCGGGTCCTCAGACCAGACCACGTACCAGTCGGCCGACAGACGGTGCAGCTCGGCCGCCGCAAGCGCACGCGCACCTCGGACGCGCCCCTCCTCCGGGGTCTCGGTCGCCGGGTCGTACGACGTCCCGGCGTGGTCGTAAAAGAACTGCTCGCGCTGGTCCAGCGCTGCTCCGCTCACTGCTGCTTCTCCTTGTTGATCTCGTCGGCGATCCGCTGCGCCGCCCCGGGCATCAGGGCGCCATCCTCGTCGTAGTCCTCTTCGCGGACCAAAGCCTCGACCTGCTCGCCGGTAACGACGATCTTGGCGTCGGGATGCCGGGCGTGCCAGGAACCATTGATGCCGTAGACCTCGGCTACACCGTCGTGCGCCATCAGGGCGAGGGGCCCGGCCAGCGCAACCAGCTCGGTCACCTGCTCGGGCGTGACGGGCACCACGGGGTGCCGGTCGTCCAGCCACTGCTTGCAGCGGGCCACGAACGTGTCGTAGAGCTCGGGCCGGTTAGTGATGCCGGACTCCTGGTGGTGCAGGTTGATGCACTGGTCCCAGACGCGGCCGTTGACCTCCTGCCGCCCGATCTCGATCACCGAGGCCCCGACGGTTTGCTTGAACATCAGGTTGCTGGCCTTGTCGTACCACTCCATCGGCGCCAGCTCGCGGGGGTCGACGTAGTCGCCGCTCATGTCTCCTCGATCGGTCGGATGGTGGCCTGGAGCGCCGGGCGGCGGGTGTAGCTCTCGCCGCACGGCTGGCACACCCGCTCGCTGACCGGCTCCCGCTCCCCCGTGTCGGGGTTGCGCTCGCTGTAGTCGAGCGTGTGCGTTGCGATACCGGTACACGTACCGCCATCGCCCCTGATTGTGGCGCATCGCACTGTCATCGGGCGGGCTCCTCGATCAGAACGCCGCGCTCGCGCAGCGCCTCGACGAGCGACTCGGCGTCGTTGTAAGCCTCCTTGAGCTTGTCGATCTCCTTGTCGTTGCTGTCGCCCATCGCCAGCTCCTCCAGCTCCTCGCTGTAGCCGCTCACCGTACGGGCGTACTCAGTGATGGACTGCCGGTCGGAGTAGCGAAGGTGCACCGAGTCGCGGGGCAGGAACTCGTTGCCATATGACTCGGCGACTTTGCGCCAGTAGAAGGCGCGCGCGGTGTCCTCGTCGTCGAAGTAGTCACCCTGGTCGGCGTCCAGTTTGCCGACCGCCCAGGCGCCGTGCTGGAGGTGGTCCCCGTGGGCCAGCAGGAGCACATCCCCGGCCGGGGTGAGGAACGAGTCCACCACCGATCGGACGCCGTAGTCCTTGGCAACGGTGTAGCGCTCTCGCCACACGTCCCAGTACTCGTGCGGCTCGGCCTCGTAGGTCGGCTCGGGCATCTCGAAGTGCGGGCGCTGCATCAGTAGACCTCCTCGGGTCGGAAGATCGAGAGCGGGTACAGGCCCCGGTCGGTGTACTCGTCGGGGCCGTGGCGCAGCTCGGCGGTGACGTTGCCGGTCTTGTAGCCCTCGTGGTCGACCTCGGCCGCCAGGACCACCCACCGGCTGTCCTCGGCGCGCAGGAACTCGCGGCCCACGGGGTCGATGACGTCGACCCACTCGTCGATCGCGTACTGGGTCATCGGGTACGGGACCGCTCCGGGGTGGTCGTAGGTGCCGGCCGCGCCGAGCGGGCCGATGTAGCAGCCGTCAGCGTCAGTCACGTCGATCGGGCGCGTGTCGCCGTGCGGCAGGATGGCGATCACGTACGCGGCGTGCGTGCGGTGGTCGAGGATTGCGGTTGCGTCCTTGCGGTCCAGGTCGGCGGCGGGCACCTCGGAGTCGTCGAGCTGGCGCAGCACGATCTTCGGGAACTGGATCACGGGTCTCCCCTCTCGGTTGCGGGTGGACATGGAAAAGCGCCCGGTGCGGGAGTCGAACCCGCTTGCGCATCGCTGCACACCCTCCGGGCGACCCGTTACCGCCGGGCTGCGGTCTTGCGCTCGTGCTTCGCGACAGCCGCACGCCACGCGGCCTCGTCCTCGGCCCCATAGCCGTAGGCCGGGCCCCTGAAATAGAACGCATCGCGGAAGATGCCAGCGATGTTGTAGTTGGCCGGGTCGCGGTCCTCCATCGTCAGCGTGTCCTTGATCACCTGGCGGACCTCAGCCACGCTCCCGTACCCGCTCACGCGCCGACCTCCTTCGGCTCGTGGGCCATGCGGCAGCCGGGGCACGTCACCGACGCGGTCAAGCCGTAGTAGCTGTGCCGGTCGCGGTCGGAGTCGGGGACCATCTCCCCGCACATCGAAGCCGTGTGCGTGCCGCCGTCGCCGGAGAGCGCACCGAAGCGGGTCGCCGACAGCACGTGGACCGGGTTCTCTACCTGCTCCCAGATGGCAACCTCGACGCGGTCCCGTCCCTCACTCGCCATGCGGCATGCGCAGATCTGCGAGGTGAACTCGTTGGGCCGCTGCCACACGCGCACCGACACCACGCGCCCACACGAGCACGGTGACATCGTGGGTGCCTCACCGACCACGAACATGGGCTTCCACCTGCGGGCCAGGGGCACGCGCACCACCAGGCGCGCGCCGACGGGCAGCGCCTCGATCTCGTCCCACGTGGCCAGGGTGATGGTCTCGTTCATAGCGCCTCCTAGTAGCTGTGTCCGGCGGCCTGGAGCCAGTCCGCGAACCGGTCCAGGGTGTGGAGCGCGCGGCGCAGGTCGTCGTCGGTGCTGCCTTTGGTCACGCACTCGCGCACCATCTCGACCTCGAAGCTGTCGGGGTCGGGCTCACGCTGGCCCGAGCCAGGCGTGAAGATGTCGCGCGGCACCGGGGTACCGAAGTCGAACGTCAGCACCTCGGCCACCGCTCCGAGCCACATCAGACACCACCCCCACTGGTCGTACGGGTCGTGGTTGAACCGGGCCTCGTACATCACGGCCTGGTAGCCGTTGTGGCCCTCCGGGCCGAAGGGGTAGACGCGTCGCGGATCACCACCGCGCGGGTGCAGCTTTGTCTTCACCGGAAAGGCTCTCCGTTCCAGTCGATGTCGCGGTTGGGGTCGAACGCGCGAATCCATGCGCGCGCGGTTTTTGTTGCGTCCTCGATGTCCCCGTTGAACGGCAGGGTGTCCAGCGACGCGTACGTGTAGTCGCACCACTCCTCGGTGCTGCCGGGGTCCTCGATGTCGCGGCAGATCATGAACTCGGTCATAGCGTCGACGCCGAGCGAGTCGAGGTCGTGTTCCACGTCATCATTGAGTGGCGCGGACGCGTAGGCGTACACGTTGACCACGCGACCGGGCAGATCCGGATTGACGAACCGAACCGAGCACGCCTCGCCGAGCTGCTCGTCACCGTGTTGCCCGTCGTCGTCCATGATCGGTCCGTGCATGACCCACATCAGTCGGTCTCCCTCGGCGTGCCGTCCGCGTTCAGGCCGCGCCGGTAGCGCCGCTGGCCCTCCTTGAACGCCACCTTGAAGAGGCGCCACATGGCGAAACGCTTGGTCTGCTCGCGAGGGCTGATCCGGCCCGCTCGGAACAGGTCCACGGTGACGTCTGGGTCCATTTGGGCCGGATAGTGAATCTTCGAGACGCCTTCACTGCCGTACGCCTCGACGTAGTTGGCGTGGTCCCATCCGTATTCCCAGCCCATCTCGTTCGCGCGCTGGGTCTCTTCCTCGGTGAGCTGCCAGTAGTCCACCGGTCAGTCCTCCGTCGTCGTGTCGGCCGAGACGACCGACGTGCCGTCTCCCCGGTATGCCGTGTACAGCCCGGCCTCACCGCAGGTGATCGGGAAACTGAACGGCCTGCCGTCCACGTAGAGTTGCGCCATGCGCGCGTCGCGGCCGGTGAGCCGCTCGACCCACGCTTCCTTACCTGCGACCTGCATGTGCATGCACACCTCGGAGTAGGGCAGCCGCACGTGGACCACATCGCCAGGCGCAACGAGAATCCGGCTCACTTCCGAACCTCCTTGATTGAGTTGTGGATTGGGCGGAGAAAGGGCGAGGCCGCGCGGCCACACTCCGCGCGGCCCCGTAGTCAGCCGACGATCGGCCCGGCCACGGTGCTCTCGGGCTTCTTGCCGATGCCCCAGTCGCGCATGCGGCGCGGTAGCTGCACGCAGAGCGTGTCGTAGCTGATCAGTCGGTCTTCGTCGCCGCCGACGTAGACGATGGTGTAGGCGCCGTTCGGGTTGATCACCACGTCCTTGACGACCTTGAACGCGAACGCGTAGGCGTACGCGGGCTGCTGCGGACTCATGTACGACGGTTCCGGCTCCAGCCAGTACGCGCGAGACACCGCGAGCCCGATCAGCGCGCTGCGGTCGTACCAGGCGTCGGCCGGGCTGATGTAGAGGTAATGCCAGAACTTGGCACCCTCGGCCTCCACGCGTCGGTGGTTCTTCCAGACGTTCGCGTAGTGGAACACGTCGTCACGAAGCCGAACGAGATCACGCGACCGTACGAACTGCTCCTTGTACCAGGCGAGTTCATCCTCGGCCGATGCGAACTCCGGGATCTCGGTGCCGGTCATAGGCCCTCCCCAGGAAAATGCGCGCGCGAGTTTTGGTTGCGTCCGCGCGCCCTCACGCCGCCGGACATTACCGGCGCGGTGTGACATTTCGGCAATGCAACACGCGACGCACAGCCGCGCCCGGCCACGTCCCCCGACCCGTGGCCCAGCGTGGCCCCACGTCAGGACGAAATGTGCTGCGCGAGCGCGGCCATCTGCGACAGCACGTCGGCGCGCCCGGACGCGAGGAACGCGCGCCGGTCGTTCGTGCTCATCGCGGACGGGTTGTACACGCGGTGCCGAATCTGCGTGGCCAACTCGTCCAGCGTGGCCGCGAGGGCGAGTCCGTCGCCCATCTCGTCGATCAGGTCGAGCAGTCCGCGCAACCGGTGCGTGTCCGAGCTGTCGATGTCGCCGCGCTCGGTGTAGTTGGCGGTCATCTCGTCGATTTGCTGGTTGATCTGGCCGAGGACGCTGCCGATCTCGTCCTCGGTGCGTTGGACGGCTGGCAGGTTGATCAGGTTTCGGGGACTGGTCATGCGTTGACCTCCTTGATGGTGTGGGTCACGGGCAGGATGGTGGGGCGCACCACGTTGAGGGGCGGCGTGCCGAACCACAGCGGGTTCAGCAGGTTGGGGCGCAGGATGATCAGGCCCGGCAGGTCCGCTCGCGCGAACAGCTCGGCGGCGGTGCAATGGATCGCGGGCTTGATCACGTCGTGGCCTTTCGACGGGGGATCTTGCGGGTGGTGGCGCTGACGATGGCGCGGAATGCGTGGCGGTCGCGCGGCTGCCACAGGAGGTTCGGCCGTTGCTGGTCGCCGACCTTGACCGAGAGCGTGACGCGCGGGCAGCCGGTCACACCGCACGCCCCATCGGGGACAGGTGCAGCGGCATGACCCGTGCGGGCGCGGCCGGCGGGGCGCCGATCACGCTCTCGACGGGGTAGCGGTCGACGTGTGTCTCGATCTCCTCGCGCCGGTACAGACCCAGTCGCAGCAGTTCGGCGATGATTTCGCGCGCCCGGTCGTGCGTGACGTGCCTGCCGCCGAATGCGGGCTTCCACACCGTGTCCTTTCGGACCGGCTGACGCACCAGCACGGTGTAGGTCTGGCGGGTACCGATGCCGAACACCACCGCGCCGGTATCGGCATCGGCCACCCGAATGCCGTGCGGGTACGCCTTCGGGAAGGACGCGTAGAGGTCCCGCGCCATGGCGATAGCGCTGACCTTGTTCAGCGCGCCGCCGTGGTGGCCCCATCGGTTCGGGTCGGTCGGGGCAATTTCGACGTGAAACATAACGCTCCCTACTGGACGTAGCTCGGTTCCCACAGGTAGCGGCTCGAATGGCGGTTGTTGGGGTCGAATCCCTGGCGCTTGCGGATCACACGCGTCATGCGGTCGGGCGTCTGCCGCGTGCGCTTGTGTGGCGCGTGCAGGTGCTGAAAGATGCGGGCCCGCTCGCGGTACGTGGCGCGCTTCCACGCCTCGAATGCGGCGTGGACTTCCTTGGGGCTCGGTCGACTCATTGGGTGTAATCCTCCTTCGGCACCATGCCGACGATGCGGAACGTGCAGCCGCGCAACTCGCCGCGCGCGGCCGTGGTCATGCGCGCGAAAGCGGCTTCGGCTTCCTCACGCGAATTGGCGCGCGTGGATTTGGTGAACGGGTAAGCGTCGTGCGGGGACGTCATGTCCGCGCACCAGACGTCTTTGATCCCCGCCAGGGTGAGACGCGCGCGCCGTTGCTCACGCGTCTCAGGTGCGCGGTGCGCGCGCATGAACATATGGCGGGTGAGTCTGTACGCCTGGGCGTTCTTCACACCTTCCCTCCCTGCATCTTGATCAACTGCTCGGCGCGGCGGATCTTGTCGTTCGCGCGTGCGACCTTTCGCGCGTCGCCCTTAGCGGCGTGACGCTCCGCGATAGCCGTTGCCAGCAGCGCGCGACCGGTTGCGATGAGTGCGTCACGCGCGCCTTGCTCGGCGCGCATCCGCTCGAACTCCACTGCCGCGCTCTGCTGCGCCGCGAGGTCCCTTTCCGCGCGCGTGCGGTCGCGTCGCGCGTTCATTCCGCGACCGCGCACGAAAACCACGGGCTCAGAACTCTTCGGACGCTGCCCGCCCGGATTGCGCAAGTCGCGCACGCCGTAGGTTCGCGTCGTGCTCTGCTGCTTTCCCTCACCAGCGGGACGCTGGGCGCGGAACCACTCCTCACGCGCTTTCGGGTCGGCCGGAATTTCGGGCGCGGCCGTACTCTCGAAAACGTTGTGGCGCTCCGCGATGTCCGGGGCGGGCGTGGCCATGTCCGGCACGAAACCGGCGCGCGGACGCACACCAGCGGGCAGGCCACGGTTACCGCGCCCAGGACGGTTCGGCCGGTCACGGTCGCCCGGATAGGGATTGACGGAGGGAACGCGCACGGGCGAGTTTGCGCCGGGCGACGGGGCACCCTGGTAACGCATCAAACGGCCGTTGCGCGTGCGCTTGATCACGGGGGCAGGGTTCGGCACGTGGTCCGCACGCTCCGAAGCGGGAACGTTCGCAAGGGTGCCTTTCGGCAGCTTGCCTGCCAGCGCGTCACGAATCGGCGCAGCCATGACGAAATGGCTTGTCACTCCTGCGGTCGGCTCACTGGCAAGGCCCATGCGTGCCAGTTCGAAAGCGGAAAGCGGCATAGCGGTCCCCTCTCTGGTTTTCGTGGGATACGGGAATTGGTGCCTAGGTGGGTTCCGATGGTTCCCACCTACGGGCGCGGTGCGTCTAAGCCATGTCTCAGGCTCAAACCGGCGCACCGCGCCCCTAGGCGAAGGTTGTGCGTGCCTCTCGCTACGCGTTCGGCACGTCAGAGAAAGCGCGCCTGCCAAGCGCACATATCTCCCGCCCGTTTCCTCTCCTCGTTACGGGCAGAACTCACGTCACCACATGTCACCGCACGCCGTGCCAGCACGGGAGCGTGTCATTCGGCTACTTGCTTTCGCGTGGCAATGCACGGTCAGTGCGCATGTAAAAGGCGCACCGCTCCCAATGCATCGCAGACGCTATTCGCGTTCGCGTCACCTAGCCATGCGCACGGCGCATGACTGACATGGTGGGGATGTAGCGCGGCGGACCGCGCGGGACATAGCTGTCCCGTTGTCAAGGAACTCGCGAGAGGGCAGACCCCTCCCCTTGCAGCGCTACCGGCGCGGCCGACGCGGAAGATCACGCGCCCAAACCCGCGCTCACCGGACCGGCCACTCAACCCCCCGCGTAGCGGGTGGGGAGCCTGCCTGCCGTCCGTGGTGGCGACGGGAACAACCATCCTCGCTTTTGGTCTCAGAACGAGCACACCCATATAACAGCGAGATAACTATAGGGAAGACGCAGGTCAGAGCCTATGTGATCAAGGAAAATAATTCCGTCCGCACGCGCAGCGATGTCCCGCTATGCCGCGTATGCCCGTTTCTCCAAGATCACCGTTACATAAAAGTGATGTCGGCTTTGGGCATGAAATTCGCATATGTCTAGTCCAAAACGAACTAGGACAGACAGGGGCAAGCTGTGACACGCGCCGGGCCGCGAACTCGCGCAAGGCCCCGCCAGCGCGTCTTTTGCCCCAAAATGTCCGTCTCAAAATATGGACGCGCGGGGGACAAATAGGACACGCCCGAAACGGGCCTACAGGGTATCTCTCGCACGCGTAACCCCTACTCAGGTACCGCGCGCCAACCGCTACCCGCGCGCGTCTGAGACGTGCCCTAGGTGCGTTTTTCGGGCCTGCTAGGTCTCCAGCCGTACCCGCCCCTAGTCCACTTCCCCGCCTCCCCGGCGCAAGCGGACGCGCCCGCTCCATGTGACGCGGCGTCAAGCGGAGGTTCGCGCTCCGGCGGGAGTTGGTGCCAGCGCGCCATGCGGACGGCCACGCTCCGTGTGATGCCGCATCACATGGACGCAGAGCCTCCGCTATCGCTCTCCGTGACAACCGGCATTTGTCGCATGTCGGATACGTACGATGTACGCGGGTATGAGGGAGCATGTCGGACATCGCGCGAATGTCGCGGATGCCAGGTGTGCCCGACATGTGATGACATGACGGACATAAGCAGTACCTCCCGCGATGTCCGTTTTTTCTCTTACCAATATTCTTACTTAAATCCTCGTGATCAAGATATGCGCGGAGAGTATTTTGATCATGGCCTAAAGTGATGCTGACGCACGGTAATGGTTATTACTGTGCGTGAGAACAGGCATTTCGGACAGCTACGCGCGTAAACGTATGATGTCCAACCATATGCACTCATGGGGGTTTGAAGTGGTGCAGAAATGGGGATTCCAGGCGTATGCGGTGATGTCCCGCTAAATACGGACATAGATGGACGACCCCCCACCATTAAGTCATTTCCTCCCAAAACGGGCGGCCTGGTCCCGAGCGCACATCGCCGCGATACGCGCATAGGCAGTGTCCGCCGGCCGGGCAGTATCACTGTACGTGAAAATCGGCCCTCCGCACGGGCATGGGCAAAATACGCAAACCGGGCATGCGGCGGTGGAATATGCTCGCCGGCATGACTGACGCAGACGCTGAGCGCACCGCCCTCACCCCCGAGCTGCTCGCCCAGGCGCTCGACGAGGTCGACGAGGAGATCGAGCGATGGAAGGACGAAGGGTCGATCGAGGAAGGCAGCGGAGCGGCCGGCTGTCTCGACCTTCTCCGCGAGGCGCTCGCCCGTCGCGGCATCGAGCTGCCAGACGCACCGGCGGAAAAGGTCGGCGAGGCCCCGCTGGTGACGATCCCGATCCGGACGCGGAAGCCGGCGAAGTGGCGCTTCGTGGACACCGAGACGGGCGAGGTCTGGCGCTGGGACGTGGCGGCCGGCACGTTCGTGCGCGACGAGGGCACGGTCTACATGGACGCCGGCGGCGGTCCAACTGCTTGAATAGTCAGGCCCCTAGGTCGGGGAGCATGGCGCAGGCTGGACACGCGGCCCGCCCGTTTGGGCATCGACTCGCTTCCACGTCCTGCGCCATGCTGGCGGCCACGCGCCTTTGGAGGCCGGCGCGGGCGCATAATGCGCTCGTGACCGATCAACTCGACTTCGACGGCTGCAGCCGCTCGTGCCGGCCTCGCAAGAAGCCCCGGAAACACACCTTCGTCTGGGGGCAGTGCGCGCACGCCGAGCGGCCCGAGCAGCGCATCAACATCGGCCCGCGCGTGTTCAAAGCCGAGGACGGCGAGATGTCCATCGGCTACGAGACGTTCACCTTGACCCAGATGGCCGACAAGGTCGAGGCCGCGCTGCGGTCGGTGGAAGCGCGCCTCGGCCCGTACGGCTTCTCTGCGCGGGGTGCCGCCGGCGGCCTTACCGGCGCGGAGTACCAGGCGATGGCGCTGGCGGTGGCGCGGATGCTGGCCGGCGATGAGTGAGCCGGCGGACTTCGTGGTGGAGACCTTCGAGGACGGCAGCCAGCGCACGCGGCTGGACCGGCTCACCGACGGTCGCGTGATGTGCTGCATCTGCTTCGAGTACGTCACCCGTGAGCGTCTCAACCTGCTGCCAGACGGGCGGGTTGAGGACGTGTGCGTGGACTGCGCCAGGGCGGAGGGGCGAGCGCTCCCGTAAATGTCGCGGCGTCACATTTTCGCAAAGGTCCGGTGCATATGCGCTGCGGTCTGGGAGGGTTGCGTCTCTACATCCCTCTCACACGTTGGGGAAGACCGTCATGGCTATGCCTGGTTACACGCCGCCGGCCGCTGCTGAGCAGCCGAAGAAGAAGGGGGGCTGCGCGAAGGTCGGGTGCCTGGGCGCGGCCGGCGTCCTGGTGCTCGTCGCGGTGGTGGCCGTCGCGGCGAACTACGGGTCGTCGTCGAGTAGTTCGTCGGCTGGTGGTGCGACGTCGAAGGCTGCCGCGCCGGCGTCGGGTGCTGCGGCGCCGGTGACGTCGAAGGCTGCCGCGCCGGCGGTGGTGCTCAAGCTCGCGGGCAACGGCATCAAGAACTCGCCCCAGTTCACCACCGGCGACAACTGGACCGTCAACTACAGCTACGACTGCTCGGGCGTACTCGGGGGCCAGGGGAACTTCCAGGTCTACGTGGACTACCCGGGCGGGGACGTCGCGGTGAACGAGCTGGGGGCGAAGGGTGCTTCGAGCAGCTCGGAGTCGGGTGCGGGGGCGCATTCGCTCAAGGTCGTGTCGGAGTGCCCGTGGACGGTGACGGTGACGAACGGCTGACTTGCCCCTGGCGTGTCGCGGTGAACCCGCAGCTCGGAGGGGTGGCGCGCGGAAATGCGCATGGTTAGGTTGCGAATGCGCACCGTGAATGCAACAGTGGTGGCCGTCCGGAAGCGGGGCCCGAATCCCTGCCAGGGACGGCTGTCACCTGCATGTATGGCTGCGTCTGGCTTTGCGTAGGTTGCAGTCCCTTTTGGGCGCCGGCGCGTCCAGCACACTCCTCAACGCGCTGGCGCCCACTTGATCGACCGCCGCGTGCATGGGTACTCCACAAGTCCCGGAGGTGGCGGTTTGGAGGCCGGCCTTTTTCGGGAGGTCGGACGAGGCCGGCCTCCGCCCATGCTCCCGGCGAGCCGTTCGTCACCCCTTGCCTCGCCGGGCGGCGGGCGTCCTGCCGGATCGTCAGGCGGCGAAGGACGGGGCGCCCGCCATACTGATCGGCCGGCGTGCGGGGAGCCGTCGGCCGTGGGCGCCGGTTGCCCATTCCCCCCTTGGCCGGCGTCCCATGTGGCCGGTTTCCGACGCCCGGCCGCCGGCTCGCAGCGTGTGTTCGTCGTCACCGCGCTGCGAGCCGTGCATTTTTTCTCCGGCGTGGCGCGTGCGTCTGTTGCGTGTGCGTAGCGCTAGCGTTCTGGGCCGTGACCTGGGGGTTGGCGTGGGAATGGTCAACTCTCCTTACTGCCTATGAGTTTGCTCTGAGCGTGTCTCGCGGTGCGGAGGGGGCCGGTGTGAAATTTGAGAAAGGTCTTGATGTGTGCGCTGTGCGCATTAAGCTCCGATCATCGAGCGGCTGAAAATGCTTGCACCGACTTGCGGTTCGGTGTGGCTGCCGCATGTCTTGACGCGGGATGAGGGGGCACAGGTGAGCACGACACCGTTGTTGCCGCATGTCCACGAGCTGATGGCCCGTACGGAGCGGCCTGGGACGTACGAGCCGTCCTCGGCGGGCATGGCGCACGTGGCGGAGACTCAGGAGGCGTACCACGAGACGCCGGAGGAGGTGCGGCTGTTGCTGCAGGGTGGCGCGATTGAGGCCCTGCGGCACGGGTTCTACGGCGCCGCGCACGTGTTGGTGACCGAGTTGGCGCTCGGGGAGCCGCAGTGGCGTGACTGGCTGGCGGTGGCGGCGGCGCGGGATTTCGTGACCGCGCTGCGGGATGTCGCGTAAGGGAGCGGTCCTGATGGCGTGGGACGACATCATCCGGATGGAGAGGCCATGAGTGAGGAGTGGCGTCCGCAGCAGATGGTGCGGGTGCGCAGGATGTTCGAGCGGCTGCGGCAGGTGTTCGCGCCGGATGGTCAGTTCATGGAGCGTGTGAGGCGCGACACGCTGCTGTACGACAAGGACGAGGCGCAGGTTAGGGCCGTGTTGCGGGCCGGCGCGAGCATGGCACTCGAACGGGGGTTCGATGAGCAGGCGTACACTGCCACGCGGGAGCTGGTGATCCGCTCTCCGCGCCAGCGGAGCTGGAGGGTCGTGGTTGCCGTCATCCAGTGGCTGGAGAATTGGCTTGAACGCGATCAAGGGGGTTCTCCAGCGGATGTGGTGCCGGCGGTGTGACGGTGGGGCCGGCATCGCCATAGAGAAGGCAGTGTGTCCGGCGCGTCACCCTGTGGCGGCGTTGCGGCCGTGGGTTCCGAGGGTCTGTCCGGACTGTAAGGGGACGAATTGGATCACGCTGCGTTAGTTGGCGTCCTGGATGTACGAAAGCTCCCGCGAGAGGTGCGCGGGGGCTTTCGTCGTTCTGGCCGTCTGATGATTTTTTCGGACGGTAGTGCTGGTCAAGCGGTTTGACGCTCCGTCAGTGCGCTGCATATGCATCACTATCTCGCGCATATGTCTTCCGATCTTGCTACTGGGAGTGCTACCAAAGACACAGAGCGCAACACGGCGCTCGTGACCGAGGAGGCCCCATGGCCCAGGACATCGACAAGATCGCGATCTACGCCGCCAGCGTGATCGGCGAGCCGGAGACGCTGTGCGGCGGCGGCCAGGACAACGACGGTTCCATGGAGTCCTGCGTCCGGTACATCCCCGTCGAGGGCGGCGTGGCGCTGCAGGACACCAAGCTCGGCGACGGCAGCCCGGAGCTGCGGTTCGACGTGGACGAGCTGCGTGCCCTGGGCCGCAAGATCCGCGACGAGCACGGCCTGGACGTGTAGTCCTGCAGTCCTTCCCGCATGAAGCAGGGCGCCCTTGCGCTAATCAAGGGCGCCCTGCGCCGTTCCCAGCGTAGGAGATCTTGCATGAAGCTCGAAAGCCTCTTCCCCGGCGAGGACCTGCACACCGCGTGGCCCGCCAAGCCGCTGCTGCACCACCACGGCCCCGGCGCGTTCGACCACCTGCTCACCCTCCAGCAGGTCGACGACCTGATCGACCACGACTGCCTGCCGATGGGCAACGTCGCGATCCTGCAGGACAACAGGCCCGTGGACGACCGCCTCTACGTGGGCGAGCAGGGCCTGCCCCGGCGCGGCGCCGTGCGCGCGTACCTGGACGCCGGTGCAACGCTGTCGGTGCGCGGCATGGAGCGCCTGTTCCCGCGCCTGGCGGAGCTGCGCGATGAGTACCAGGAGCAGACGGGGTATCTGACGCACATTAACGCGTACTACACGCCTCCTGGGCAGCAGGGCCTCAAGTACCACTACGACCCGTACGCGACGCTGGTCCTGCAGATCTCCGGGGCCAAGGTGTGGCCGTTCCACGAGCCGTTCGTGGAGAACCCGGTGCAGGAGTTCGAGAGCTTCCACACGCGTGGGTTCACCGAGGAGGAGAAGGAGATCCTGCGGACGACGAAGGCCCCGTTCACGCAGATCCTGACCCCCGGGGATGCCTTCTTTCTGCCTCGCGGGTATCCGCACTCGCCGTTCAATGGCACGCCGGACGAGCCGTCGCTGCACATCACGATCGCGCTCAAGGAGCGGCCCCGGGTGTGGTTCGTGAGGCAGCTCCTGGCCGAGGTCGAGGCGCAGGCGATCCAGCGGCCGGACATGCGGGTGGCGGTGCGGCCGTCGCGGGTCACGGACGACCCGATGCCGGCGGTCGAGGACGCGGTGGAGTGGCTGCTGGGTGCGCTGCAGGTTCTGCCGAAGGAGGACTTCGCCCGCCGCATCGTCCACGCGGCGCGGACGGAGCGCTAGCGTGGGGCCTGTGAACATGCAGGAGTACCGCGCGCCGGCCATCGACTGGCGCTCGCGGCTGGAGGGCCCCGTCGTGCCCGGGTTGCACTACCACGGGTACACGTGGGCGGGGGACGCTGGGGATCTCGCCAGCTACAAGCTCACGAACCTGGAGCGGCGGGTGGAGGGCCCCCAGTTTCTGTCCTCGGACCTGCCGCCGGAGCTGGTCGCTCACTACCTGCTGCGACCCGCCGGGGCGCATCGGCGGGACCAGGTGTGGCACTCGCCGGCCGAGGCGGCGGACTGGATACTGGAGCGCTACCTGGAGAACCCCGAGACCCAGCCGTACGCGGACCCCGAGAACACGCGGCTGTTCCACGAGGTGACCCTGGAGCACGGACGCGACACGGTTTGGCGGTGGCGCGTGGTGCCCTGTCACCCGCGCAAGTTCTCCACGACCGTGGTGTGCTGTCCGAACCAATGGGACACCAGCCTCGCGTGTCCCCTGCGCATTCCGTAGCGACGCTGCTACATTTTCGAGGCGGCCTCCAGTGCCGCCATCCGGCGCCCGCCTGTGTGCGCCCGGGTGAACCCCCCGCTGCGTGGGACCGTCTGCGGGGGGTTCCCGCATTTCCAAGCGATACGGTCGCGGACGATGACGATTACATCTGCGCAGCTCAGGATGGCTTGTTCCGGCTGTGGTGCGGTGCGGCACGCCACGTTCAAGGGCATGTCGATGAGCGCGATCCGGCGGGAATGCATGAACAGGTACGGGTGGGATCTGGGCGACGACGAGGTCGTGTGCGCCTTCTGCCGCTCCCCGCAGGGGGCGGAGCTTCGGGAGTTCTCCCAGTACCGCGCGGAGATGCAGCGGCTTCGCGACGCGGTCGGGTACTCCTCGATGGGCACCCGCGCCTACAACACGCTGATGCGGCGCGGCGTCGCGACGCTGGCGGACCTGCACAGGGTTTCTTCGGAGGAGGTGAAGACGTGGATGTACGTGGGTGGTGCGACGTTCGAGTTCATCGAGCGGGTGCGGCGGGAGAATCCGCCGGCGTCGCCGGGCGGTGAGGGCGACGACCAGGTGGCGGCGGCCCAGGACGGTGGTCGCTGAGCCGGAGGCGGGGATGCCTGGCTCGATCCAGGCCGCCGCGCGGCTCGGGGAGATGCTCCGGGTGGTGCGCAAGGCGATGTGGAACCTGGCCGGCGCGACCCCGCAGGACCGGAAGCTGATCGTGATGTTCGCCGTGGCGGAACGCGAGCTGATGGACCTGCAGGAGCTGAACCTGTCACACCCGGGCTGGACTCCGGTGTGGCCGGGCGGCCTGCTGGTGGCGGTGTACGAGTTGGCGAAGGGGTGGGCGTGGTGAAAGGCAGACTGGCGCTGCAGGCGACGGTGTGGACGGCGTTCTACATGGTCGTGGGGATGGGGCTGTGGCACCTGATCGGTGTGGTGGGGGCGCAGCTTGCGGTGATGCTGGCGGTGGTGGTCGGTGCGTCGCTGTCGCTGGTGGCGGGCTGGGTGTACGAGGACTACCTGGTGCACCGGCTTCGCGAGCAGCGGCATGGCGGGGAAATGCGGCACCGTGTCCGGTAGTGGCATTTCTGCATTCGTGCGGTAGCGTCTGTGGTGCGCCGAGGTGCGGGTGATCCGCAGTCGCTCCTTCGGTGCTTTCCACGGGGGTAAGCCCCCTCTCTGTCCGGCTTGGGGGCCGGCGCCGGGGAGGGGGCTTCGTCGCATCTTGGAGGCAGTGTGGAAGACGTTTCGCTCGGCCAGGTCGCGTATACGGCGTACGGCCGCACCACCGGTTTCAAGAACTACCAGGGCCTGCCGATGCCCTCGTGGGAGGACCTGGGGGACACGATCCGGCGGGCGTGGGAGAACGCCGCCTCGGCCGCGCAGAGCGCCACGCGGATTCTGCTGGCGGCGGCCCAGTCGAGGGCGAACTACGCCGATGTGTGGGCCGAGCTGGAGGGCTGGGTGCAGGGCGCCTACCAGGAGAACGCGCGGATCGACCCGGCCGAGCTGCTCGGATACATGGACGAGCTGCGGCACCGGGCTCACGGCCCGCTGCGGGCCTGGATGAACAACCCCACCGGAGCCGGCGAGGAGGGTGCGCGGTGACCGTGGACAACGGCCTGCCGGCGCCTGCGGGGCCGGACGAGATCGACGGGGCCCTGGGGCGGGCGGCCCGTGTCCCGCGCAGCGACGACTGGCCGGCGACGCTGGACGCGTTCGTCGTCACCGCTCCGAGGTGGCATCCGTTGTGGAGCCAGTACCTGCTGGCGCTGATCACGCTGTCCGACATGCCCGGGGTGGGACCGGCCTACAGGGAGTTCGAGGGGGCGACCCACCAGGTCATCGTCATGGCGATGGACCCCGACCACGGCCCTTACACCCCGGGCAGCTTCGCGGAGAACACGGTGCGGTACCTGCTCCCGGGCAACATCGGGCACCAGTTCAAGGCCACCGACGAGCAGGCCCTGGACGTCGTGGCGCTGTGCGCGCGGGCGGTGTGCGACGGAGTGCTGAACCCGGAGACGGCCGACGCCCCGGAGCGTACCCGTGCCGTGTGGGCCAGTGCGATCCAGCAGACCCTGGACCATGACTGCGATCCGCACCACGGGCGCATGAACTGAGCGTCACCACGCGGTCCGCGCCGGCCACTGTCGAATCGGGACAAACAGGGGCTACCTGCGAGTAGAAGTGGTCGGCGCCACCGGCGGGCATATACGCGGAGCGTGACTACTTGTCGGGCTTCGCGGCCTGCTCGTAGCCGCATTCCGTGCATTGGATGTGCGGGACGCCCTCGGCTGCGAGCTTGAGCTGCTCCCCTGCCAGGGAATGCGTGCCCAAGTTCTTCGCCACCAGCCGGAAGACGATGCGCAGGGTGGTCTTCTTGCAGGTGGGGCACGGGATCTGGTCGAGCGAAGGCACGGCGGCCTCTCCTGTCGGTCGTGTCGGGCCATACGGCCCACGGCGTGTTCCGCACGACATTCTGCGACGACATTCACGCGAGGGGTAGGTTGCGCATTATGGGTGAAACGGGCGTAGCGATGACGGACGAGCAGCGCGCGGTCCTGGCGGCGGCCTGGAAGCTGAACGAGGCGTTCACGGTGGTGGGGCTCGCGACTCAGTCGAGGATCGCGGTGTCGCAGATCAACAAGGCCCTGGGGGTGTTGTCGCTCAAGGCGCTGGTGCGGGCGGTGCCCGCGCCTCCGGAGGGCGGCGCGCGCACATACGTGGTGACGGATCTGGGCAGAGCGGAGATGGAGCGTTGGGAGAAGTACGGCCGCTGCGAGCGGGAGCTGCAGTTCCGGGCGAGCTTGATCCGCAGGACGCGGATGGCCGTCCCGTTCCCTGGAAGCCGGGGAGCACGTCGGTGACGCGGTGGCTGTGGCGGCTGCAGGCGTGGCTGAACCGCCGCCAGTACCTGTCCACCGCGTGCTCGGCCGGCGACCACGAGAGCTGCCGGCTGATGAACACCTACACCGCGCAGTCGTGCGTGTGCGCGCGCTGCCACCACCAGCCGCGCCTGTTGTCGGTCGAGGCGGACTGCGGGCCGTGGCTGCACACGAAGAACCAGCCGCTGCCCGACGGTTTCGAGGTGGACGACTTCGAGTACCACGACGACTTCTTCGGGGTCCGCAAGGAGCTGATAGACGAGGCAGTGGCCGAGTTGCGCGAGCTGGGCATCCTGGGCAGGTACGCGGTGCCGCCGGCGGTGATGCGGAACGTGGTGTGGCACGTGCTGGAGCGGGTGCTGTCCACGATGGTGCCGCGCGCCGGCTACACCCCGCCGCAGGCGCAGAAGCTGCCGAGACTGCCCGAGCAGAAGGACCGCCGGGGGCAGTAGCCTCACGGACGCGCATTTTCTCTCCGCTACGGGCGCGTCACGTTCGGACATTTTCGGTCGGGTGTGGAGCATTGTCGGTACAACGTCTTCCACGGAGGTGTGGAGTGCATGGTGCCTACGACGACTACCGCGACCGACTCGGACAGTGGCAGGGACAGCCTGGCGGCCATGCTGCGCCGGATAGCGGTCGGCGAGCCCCGGTTGCAGGTGGCGTGGGAGGTGGCGCCGGACGGGACCGCCAGGTGTGTGTTCCAGATCCTGGCAAAGGTCCCGAAGTGACCGAGCAGACCCCAGAACCGGCTGCGTCGGCCGGCATGAACCGGGACCTGGGCGACGTCCTCGGGTCGGCGGCCCGGCTCCTGCGCGCCACCAACCCGGTCTACCGCGAGGTCGCCCGGCTCCTGGACGTCCTCACGAGGCTCTTCCCCGCCTACATCTCCCACACCGACCCCGAGCTGCCCGACGGGCCGCTTCTGATCCTGGACACCCCGGAGGGCCAACTGTCCTGGCCCATCTCACCGCTGGACCTGCCGATCTTGGACCACGTGCCGGTGATCGAGGGCATCGAGCCGGACGGCGCCACCGGCGAGGAGAAGTACGAGCGGCTGCGGACGCTGTGCACGAAGCTGCCGAAGATGACCTACGCACACCCCGTGTACGGGCAGCCGTGACCCGCTACCGTTGACCACGGCTCCTCCCCCGGCATCCATCTGCTGGGAGAGGATCTGGGCCCCCACCGCGTCGACACAACCTGGTGGGGGCCTTTCGCATTACCGGACCGAAAACCGACCTCTTGACGCTGGAGCCGTGCTCGTGTCAAGGGGGTCTGAAATGCCGCTGGTCCAGCGCCCGCACTACGGGTGGCAGGCGTTCCAGGAGATCCTTCCCGGCACTGCCACCGGTGGTCCTCGTTCCACGCTCGCGGCCGGCTGGCCGACCGAGCTGCCGGGGCCGCAGCAGATGTCCGCCGCGCGCGCCGCGTCGCTGCCCCGCCTGCCCAACCAACCCGGCACCTCCCCTGTGCGCGGCCGGCCGAAGCCGGCGCAGCTCGGCCTTGGGCCAGGGACGGCGCCGACGGGCGAGCCGAGCATGGGCAACGGCCGCGTCAGCATCTTCATGTCCTCCGCGTACTGACGGGGGCCGGGACAGTGTCAGCGATGCCTGCCGGCGGCGTGCCGGGTGACCGCACGAGCGAGGGCTTCTGGAAGCCCCCCAACTCCCCCGGGCCTGTGGCGGATAGGCAGTGCCACTGCTGTGCGTGCTGTATCGCCGGCGGATGTCTCCCCGGCTGTCTGTGCCCGTGCCCCTGCTGCGAAGAGAGGTCACCATGAGCACCGGCACCGACGGCGTCGTGCACGCGCACACCCAGATGATGACGCTGCACCTGGCCCAGCACGTCGAGGATCACGCCCCTCGCGAGGGCGACCCCCACTACCGGCTGTTCGAGCAGGCCAAGGCCCGGCTCAAGCGCCAGGGGCTGTGGCGGTGCGTCATCGACGACGAGCTGTGCGATGGCCAGGTCGAGCTGCACCACTCCGTCGCGGAGTTCTCCGAGATCAACGCCATGGACCGCGACAAGGTCGCCAAGGCCCTCGGCTTGCACTTCGAGGACGACGAAGACTTCGCCAACTGGGCTCAGAGCCCCGGCAACCTCGAATGCCTGTGCACTGCCCACCACCGCACCCGGTACGGCATCCACGTCCTGCCCGAGCCGCTGTGGCTGGCCGTCCGGTACAAGAAGGCCGGCGTCCAGGCGCCGGCCGAGTTCATCCCAGCGCGGGAGATCGCCGCTGAGGGTACGCATCGGGCGGGTGAGTGATGACGTCGCCGTTGCCAGACCCCGGTGTGTTCATCTCCACCGCCCAGATGTACGCGCAGCTCCAGGGTGTGAACGAGACGGTCCAGCGCATGGACGCGAAACTCGACGCTTTGGCGACCCAGTCCGCGCAACTCGCGGACCACGAAGGCCGGCTGCGGCATCTGGAGGAGCGCCGGCTGCCCCAGTCCACGCTGTCGTGGCTCTCCCTCGCCATCGCGGCCGTGGTAGGCGTACTGTCGCTCGTCGTCCCGCTGATCGGGCACAAGTAGCGAGAAGCCCCCTCCCGCTGTCAGCGCCGGGAGGGGGCCTGTGGGTCGAGCCCGCCTCGTGGGCCCTCGCGTAGCCACCGGCGGCACGGCACGCGGTCGCCGGCGGCTACGACACGGCCAGGGCTGCATGGTGTGAGGAACCGTCCCGGCCGCGCATCACGAAGCTAGCATATGCAGCTACGCTGCGTGCATATTCAGCCGAGGAGGAAGTCGAACTCGCCGGCCTTCACGCCGGCGACGAACGCCTTGATCTCGTCGAGGTCGTAGATGACGGCGTCGGCGTCGATGCGGGTCGAAGCAACTGCGATGTTGCCGGCCGGCGTGCGGCGCATCTTGACGCACTGCTCGTTCGGGTCACTCGCGCTCGCCTTGAACCAGCCGTCGCCGAGATGGGTAGCGTTGCTCATGAGGGCATCACTTTCTTGATCAAGTCACGAGTGTCTTCTGGAGACAGAGCGTACTGCGCCAACCGGTCGAAGAGACGCCTCAAATCACGGATTTCTCCGGGCCTGTCGGTGAAGACGACGGTCTTGGCCAGGCTGCGCGAGGCGACAGGCTTCACGTCGGGGTTGCCGAAGTCGAACAGGCTGAACGGGAAGGCATAGAGCGCGGGTGCGCCCTCGGAGTTGGGGATGACCCGAAGGTGCACGTTGTGGCGCTCGGAGACCTCCAGCAGGTGGCGCAGTTGGGCGCGATGTGCGACGGTGCCGCCGACGGCCGCATGCAGCGTCACCTCCAGCATCATGGCGTGGATGATCGGTGCGCCTCTGCGGGTGACGACCTCGGTGCGCAGCTCCCGCGCTTCGAGGAAGGCTTCGCGCTGCTTGGGGGTGTCCTTCTCGCGGGCGAACTCGGCGAGGCCCTTCACATACTCCTCGGCCTGCAGCAAGCCGGGGACGAAGTTTCCGCCGAAGGTTCTGATCTCGGTCGCGGCATCCTCGAAGCCGAAGATGTCCATGCCCTCGGTGAAGACACCGTTGAAGCGTGGGTGGTCATACCACCGGTCGCTCAGGTTGGCCGCCTGCTCCCACATGCCTTCGAGCCGGCCGCGTGCGCGGTTGTCGACGTCGAAGAGGTCGAGCAGCGCCGTCAGCTCGTCCCGAGTGGGGAGGGCGCGCCCGTTCTCTACGCGGGAGATCCAGTGCTGGCCGCGTTGGACGCGCGCGCCGACCTGGGCCTGCTGCAAGGTCGTCTTCTCGGTCCGGAGCTTGCGCAGGGCCATGCCGAACTCGCGCATCGCGATCTGCGACTTCGGGCTGGCTGTCATGGGCCTCCGTCCTATCGGGGGGTCGTCTGAGCTGGTCAAAAGATCACCCTCTTGGGGGCTTTTCGTCGAGAGGATGCGGCATATTTTTCGTTTCGTCTTGCATATGCAGCGGCATCATAGGAGAGTCGAACACGGACGGCTCCAACTCCGCTACGGATGGCGAGATCTGATCATCTGTCGGGCTTCACGGAGTCGATGGTGTGTTCGGATCTTGATCGGAGTCGCCGTGAGCCTCGTGCTGCCCCAACCCACCGCGCAAGCCTATCTGTACCCCTACGCGCCGGAGTCCGTAAGCCAGGTCCGCGCCCGCGTACGCGCCACCTACCACCGGCTCGACTCAGACCACCTGGCCCGGGTGGAGCTGGCGGCGAGCGAGCTGGCCACGAACGCGGTACGGCACGCGGCGCAGCCCGGGGAGTGCTTCGCGCTCCACTGCCACGCGCCGGACCCGAGGGACGGGGTCGTCAAGGTGGGCGTCGTCGACCACAGCCAGGACGGGCCGCTGTTCTACGCCCTGGAGCTGGTCGACACCGAGGAGGAGGGGCATCGCGGGCTCGGCATGGTGCAGCAGATGGGCTCGATAGTCCGGTGGCGGCTGGTGGACGTCGGGAAGGTCGTCGAGGTCCTGGTGCCGGCCGCCGCCAAGGAAATCGCGTGGTGAGGACGCATTTTCTGGAGGAACTGTGGGTGAGAACGCAGGCAGCGGTGAACTGGCGGAGACGTTCTGGGAGCCTTGGATGGCCGGGCACCGTGGCGCCCAGCCGTCCCCGGGGGAGGCCAGCCGGCCGAAATGGAGGCCGAAGGCGCCGCAGCCGGCCGAACCGCCGGCCGAGCCGGAGCAGGAAGAGCGGCAGTAGACCGAAGAGGGACGCCTCCTGGGGAGCGTCCCTCTTCTCGCGCCCGGCTACTCGTTGATGCGGCGCGGCTTCTTCGGTGTCCCCTGGGCCAGGAAGTCCCCGAACAGCTCGACGATGCGGCGCGGCCGGAAACGCTCGTCGGACTTGATCAGGTCGCCGAGGGTCCACCACCGGTGCCCGAGCATGGTCTTCTTCTCTGTCTTGGACAGCTCGACCGGCTTCTGCTTCGCGCCGCGCTTGAGGTGAGCGATGTAGACGTAGTCCTCGCGATCGTGTCCGTTTCGACGGGACTTGCAGATCCATATCGGGCCCTTGACGCGGCCGGCGAGGTCGGTGGGCGCGTAGCCGGACTCCTCGCGCAGCTCGCGTTCGGCGGCCTCCAGCATCGACTCGATCGGGCGCCCGTCGTCGTCCTTCTTGATCTTGCCTCCGGGGAGCTGCCACTCCACGGACTGCATGTCGTACCAGTCGCGGGCCTGGACCATGAACACGCGGTCGAGGTCGTCGACCAGGAGCAAGCGCACACGCTTTTTCGGCGGCCCCTTGTCGGGCTTGGTGTGCTGGAACTTCTTCTCGCCCACGGTTACACCTCCGGCGGCCGGTGCGGCTCGGTGCAGGTGCAGCCGTCGACCGGGTTCCAGGAGGGGCAGACGCTGACGACGCCGGCGGTGCCGCAGCCGCAGGGCTGGTTCCACCAGGTCTCGTCGCAGCCGCAGGCGTCGTTGTCGTGCCAGGCGGTGACGGGACGGCGGCAGCTCGTGCAGACCAGGTAGGGGCTCGCGAACTCGATGGCGGTGTGCGTACGGGTGTGGATCATCTACAGCTCCTCGCGCGCCAGGCGGCGCTTCCACTCGCGGACCAGGGCGAGCTGGCCGATCGCGCCGGTCTCCAGTTCGTCCAGGACCGCGTCGGTGTCCGGGGCGGTGCGCCAGGTCTCGGTCAGGCGCATGGAGTGTCCGAGGATGGCGAGCATCCACTCATCGGCCTGGCCGGCGGACAGCTTCGCGGCCCGCTGTTTGGCCTTGTCCCAGAAGCGGTGGCTGGTGGCGGGGTCGTCCATGGCGGCGCGCCGGCGCGGGCGGAATTCGCTGAACATCAGGCGTCGGCCTCCTGCTCGGCGGCGGCCTTGAAGAACCGGTCTGTGAACTGCTGGGCCTCGCGGTCCCACTCGACCGGCCGGTAGCGGCCAACGTCCCAGGAGCCCAGCGCGAGGCGCAGTGCCTCGTCGGGGTCGGCGATGCGGCGGGTGACGCGGCCGAAGACGATGCCGAGGCGGAAGAGGCGGATCACGTGGGCTCGGTCGGCGCGGCGGTAGGGGGCCTTGGTCTCCTGGTGGTAGGTGACGTAGTGCAGCGGCCACTTCTTCCCGCAGCGGGTCGTCGTGATGATCATCTGGGTCCTTACCAGGTCGCGGGGGTGTAGGGCTTGGCGTTGAGGACGGAGTCGATATAGCGGCCTGGTGAGGCGGTCGACTGGAACGCGGCCCATTCCTGCGGGGAGACGTTGTAGTACTCGTAGCCGACGCCGTCGGCGAAGCTGCTGGGGCCGACCTTGGGGCCCCGGAAGCGCACGAACAGGGTCTGGCTTTGGTAGTCGTAGCCGGCGGCCAGGGTGCGCGGCCCGTACCAGGGCTTGCCGAAGTTCTTCGCCTGGGGGGCTGGCCAGGTGGTGTTGGTCGGACGCAGTGTCAGGAGCTGGGAGTCGTCCTCGAACCACTCCGCGCGGCGCAGCGCGGCGACCGTGGCCGGCGAGAGCTTGCTGGAGGCTGCGTCGATGTAGGCGCGCACCTGGACCGGGGTGTAGCCGGGGCGCGAGTTGATGCTGGTGGGGGTGCGCTGGGACTCGAAGGTGCGGCGCTCGGCGCGGGACTTGCGCGGGGTCACGCCCGTGTTGCGCAGGCGTTCGGCGCGCTGCTCGGGGGTCTCGCGGGCGCGGGGGTTGAGCGCGTTGCGGATGGTCCCGAAGATGCTGTTGCGCGGGTTGGGCTTGCCCTTGTTGCGGTTCGCGGCCGGGTTCTTGCCCTTCATAGGGTCTCGGCCGGCGTTGTTGCCGCCTGCTCCCTTGCGCCGGGCGCGTGCCATGACGAAGCCCTCCCGTTCCCTGTCCGATCGGTTCACGGTAGGGAGTGAGGGCTTTTCGCGGATATTCGTCAGGGGGCCTGGGTGCGCCAGTCGGGTCCGAAGATGTTGGGGTGGACGCCGGTGGTGAGCAGGTTGGCGGTGTTGTAGTACTTCATGGTCATGCGTGGGTCTTCGTGGCCGACGTAGCGGGAGAGGCGGTGGATGGTCAGGACGTCTCCGGGCTGGGTCAGGCCCAGGGTGATGAAGGTGTCGCGGGCCATGTAAGGGTTGACGAGTTCGCCGGCGGCGGGCTGGATGCCGGCGGCTTCGCCGAGGCGGTAGAAGAGCCGGCGGATGCCGGAGGTGTCGAGGGCGTTCTGTTCGAGTTCCCCGGTGTCCTTGTTACGGATCTTGCGGCCGAGGAGGAACGGCCCGCTCGTGCGGCCGGCGAGGCAGCGGTCCAGGATCGGGTAGAGCTTGTAGCCGAGGTCGATGGTCTGCCAGTAGCCGCCGCCTTTCTTGACGCGCATGAGCTTGAGGGTGCGAATCTTCCCGCCGGCGCGGGTGCCGAGGTTCTCCACGCGGGCGAGGTGCATTTCCTCGGGGCGCATTCCAGTTCCGAGGAGCATGGCGACGCACAGTTCGCTGCGCGGGTGGTCGTCGCGGGCGGCCTCGTACAGGCTCCAGTACTCGTGGGGCTGGAAGATGTCCTTCGCGCCGATCTCGGCCGCGCTGCCGCGTGGCTTACGTCCGCGCTGCTTGGGGACGGGGTTGAACTGGACGAACTCGCGGTGGCGTTCGGTGAGGTAGTCGTAGAACTGGGAGATCGCGGTGCGGGCGTGGTCCTTGTTCTCCTTGCCGTACGGGAGGCGTTCGCATTCCTCGACACAGGGTCCGGGGTGGTGGGTCCAGTGGTTGGAGGAGAGGTACTCCAGGTGCTGGTCGATGTCGTCCGGGCTGGCGTCGTAGGGGTGGAGCATGGGCCAGCGGTCGAGCCAGGCGACGTAGATTCGCAGGTGGCGGCGGTACACGCGGGCGGTCTCGGGGCTGTAGTCCTTGGTGAAGGCCGCGATCAGCTCGTGGGCTTCGGTGCGCTGGCCGGGAATGCGGATGCGTCGGGTGGCCCACGTCGGCCTGTACTCAGGACTCTGAGTGGTCGTCATGTGCTCCATCGTAGCCTATGACGCACGACTTTTGCTGGTGTCCCAGCAGGTTGGTGAATATCCGCCAGAAAATGCCCACTTCTACCGTCCGGCCGCATGGGGAGCACCGAACAGGCCGAGCGCAAGGCCCTCATCACCGACATCGTCGAGAAGGTCCTCATGGTGGTCGACGAGCTGTCAGGTCACCCATTGCGCCCGTATCAGAGGCCGTTCGCCGCACGGGTGATCGAGTCGCTGATCGTCGAGGACAGCGCCAAGATCACCGCCCTGTGGAGCCGGCAGTCCGGCAAGTCGGAGACAGTGGCCAACACCATCGCCGGATGCATGATCATGCTGCCCCGCCTCGCGAAGCTCTTCCCCGACATGCTGGACAAGTTCCGCGAGGGCCTGTGGGTGGGCGTCTTCGCCCCCACCGACGAGATGAGCGAGACCCTCTTCTCCCGCGTCGCCTCGCGCCTCACCTCCGACCGGGCCATGGAGATCTACGCCGACCCCGAGATCGACGAGAAGCTCGAAGGACGCGGCAAGGTCATCAAGATGAAGCGCTGCGGGTCGCTGGTGCGTAAGCAAACCGCGCACCCGAAGGCGGCCATCGAAGGCCAGACCTACCACATCGTGTTCATCGACGAGTGTCAGCAGGCGGACGAGAAAGTCGTCAACAAGTCCATCGCGCCGATGCTCACCGCGACCGCCGGCACGATGTGCATGACCGGCACGCCGACGTATCACAAGAGCGTCTTCTACGAGCAGATCAAGCTGAACAAGCGCAAGGCCATCAACACCCCGAACTCGGACCATTTCGAGGTCGCGTGGAAGGAAGTGGCCAAGCACTACCCGCGTTACGGCAAGTTCGTCCGCAGTGAGATGGACCGATTGGGCGAAGACAGTGACGAGTTCAAGTTGAGCTACCGCCTGGTGTGGATGCTCGACAAGGGAATGCTCGTCACCTCCGACCGGTTCGAGGCCCTCGGCGACACGTCCATGAAGACAGTGCCCGAGTTCCACAAGTCCCCCGTCATCGTCGGCATCGACCCCGCCCGCAAGACGGACTCCACCGTGGTCACCGTCGTGTGGGTCAACTGGGACTACGCCGACGAATTCGGCCACTTCGAGCACCGCGTCCTCAACTGGCTCGACCTCACCGGCATGCACTGGGAAGAGCAGTACTTCCGGATCGTTGAGTTCCTCTCCCACTACAACGTCCACGCCATCGGCATCGACGCCGGCGGCCTCGGCGACGTCGTCTCCCAGCGCCTGCGCGTCCTCATGCCGTACGCCGACATACGCGACCTCAAGTCCGATCGCGGAGCCCAGACAAAGCGTTGGGGCCACATGATGGACCTCATGTCCAAGGGTCTTCTCGTGTGGCCGGCACACGCCAAGACCCGGCAGACCCGCAACTGGAAGAAGTTCCGCGCGCAGATGGAGGACGCGGAACTCAACTACGTGGGCCCGCACATCATCGTCGCCGCCCCGCAGGTCGACTCCGCGCACGACGACTACGTCGACTCCCTTTCCAACGCACTGTGGCTGACGGCCGAACTGCAGATGCCGACCGCCGAGATCATCAACACTCCATGGTGATTATCCGGCCCGAAATGCCGCTTCCTACGGTCCCGGTTCAAGACGTCTTGAACAGGAGGCCAACCCACATGGCCACATCCCCCCTCGCTCCGGACCCGGAGTTCCGCGAGAGCGCGGACCGCTTCTACGAGACGAAGACCGGCAACAACACCGCCCGCCGAGGCCCCCTGCGCTTCCAGGAAGGCTTGGGAAGCGACACCGATGTGCCGTCGGAGTTCGCGCGGGGCGCCATGCAGGGCTACGTCACCCCGCCCGGCCGCGCCAACCACAACATGAACGTCTTCGAGAAGCCCCCGGCGGAGACCATGCGCGAGCGCGCCCACGTCGGCTCCGCCTCGTGGCCCGAGGCTCCCACCTACCTGTCCGAGTACGCCGCCGGCGCCTCCGAGGCCGAGCAGAAGTACCTGCAGGTCGACCGGGGCGAGGGCCACCACAACCGCCACAACTACGCCCGGGTGGACTGAGCATGCCGGGTACGCCCACCCCGTTCGCAGGTCTCCCCCAGCCAGCCGAGGGAGACCTGCCGGACGTGCCGCACGACATCGGGGCCCTGGCTACCCGCGTAGACACCGTCCTCGCGCTGCTGTGCCAGAACACCTCCGGTTCGCCGGCAACGATGCCGACCACGGCGCAGAACCTGCTCGGTGTCGGCCCCTCGATCTCCTCCCTGCAGTCCACCCAGTCCACCCAGGCAGGGCAGATCACCACCCTGCAGGGCCAGGTCTCCACGCTGCAGACCAACACCGCGATCCTCGCGAACACCCCCCAGGTCAAGCAGCACCAGCCAAGCAGCAGCGTCACCGTAGCCAGTACCGGCATCATCAACGTGGACAACGTCACCCTGCCCACGGCCTCCTACAAGCGGCTGATGATCTGCAACATCACCGTCCAGGCCGGCTGGACCGACTACGCCACCAAGACCCCGCTGTCGCTCCAGGTCTACGGCAACATCAACAGCCAGCCGATCTCCTTGCCAGCCATCGGCGGCCCCAGCGTGCCCGTCCAGGCCATCCAGACCAGCTTCATGTGCACCGTGCCCGCCGGGAACTCGACCTCGGACTACGTCCAATACAACGTCCAGGTCGACCCCTACACCACGCCCCCGTCCGGGAAGTCGTTCCAGAGCTTCACCGGCCCCGGCGGAAGCCTCCTGCAGATGATCTTCATCCCCTGGAGCAACGGCCCCGACCTGATCATGCCGCACTACTGAGCCGTCGCATTCGGAACCAGGAAGGGAGGTGATGCCATGTCGATCGCCTTTGTCTCGCCGAGCATGAGGGCCGCCGCAAGCGACCTCACCGTCTCCGTCAGCCCCCTCGGGCTGGTGGAACTCGCAGACGAGGAGTTCGAGTTAGGTAGGTACACGGACCACGCCTGACCCGCTACGCTAACCACTGGGCGTTCTACCTCGGCTACCACTGGGCCTACAAGCGTGAGGCCGGCGAGCCGAACATCACCGTGAACTACACCGGCGCCCTGTCCCGGTACATAACGAACTTCACCTTCGGACGCGGCGTCAACTTCATGTCCGACAAGAAGTTCGAGCACATCATCCCTGCCCTCCTCGACCGCGCCTGGACCGTCGACAACGACAAGAAGTCCACGCTGTGGCAGATGGGCGAGAACGGCTCCGTCGCGGGCGACTGCTTCGTCAAGATTGCCTACGAAGCCCCCTGGCAAGACCCGGCAGGAGGTGATCACCCCGGACGAGTGAGGATTCTGCCGCTGAACGCGGCGCAGTGCTTCCCTGAGTACCACCCCCACGACCGGGACCGATTACCGCCTCCTCCGGTTCAAGCTCAAGTACAAGTTCTGGGGGACGAGCCTCGAAGGCACCCGCCAGGTGTACACCTACACCGAGATCATCACCGACGAGTACATCGAGGAGTACGTCAACGACGAACTGCTCGACGCCCGTGACAACCCCCTCGGCGCCATCCCGATCGTACACATCCGCAACATCTCCATCTCCGGCTCGCCGTGGGGACTCGCGGACATCGTCGACCTCATCCCGCTGAACCGAGAGTTCAACGAAAAGGCGACCGAGATATCGGACATCGTCAACTACCATGCCGCCCCGCTGACCATCGTCACCGGCGCCAAAGTTTCACAGCTTGAGCGCGGCGCCAAGAAGGTCATCGGGGGCCTCCCGAAAGACGCCAACGTCTTCAACCTGGAGAACGGCGTCGACCTCAACGGGCCTCTCGCCTACCTCGACCTCATCAAGAGGGCGATGCACGAGCTGACCGGCGTCCCCGAGACCGCACTCGGCATGGCACAGCCGATCTCCAACACCTCCGGGGTGGCTCTCCAAATCCAGTTCCTGCCGCTCATGAACCGGTACGAACTCAAGAAGGTCAACTACACCCTCGGCCTCAAGCGCATCAACGAACTGATCCTGCGCACGCTCTTCCTCTACGAGCCGAACACCCTGCGCTACGACCCCGACTCCCAGGGCATGAAGACGCAGGACGACCAGCCCGACGTCCTCGACCCAGCCGACCCGGCCGTCTACAACGTCGACATCGACTGGCCGCCACCGCTGCCCATCGACCAGCTCGTCAAGCTCAACGAGATCCAGGCCAAGCTCGCCCTCGGCCTGGAATCCAAGCGCGGCGCGCTCCGCGAACTCGGCGTCGAGTTCGTCGACGAGAAGATGTCCGAGATCTTCGACGAGCAACTGCGCGAGGCGAAGGAGGAAGGCGCGCTCGAACTTATTCGGGCGGAAATAACCTCTGCCATCCTCCAGGCCACCGGGGTTACTCCTGACGGAGAAACTCCGACACCTGCTGCGAGCGCCACCGGCGCCTCTTCTGGAGGCAGTGCCGGCACGGAAGGCGCAGGACCCCTTCCCGGTCTCCCCGGAGTCGGGGGGACAACGGACACACAGTCGATGCTGAACGAACTCACGACCCTGTCCAAGGGCACCAAACTCGCCCAGTACAGGAATCCGGACAAAAACTCGGACTGAAACCCACGTCTAAGGAAAGCAAGTGGAACCCCAGAGCACTGAGACCCAGCCGCCGGCCACGTTCACCGCGACCAGCATCCCCACCACCGCATGGAACGGCGGACCGACCCTCGGCACCGCCACCAGCACCGCACCCCAGACCTTCACGGCACAGGACATGGAACGGGCCCGCCAGGAGGAGAAGGAGAAGCTCTACGGCCGCCTCACCAAGGCCGAAGAGCGCGCCGCAGCGGTGGAGCAGGAGATGGCCCGCTGGAAGGCCGAGGCCGACCAGCGCGAAGCCGAGCGACAGGCCAAGCTCAACGAGAAGGCCCAGCGCAAGCAGGCCAAGCTCGCCGAGAAGGCCGAGCGCGACCGCGCCGCCGCCGAGGCCGACATGAGCGCCCGCCAGCTCCTCGCGGAGCGAACCCGGGAGTTCGAGGAGCGCTTCCAGTCCATGGAGGCGCGCCAGGCCGCCGAGAAGGCCGCGCTGGCGAAGGAGGCCGAGTTCAACCGACTCAGCGCCTACATCCAGCAGCGGATCAACCAGGAGGCGGGCAGCATCGCCCCCCAGCTCATCGACCTGATCTCCGGCGACACGCAGGAGGAAGTCGACCGCTCCATCGAGCTGATGAAGGCCAAGACCGCCGAGATCGTGCAGTCCGTCGCCAACGGACAGGCGCAGAACCGCGCACAGCTTCGGGGAACCGCGCCCACGGGCTTCACCGCGAACGGGCCAGTGGACTCCGAGAACAACTCCCAGCAGCTCACCGCCGAGCAGATCGCAGCGATGCCCATGCGGGAATTCGCTCGATACCGGGGTCAGCTCCTGGGGGCTGCGTCGAGGTCCGGCAATCGCGGGCTCTTCGACTAAGACCCATCACCCAGAGAAAGGCTGCCGCACATGGCATCCGGAATCACGGGGACTCCGCTTCTGTCCCCGACCCCGACGGCGTACACCGCGTCGTCCTCGTCGATGCTCACGCCGGCGATCCAGACCATCTGGTCCAAGGAGATCCTCAAGGGTTAAGGGGACCTCGTGCGGTGACGTACGAGTAAACACCACGCTGTATCGGTGAACCCCTCCAAGAGCACGTCAGGGGAATACCGAGGGAACCCTCACCGGGGACTCCGTAGAGACTACACGCGAGGCATCTCCAACGAGGCCGGCCGAACGGTGACGTAGGTCGGGGACTCACACGGACTGGGAGATGAAGATATAGTCCGGTCTGCACTCGATGGCAAAGGTGCAGAGCCAGGCAGAAATGACCTGGCCCCAACTGATCGGCTTGGGTAACAAACCGCTTCCAGGCAATGCCGATCCTGCGGTTCGAGCAGTTCATGGTCAAGAAGACCGAACTCGGAACCGCGCCCGGCCTGTCCGTGAACTTCATGAGGTATCGGGCGCTCGATGGGGCTCAGCAGCTCGTCGAGGGCGTCCGCATGGAGACCCACGCGCTGACGGCCGAGCAGATCACCATCACGGTCGCCGAGCAGGGCTTCGCGGTCGCCGTGACGGAGCTTCTCCTCAACTCCAGCTTCGACGACGTGATGGCGAGCGCAGCCCGCCTCCTGGGCCGCAACATGGCCACCTACCTCGACGGGCAGTGCCGCGACACCCTCCTGGGTGCCCCGTCGGTGCTCTACGGCTACGACAAGCTCGCGTCGTGGGCGGCCGGCGAGACCCGCACTCCTCTGTCCCCGTACGACCGTGGCATGTTCGCCGACTCCGAGGCGACCATGACCACGAACGGCGGCTTCTACTTCACGGCGGCGCTCGTCAAGGACGCCGTAGAAACTTTGGCCACGAAGAATGTCCCGCGACTCGGCGAGACGTACGTGGCCTTCGTGCACCCACACCAGAGCCGCCGCCTTCGTGACGACCCGGAGTTCATCGAGGTCACCAAGTACGCGGCGCCCGGCAATTTCATGCTGGGTGAGATCGGCCGGCTCAACGACGTCGTCTTCATCGAGACGACCCAGGTGTTCCAGGGCACGTTCAACCCGCCGCCGCCCACCACCCAGCTCGGCACGACCATTCCGGTCGGCAACAGCCAGGTGTGGCAGGGGCAGCCTGCGCGGACGGCTTCCGGTTCGATTCCGGCGATTCCTGCGGTGACGCAGGTTCCGTCGAACCCGAACGCCCCGACCAACTCCATCTACCGCGCTCTCGTCATCGGCGACAACGCGGCCGGCCACGCGATTTCGCTGCCGGTGGAGCTGCGCGATGGCGGCGTGCTCGACTTCGGCCGTGAGCACGCGCTGGCGTGGTACTCGATCTGGGGCCTCGGCCTCATCACGGACTACGCCGTCGTGCAGTGCGCGACGAACTGATTCGGGTACAAATTCGTGGGGCGCAGACTCCGCTCTGCGCCCCGCCCCCAATTCGCTAGGAGAAACAGATGGTCGCGTCTCCGCGTTCCAAGCCCAACCCGAAGGACTTCACCGGCAACCGCAAGCGCATCCTCGCCGAGCAGCACCGTGAGGAGCTGCTGGAGAAGCAGGCTCAGCTCTCCATGCGGACGCAGGTGATGCAGGAGAACCTGGACACGCCGATCGACGTGCTGACAGGTCTTCCCGTGGAGGGCGCCGCGTCGGCGCCGGTCGACGGTGACGACGACGTGGCCACGCCGGTGTACGTGGCTCCCGAGTTCGCGACCATCCGCGTCGCGTGCGACCTGGAGAAAGTGACGATCGGCCAGGGGAAGGTCTACGAGTTCCGGGAGGGCCAGGTCTACCGGGTGCCGTACAACGTGGCGGTTCACCTGTGGAACCTGGGATACGTCTGGCAGTGGCTCTAAGGGAGGCAGTGCCGTGGCGCGTGCGCCGAAGTCCCTCAAGGACGTGGACAAGCAGCCCGTGGTCGGCGGCTGGTACCGGCTGCTGGAGCCGATCGGCTCTGGGCCCGGTCACCTGTCGGTGACGCATTTCGCCGGCGAGGAGGAGCGGGAGCGGCACGTTCAGGTCGTCGCCATCCCCGAGCCAGGGACGGCCGGCACCGGGCGCGTGTCGGAGGCGTCGCCGCTGGTGCGCTGGTTCCAGCACACCCCCGAGGGCGTCTGTGAGCACATCTCGCAGGTGCCGATGGAGATGTTCCGTGCGCGGGTAGCGCCTGGCCAGGAGCCGCCTGAGCACGAGGTCGTCGAGGCCCGTAAGAGAGGTGCCTGATGTCGGGGTTCATCGCGATGCAGGGCTGCCTGTCGGACCTGTCCTATCTGGTGGGGCAGTCCACGCCGCTGGCTGCGGAGTGGGCGGCCAAGACGGCGGCCGGCGATCCCAACCCCATGACGACCTACCTGATGCTGCTGTCGGCCGCGCCGACGGACTCAGGCAGTGACATGGGCACCTTGGCGGGGATCGAGGTCACCGGCACCGGGTACGCGCGGCAGCCGGTGTCGTGGGCGTCGCCGGTGTCGACGACCCGGTCGATCGCGAACGGGCTGCTGACGCAGTTCGGGCCGTTCACGGACGCGAGCGGGTTGAACCTGCCCGTGATGGGGGCGGCGCTGGTAACCCGGGCGACCGGAACCTCCGGCATCTCGCTGATGCTGTGGAGTTTGGCCAGTGGTTTGACCACTGCACAAAACCAGGTCCTGCAGGTCGCGGCCGGCAACCTGGTGATGACTCTCGCGACGAGCTGAGCATGGCTGACTATGCGAACCTGATCACCCGTATCCGCAGCGAGGTCGGCGACTTCGGGTCGCCGTTCGTCGACACCTTCCTCGGCGCGGACGAGCTGTCCTCCTACGACCTGTCGCAGGTCAACGTGTCGCAGTGCACGGCCACGGTGTCGGCCGGCGACCCGCCGGCGGCCGTGGTGCTGCGGCCTGGGCAGGACTACTTCCTGGACGCGCACGAGGGCCGGATCGTGTTGTCGAACCCGGCGTACTCGCCGCTCCACCAGGGCCAGACGCTGCGGGTCACCGGCATGGCCGAGGGCATGTTCTCGGACAGCGACCTGCACCAGTACATCGACGACGCTTTCGCCCAACACACCTACGGGCGCACCATCCAGACGCGGTACAAGGACCAGTACGGTTTCATCCGCTACACCGACGCGCCGATGACGCTGGCGACGCTGCCGGCGGTGGAGACGCCGCTGGTGGCGTACCTGGCGACGATCAACGTGCTGTGGACGCTGGCGACGGACGCGGCCACCGACATCGACATCTCGACGGCAGAGGGCACCTTCGTCGCCCGGTCGCAGCGGTACCGGCAGCTCATGGAGCACATCGGCACGCCGACGACCGGGCTGCAGGGCCGGTACAACCAGCTCGCCGAGCAGCTCAACGTGGGCCTGTCGCGGATCGAGGTGTTCACGATGCGCAGGGTGTCGCGGACGACGAACCGGCTGGTGCCCGTGTTCAAGGACCGGGAGTACGACGACGCGTCCATGCCGGTGCGGCTGCTGCCGCCGATCGACGGCGCCGAGATCGAGGACCACTCGGGGATTCCGTCCCCGCTCATGCCTGGCGTCTGGGGGTAGCCATGTGGTCTCGACTGGACTGGAAGCGCGGCCGGTTCAACGTGAACTCCGAGACGACGTTCATCCATCGCGGGCTTCGCGGGTGGCAGCGCGGCTGGGGCGACTCGATCACGTACTGGCGCTACGAGGATGACCTGTCGGCGGAGAACATGCACCCTGTCTACGACGAGGCGACCGGCGCTGGGAAGGTCTTCTACGGGGCGTGGCAGATCCCGGTCTTGCACGTGAACCACAACGAGGCGACTGACACGGAGCCGCGCGACGCTGGTCTGTACGTGACGGATTCGCTGGAGGTGGTGTGCGAGTTCGACCAGCTCATGCGGATCGGGCTGTCGGAGGTCGATCTCAAGCACGGCGTGTTCCAGCGTGACCGCATCACCTACGACAACCTCGTCTTCGGGGTGCGGCATGTGGACATCCAGGGTCAGATGCGGCGCCGTGATGTGATCGTGACGATTTCCGCGACGCAGCTCATGAACGATGAGATCGTCAACGACCCACAGTTCAAGGACTACCTGGACGACGTGAACTTCGACAACAGCTTCACGAAGTCGACGTTCACGAAGCCTGCGTCTTCGATGCCCAAGGGGCCGACGCACGGGGCGAGCTACCACGACCAGGGGACCTGGCACTGACATTACCGGCGGGAAAACCAAAGCACAGAGCCTGGGCGCAGAATTCAACGAGCTGCGCGGAGGCGGGCTGTGACTGGTTTTCCCGCTGGTGTTTCTGTCACCACGCTGACAGGCACCTATCTGGACCCAGAGGGTAACCCGCTCGCGGGAACGATCACTTTCTCGCCGCCATCGGCGCTCACCCTCAAGGGCGCGTCGATGTTCTCGATGCTGCCGGCGACGGCGACTCTGGATGTGAATGGGCGGTTCTCGGTCCAGCTCATCGCGACCGACAACGCGAACATGTCCCCGAGCGGGTGGACCTACCAGGTCACCGAGACGATCTCGGCCGCTGGTGCGCAGACGGCGGTGACGGGGCCGACCGTGACGGCGCCGATGCGGCAGTACTACATCTTCCTGCCGTACTCGGCGACGCCGGTGGATCTGTCGTCGCTGGCTCCGGTGCAGCCGTACTCGGGCGTGTACCTGCCTGCGCCCACCGGTGTGGCGAGCGGGGATCTGTCGGGGAACTTCCCGGGGCCGACGGTCGCGAAGATCCAGGGCGTTTCGGTGTCGGGGACGCCGGCTGCTGGGCAGGTGCTGACGGCGACGTCGCCGACGGCTGCGACGTGGCAGGCCGGCGGGGGTGGCAGCGGTACGCCGACGGGGCCGGCGAGCGGGGACCTGTCGGGCGTGTACCCGGGCCCGAGCGTGGCGAAGGTCAACGGTGTTGCTGTGGCTGGCTCGCCGGCAGCGGGTCAGGTGCTGACGGCCAGTTCGGGGACGGCCGCGACGTGGGTGACGCCGCCGGGCGCGTTGCCGCCGACTGGCACCGCCGGCGGTGACCTCGGCGGGTCCTACCCGAACCCGAGCGTGGGCAAGGTCAACGGCGTGTCCATCACGGGGACTCCGTCCGCCGGGCAGGTTCCGGTGGCGACCTCGGCCATCGCGGCAGCGTGGGGGCCGGCGCCTGGCGGTGCGCCGACCGGCGCGGCAAGCGGTGACCTGTCGGGGACCTACCCCGGGCCGACGGTCGCGAAGATCAACGGGGTGTCGGTCAGCGGGACGCCGGCGGCAGGCAACGCGATCATGGCGTCGTCCGCGACGGCGTCGGCGTGGGCTGGGGCGGCCGGCATCGGCGAGTGGATCTTCAATGTCCGCTCGTACGGGGCGGTCGGCGACGGCGTGATGGTCTCCGACGGCGCGATCACCGCCGGCACCACCGCGCTGGCGTGCACGACGTCGCTGCCGTTCGTGTCCACCGACGTCGGCAAGGCCATCATGATCAAGGGTGCGGGCGGGACCGGCATCACCACCCACGTCGCCACCATCACCGGCTTCACCGACAGCGGCCATGTCTCCATCTCCGCCCCGGCCGTGACCACCATCACTGGCGCGCTGGTGTTCTTCGGCACGGACGACACGCCGCACTTCATCAACGCGGTCAACACCGCAACCGCCTTCGGCCAGGCGCACGGCGCGGCGAAGGTGTTCATCCCGGCGCCCAGCAAGCAGTTCTACTGCATCGCCGGTGCCCTGCAGACAGGCGGCACCACCAAGGGCAACGCCCAGATCCCGCTGCCCATCATCGCGGACACGGCGAGCAAGGTCACGCTCACGTTCGAGGGCGTCGCCAACGGCTCGGGTGTGCAGTTCTGGCAGCAGACCGGGCCGACGTTCTCCGGCTCGACGCTGGTCTCTTTCGGAGTGTGGACGGCCGCGTCGGCGCAGACCAACTCGATCAACACCAACGGCAACCCGTGCGTGATCGGAGGCCCGACCCAGCCGAACGGGTACGGCACCTCGGCGACGGTGTACTCGAACATGATCGTCACGCTCAAGGACATGTCGATCCTGAACGCCTACTCCAGCCAGGGGCTCTCCTACGGTGCGGCTGACTTCTCCGGCGTGGCGAACGCGAACCTGATCGACTTCGCCTACGGCACCTGCGGTTCGGTCGCGGCGAACGACTACGTGGCCACGAGCGGGTTCGCCGCGAACGAGGTCATCGGTGTCCTGATGCCGGCGAACGGCAACAACGACAACTGCGCAATCCGCAACGTCACCTGCCACGGGGGCTACACCTGGGGTATCTACGCGACCGAGCACACCGTCATCGACTCGATGCGCATCCTGTACTGCTGGTCCGGGTTCTGCCCCGTCGGGCAGTACTACCAGTCCGCCGGGTCGACCCATGGCATCTATGCGGCGAACCTCTCCGTCGAGGCGTGCAACAACGTCATCTACGTCGTCGGCATCGGCTCGTCCGGCATCGGCCCGTTCCTGGAGATCGTGCAGCTCGACACCGAGGGCGGCGCGCCGACCTTCACGGACAACAGCAGCGGCTCCGGGCTCGCGGCGCTTCGCGGGCACGTGCAGATGACGGGCTTGTTCACGGCGTCCAGCGTCGTGGTGTCGCACCCGACCGGACTCAAGATCACCAACGGGCAGGTTCCGCGCGCGATCTCCACGGTCACGGCCAACTACACCGTGACCGTGCTCGACGAGACGATCCTGGTCAACGCCGCGTCAGGCGCGGTCGCCGTGACGCTGATCTCGGCGGCGAACACCCCGAACCGCTACCTCGTGAAGAAGATCGACAGCTCCGCGAACAACGTCACCGTCACCGCCGCCGGCACCGACACGATCGACGGCGCGGCCACGAAGGTCCTGTCCACGCAGTGGCAGTCGGTGGACCTCGTCTCGGACGGGGCGTCCCACTGGTACTCGGTCTGATCCATTACTCGGGCGATTTTCGCGGCCCCCACATTGGGGGCTGCGAACAACAACTGCCTATACCGGAGTATCGCCCATGCCTTTCCTCGCGAATGAGGACCAGGCCCTCAAGCAGAAGCTGAGCGGCCTGTTTGTGCATGATGCCACCTCCGGTACACAGCAGGGCCGCCCGGTTGTGGTGCGGTTCAAGAATCCCGAGTACGAGCTGTCCCAGTCGCAGTATCCGCTGATCATGCTCTCGCACACGAGCATCTCGAAGGCGGACGAACGCGAGTCGCGCGGATATGTGCGCATCGGATACGCGCCCGAGGGCTATGCGGGCTGGGCGGACATGACCGACCCGGGCCAGTCTCCCTATTTCTCGCAGACGCCGATCCCGGTGAACGTCGACTACCGGATCGACGTCTTCGCGCGCAAGCAGACGCACCTGATCGACCTGACCGCGCAGTTGATGAGCTTCGCGTTCCTCCCGGATCGGCTCGGTTTCCTGGTCATCCCGCAGGACGGCACCACGCGGCGCCTGGACGTCCTCGGCGGGCCGGAATACATCGAGTCCAAGGACGAACTGGGCAAGCGCCTTTTCACCGCCGTGTGGTCGATCCGCATCAGCTCCGAAATCTTCCTGGCCACCATCGACCAGCTCACGCCGGCGCAGAAGACGATCATCAACCTGGTCGACCTGGAGCAGTTCCAGGACGGATACCTCACCCCGCTCGATCCCCCGCTGACCGTCACCCGGCCCAAGCTCGTGCCGGCCACGACGACGCTGCCGGCCGGTCACGTCGGGGTGCCCTACCAGCAGTCGCTCAGCGCCACCGGCGGCATCGCGCCGTACCAGTGGGTGCTTCAAAACGGCGCGCTACCAGCGGGGCTGTACCTCGCCCCGGAGGGCGTGATCTTCGGAACCCCCACCGTGCCCACAACCGCGCAGACGTTCACGGTCGCCTGCACCGACTCGGCCGTCTACGGGCCGCAGACGGCTCCGCAGCTACTCACGCTCACGATCGGGAGCTGACCTATGACCACACCCGTCTACCCGTACAAGCGGCCCGGCGTCTACGTGTCGGAGACGCTGCTGCCGCTTCCCACGCCGGCCGTCGCCCCCGGGACAGCGGTCGCGGCATTCGTGGGCACCCACAACGCCGGCCCCACCACGCCGACGCTGATCTCGTCCTGGGCTCAGTTCCTGTCGCTGTATGGCGGGTTCGGCTCCGGCATCGACGTGCTCCCGTTCAGCGTCTACGAGTACTTCGCGAACGGCGGCAACCGGGCCTACATACTGCGGGCGGTCGCCTCGGACGCGGCGGCGGCTTCCGTCACGCTGAACAACGTCCCGATCCCGCCGGCGAGCACCCAGACGCCGACGCCTCCCGGAACGGCGCCTACGGGCTCGGGTACCGCGCCGTCGAACCCGGTCGCCGGCGTGACGCTGACGTCCGTCACCTCGCCGGTGATCAACCCCGAGCAGACCGCGCTCGGGGTGACGTTCCAGTCGCTGACCGGCACGGGCAACGCGATCGACGCCTACCTGGTGACCTGCACGCCCCCGGCGGGTTCGGGTCTGACGACGCAGCAGGTGTGGTTCCCGCAGCCGGGCACCCAGGGCGCCTGCAACATCGTCTTCGGCGGCCTGCAGCCCGGGACGACGTACACCATCCAGGTCGTGCCCTACAAGGGCACCAGCGCCGGGCCGGGCATCGCGAGCCCGCCGACGTTCTCCACCCTGGCTCCCTACACGGCGGTGCCCGCGCTCAAGATCACTGCGCTGGGGCTCGGGGCTTACGGCAACAACATCTACATCGACACCGCCGCGTCGTGGACGAGCGGCCGGTTCCACCTGTTCGTGAAGGTCGGCAGCGACGCTGCGGCGAGCCTGGTGGAGACCTGGCAGGACGTCTCGCTGAACCCCACCGACCCGCGCTACGTGGTGTCGATGCTGAACGCCCCGCAGGGCGGGTCTGCGTACATCCAGGTGCAGAACATGCTGCCGCCGGCGTCCCCGCAGCCCGGCACCGGGCAGACCCCGGACGGCTCCTGGTTCCCCGTGCTCGGCAACGGGTTCCGGCTCGCGAGCGGCTCCGACGGCGTGCAGGCGGTGAACCTGTCGACGTCGCTGACCAACCAGTTCGCCTCCATCGCGGACGTGCTGCTGCTGAACCTGTGCGGTCAGTTCACCGCGAACTCCGGCATCCCCGCGCAGACGGTCATCAACGCGGCCCTGTCGTGGGTGATCAACCGGGGCCGGGCGTTCATGGTGCTGGACGCGCCGCAGGTGCCGGCGCCGGCGGACTCCACCGCCGCGACGTCCGCGTACCTGTCCCTGCTGCCGTCCGCGACGCCACCCGGCTCCTACCAGCCCACGACCTCGTACGCGGCGATGTACGGGCCGTGGCTGCAGTGCTCGGACCCCGCCGGCGCCTCGGTGCAGGCCACCCGGATGCTGCCGCCGGCTGGCGCGGTGATGGGCCAGTTCGCGCAGGCCGACGCGAAGGTGGGCCCCAACCAGGCCCCAGCCGGTGTCGGTTACCCCCTGATCGGCGTCGTCGGGGTGGAGCACCAGTTCACCAACGACCAGCTCGACAGCCTCAACATCGCCGGCATGGACGTCATCCGGCCGGTCCCGGCGTCGGGGTTCTGCATTATGGGCGTGCGCACCCTCAAGGCCGGAATGCCGGACCGGTACATCCCGATCCGCCGCATGCTGACCTACCTGGAGGACCTGCTCACCAAGGCCACCCAGTTCGCGCTTTTCGCGCCGAACGGGCCGCAGCTTTGGCAGACCATCACGGCGGTGTGCCAGCAGCAGCTCAACGTGGCGATGATGTCCGGACAGCTCGCCGGCAGCACGCCCGACCAGGCGTTCTTCGTGATCTGCGACGACACGAACAACACGCCGGCCTCCGTCGCCAACGGGGAGATCCACATCAGCGTCGGCGCCGCGCTGGAGACGCCCGGCGAATTCATCGTCCTGCAGATCTCGCAGTACCAGGGCGGCATCTCCACCACGACCACGAGCCTGTAAGGGCAGGTGAATTCAGATGGCCACGGCGACAACCACCCAGCAGTCCAGCTCTTTCGCGCACATCCAGACCGACCCGCTTCGGACGTTCAAGTTCCAGGTGCTCATCCACCACGGCAACCTGGACTCCTCCAAGCGCGTCCCGCAGATGGGCTTCATGTCCGTGTCCGGCCTGTCGATGACCACGGACGTCGTGGTCTACCGCCAGGGCGGGATGAACACGACTACCCAGAAGATGCCCGGTCAGAGCGACTACGCCCCACTCACGCTCTCGCGCGGACTGATATGCGGCGACGCGGACCTGTTCGCGTGGACGCAGCAGATGTTCGCGGTCGTGCAGGGCACCGGGTCGCAGTCCGGCGCGAGCGAGTTCCGCTCCACGATCGACATCTTCCTGCTCGACCACCCGGTCAACACCCGCACCGTCACCTACAAGGCGGGCTGGCGCGTCTACAACGCCTGGCCCACGTCCGTGGCCTTCGGCGACCTCGACGCGGGAAGCAACGGCGTCGAACTGCAGCAGATCACCTTCGCCCACGAGGGCTGGGACTTCAAGATCGCGAACACCTACGGGCCCAACGGCAAGATCAGCCCCTTCGCCGCGTAACCACACGGAAGAGACTCGGAAATGGAACAGGTACCGGACTTCACCACATTCGGAGATCAGACCTTCTCGGCCGCCTCCTCACCGCAGGAGGCGGTCGCCGCCAGCCAGGCATTCCTCAAGGAGGACCGCGCCTCCGGAATGCCCACCATGCAGGCCGCCCCAGACGTCTTCGTCACCCTCCACCACGGCATCAAGAACCCCACCTCACTGGAGTTCCTGCGCGACGCCGAGGTCCGCGAACTGAACGGACAGGACGAGGAAGCCATCGCGCGCTGCAACGGCAACCTCGCCCGCGTCATGGACACCATCGTCGTGCGCGGCACCCGCCGCATCGGCTCCCAGTTCATGACCCGCGAACTGGCCGACCAGCTCCTGATCGGGGATCGCGAACAGCTCCTGCTCGCGATCCGCGAGGCCACCTTCGGCCCCACCGTGGAATTCGAGAAGCTCCCCTGCCCGCACTGCGGCGACAAGGTCGACCTGTCCTACGCCCTGTCCGACGTGCCCGTGGTGAAGCTCAAGGACCCCGACCAGGTCGAGTACAGGGTCGACCTGCGCCAGGGCGCCGTAGCCGTGGTGCGCCTGCCCAACGGCGCGGACCAGATGAAGATCCTTTCCCACGCCGACGAACCCGACGCCGTGCAAAACACCCGGATGCTCTCCCAGTGCCTGCTGCGCGTGGAATACCCCGACGGCGACACCGTCCCCGGCTCCCCCAAGCTCGCGCTGGAGCTGTCCATGGCCGACCGGCGTACCCTGCTCGACTTCCTGATGGCCACCCAGCCCGGCCCCCGCTTCAACCAGGCTGCTTTCGTGCACGACGGGTGCGGACAGGAGGTCCGCCTGCCACTCAACCTGGCGATCCTGTTTCGCGGACTGTAACCACCGGCGCGCATTCCTCGACTACCAGCTCCTCACCCGCGTCCACCCCGGATGGCCGCTGACGCAGATCAAGGAGTTGAGCATCCGCGAACGGGCGCACTGGGTGCGACTGGCCAGGTGGGAAATGAACCGATAATCGCCGTTCCTACAATCCGGAGGAACGGCTCGCCCACGAATCCAAATGCGAGGTCACCATGGCTTTTCTCGCTCCCCTCGCGGAAGTCGCTGCCGAAGGCGGCGCGGCGGAGGCGGCCGGCGGCGCGGCGGCCGAGGGCGGCAGCGGCGGAGGCGGATTCGCCTCCCGTATGCTCTCCGGCCTCCAGTTCGGCGGCGGCGGAAAGAAGAAGCAGTCCAGCCCGTCCCAGAGCACCGGCGGCGGCACTGTCGAGAACGACGCGAGCCTTTCATGACGTCCCCCGCGCACCCGTCGCTGTTCGCGCACATGGTGGATGGGGCCTCCGTGCACACCGCAGGCAGTCACGCGCTGGCCACCGCCGTGGCGCACCACGAGGCGCAGCAGCGCAATCACCACGTGCTGGTCGAGCACAACCGCAGCCAGCTCCAGTCCGCGCAGGCGAACGTCCAGCACGAGCGCGACGCCCACGCCAGGCGCATGGAGTCGCACCCGAAGCTGGTGCGCGCCCGCACGGAGGAAGAGAACGCGAGCACTGCGCGTGAAGGCGCCCGCCACGCCCACCGGCTCAACCAGAACGACGTCGCCGACGCACGCAACAAGGCGAAGGCGGCGCGGCGCAAGGCGGAAGCCGCGAAGCAGAGCTTCGGGGAGGGCTCGGCCGAGCACAAGGCTGCTGCCAAGAAGGCCGCCGCCGCGCGCACCGCGCACGAGAAGGCGCAGGCGAAGGCGGACGAGTCCCTCAAGGCGCTGCGCGCGGTGTCCGAGCACAAGCGCAGGGTCACCATCGACCGGCAGAAGGCGGAGAAGAAGCAGAGCGAGAAGGGGAGGACGGCGGTCCGCGCGGCGCAGCAGGCCGAGCGCGCCGAGCGGCGCACCGGGCGCGCTGCCGAGGGCGCGTCCAAGGCCGCCCTTGGGCACGCCAAGAGCCAGGTCGCCAAGGCCAAGGTCGAGCACAAGCACGAGGCCGCCCAGATCCGGCATATCCAGCGCCTGGACCGCGAGATCAACAAGGTGCACCAGATCGCGGCCCGTCACCACGAGAAGGTGGCGCGGATGCAGGCCAAGCACGAGCAGCAGGTCCACCGGCGTCTCGGCAACATCCACAAGAGCGCCCACAAGCTGGTCAAGCACACCGTGTCGAAGATGACCGAGCAGAAGAAGCCGGGCGCCGCTCTTCACAACGGGGCGAGGCTGACCTGATATGGCGACGCCGCCGCAGAACCCCATGCCCAATCCCCAGCAGGCCCAGAACGCGCAGAACCTCGCGCAAGGGACTCTGCTGGGGACGGCCGCTTTCCAGCGCACCATCGACCAGCTCGAACGGTTCCTAACGGACCTGACGAACAAGGTCTCGCGGCAGACCGGGCTTGGTACCACGGGCATGGGAGCAGCGTCGCTGGGGCTGCCGACTGCGGGAGCCGGCGGCCTGCACGGCACACAGTCGACGATGTCGTCTGGGGCTTCCCAGCAGGCGCAACTGGCGGCGTGGCAGAGGGTATCGCCGACCCCCACGATGAAGCAGCAGTTCCTCAACGGCCTCTCGCCCACGCTGTTCGGCGGCAGCTTCCGCACCGGCAACTGGCGCGGCATGGGCGCGCGGCTCGCCGGCATGGGCGCACGCAGCGGACTGGACCTCGGCGGCGGCCTGGTCTCCGGCTACGGGTCCGGTCTTGGCGGCTTCGCCACGGCCGCCGACGCCTACGCCCGGCAGGCGATGCTGTGGCAGAACTCCTTCGGGCTGTCCGGCGGGACGCTCGCGCAGTCCTACGCCGGCAGGCTGATGCGGTTCGGCGGCCAGTACTGGGGCCAGGGGGCCGCCGACATGTTCTCCGCCGGGCTGACCATCACCCAGCAGGCCGGCGCCCAGAACGCGGGCCGGCTGCTGAATGCCGCGTCGACCACGGCGATGCTCAACCCGGGCATGAGCCTGTCCCAGGTCGCCCAGATGCAGGCGAAGTTCACCGGAGCGCAGGGCTTCTACGCGCAGCAGATGTTCGGCATCACCCCGACCCGAGCGCCGGGCGGTGTGATCCGCGACCCGCTGCAGACGGTGCTGTCCCTGGCGAACCGTGTCAACGCGAACATCGGCGGCTTCGGCGCGCTCTCCCAGCAGGGCTTCACGGCCGAGATGATGCAGGGCGGCTCGCTGTCCACGTCGCTGGCCAACTTCGGGCGGGCGCAGGGCATGAGCGGCATGGAGCAGCAGGCCATGGCCAACCAGCTCGCCGCCGTGAACACGCTGGTGGCGAACGGGAAGATGAGCCCCGACCAGGCGGTGAAGCTCCTCAACACCTTCTCCGCCAGCCCGACCAGCGCGGCGGGAAAGGCCGCCTACGCGCAGATGAAGTCGGCCGGCCTGTCGATCGCGGACACGCTCTCGGGCGCCCAGAACATCCTGCAGGGGCGCCAGGCCAACGGGTACCTCGGGGCGACGGCCGACTACCTCGACGCGGCGAGGACGACCGCGAACACGCTGCAGGACATCTACGACCTGCTGAACAAGGTCCTCACGCCGTTCGCCGGACTCGCCGGCGCCTACGCCTCCGGCGGCGTTCTTGGCGCGGTGGGCAACATGTTCGGCCTCGGGACGAAGGCCCCTAACGCGGGCAGCTCCGTGCAGTCCAGCGAGCCGGCGGCCGTGCGCGCTTCGCAGGCGAGGTACGCCCAGTCCTACGCCGCCCAGCAGAAGTCCATCGCATCGAAGTACGGCCACTCCAGCATGCCCACCAGGGGCGGCGGCGCGTCCAGCGCATCCGGCGGCGGACAGGGCGGCTCCGGCTCCGTGGACGGCTCCGGCAGCCCCGCCGCGAACGCGTCCGCCGCGCTCGGCTTCGCGCAAAAGCAACTCGGCGACCCCTACGTCTGGGGCGGCACCGGCCCGAACGTGTGGGACTGCTCGGGTCTGACCCAGGCGGCCTGGGCGGCGGCCGGCGTCAAGCTGCCGCGCACCTCCGAGGAGCAGTCCAACGTCGGCATCATGATGTCGCTCGACCAGGCCGGCCCGGGTGACCTGATCTTCTACGGCTCCCCTGGTTCGGCGCCGCACGTCGGTATCGTGTCCGGCCCGGATCAGGTCCTGGAGGCGCCGCACACCGGCGACGTCGTCAAGTACGAGCGCATCAGCGCCGACCCGAACTGGAAGTTCGCCCGCCGCGTCTCCGGGGGACTTGGAGCTGCGACCTCCAACCTGTCCGGCGGCACCCCGGGCAACGCGGCGAACAAGCAGTCCGGGATCGGCTCGGGCGGCTCAGTGCTCGGCGGCGAAGAGGTCGACATCCTCTCGGCCATCCTCGGGGGTAAGGGTTCCGGCGTCTCGTGGGGCAGCGCGGCCGGCGACTCCTCCGGGTCGCAGACCCAGCAGGCCGCCAACACCGCCAGCACCTCCGGCGCCGGCGGCGGGGTCAACACCAACGGCTACTCCTCCTCCGCGAAGGACGCGGTTGCGCTCGGCCAGCAGATGGCCGCCGCCTATGGATGGACTGGCAGCGAGTGGACCGCCCTGTTCAAGCTGTGGAACCAGGAATCGTCGTGGAACGCGAACGCCGTCAACCCCAGCAGCGGCGCGTACGGCATCCCGCAGGCCCTCGGCCACGGCCACCCCTACAACCTCGGGGACGCCAAGGCGCAGATCGCGTGGGGCCTGGACTACATCAAGGGCCGCTACGGAGACCCCGCCACCGCGTGGGCGCACGAGGTCGCCCAGGGCTGGTACTCCGGCGGCATCAGTGAGGTCGTCGGCGACAAGCTCGCCATGCTCCACGACGGCGAGATGGTGCTGACCGCCAACCAGGCCCGCGACGCCCGCCGGCGCGCGGCAGCCGGCGCCCCGAACGCGGGCGGCAACGTCACGATCCACATGGGCGGCGTCACGATCCAGATGGCCTCCGCCAGCACGAGCGAAGCCCAGAGCGCGGCGAAGACGTTCGTCGACTTCGTCGCCGCCGACGACCGCATCAAGACCTTGATGGGAGGCTGGTGATGGCCACGAACACCAGCTCGCCGGCGCCGCTTGGGCCCACGACCAACCCCGACTTCGACAACCGCATCCTCGCTTACCCTCCGACGGCCGCGCTCGACGACAGCGCCTACGCGCCGATCCAGCTCGGCGGCGGTACTCAGCGGGCCCGCATCGCGCGCGGCTTCATGCAGTCGGCTGTCGGCCCCACCTACACCTCGGCCGGCACCGTGGCGACCACCGGGTACGGGGCGCCGATCTACTCCAGCCTGGGCACCCAGTACACACTGAACTTCCTGTACAACCCGTCCTCGATCGACGTGAGCTACAGCCTGGACTCCAACGCGCAGGTCATCCCGCCCTACCTGCGCTCCACCGCCGACACGGGCGTGGCGCTGACCGCGACCGGCGGCGCGCTGTCGTTCTCGCTTTTGTTCGACCGCACCTACGAGGTCAACGACAGCTCCAAGGTCGGCACCTACGCGCACGACATCGGCGTCGGGGTCGACGCGCACGTGCTGTACGGGCTGTGCGGGATCACGATGCCGCTGCAGCAGACCGTCGACCTGAACTCCAGCAGCAAGTCCTCGGTGGCTCCGACGAGCGGGCAGACGACGTCGGTGAACCAGGCCATCAAGCTCACCCCGAACGCCATCGCCGGCACGATGCAGATGCTGCCCGTGTGGGTCACCTTCGCGCAGATCCCCTGGTCGCAGTACGGCACCGCCAACGGGGGCCGGATGACGATGCCGGACATCTCCCTGCAGCGGTACTTCGGCTACATCACCAGCATCCAGGTGTCGTTCACGCACTTCAACCAGCGCATGGTGCCGTTCCGCTGCGGGATGCAGATCACCGTCGCCCTGCTGTCGTCGGCCGGCTACACGTAAGGAGCCAGGTATGTCCGTCTCCCGCACCTCGCGCTACCAGACTTGGCAGCAGGCGCTGTTCACCGACCGCAACGGCAACCCGCAGCTCGCCCTGGTCCACCACGCCCCGGCGGCAGCCCGGCTGACGGTGCGCGACTACCTGTGGCGGGTGCACGACCGCGTCGACTCCGTGGCCGCGAAGTTCTACCTCGCCGAGGACTCCTGGTGGCTGTTCGCGCAGGCCAACCCGAACACCCTCGACTGGACCCAGCCCACCCCAGGAACGGCGGTGATCATCCCCCATGGCGTGGCGTAACGTCTACCGGCCGCACGTCAACGTGGTTACCCCTGCGTACGGCGACAGTCAGCGGTTCTGGGTGGAAGACCTCACCTGCTGGATGGCCGAGCAAGCGCACCAGGTCGTCGAGCTGACGGTTGTGCACGTGCTGAACAAGGCGCTGCCGACCCAGACCGCGCTGACGCCGGCCGGCGTGGTGTGGCCGGAGAACTCCCCCGTCCACCTGCAATACGGATGGTGGGCGGACGACTCCGGCGACTTCTTCGGGTACGTGGTGTCCCACCGCGTCGCTTCCTCGGAGACGCAGGCCCGCTACGGCCACGCCATCGCGCTCACGGTGGTGTACACCTGCGTCGGCGCGAGCCTGCCCATGCAGAGCTACACCAGCAGACTGTGGCAGGACGTCTCCCCCTCCTACATCGCCACCACGATCGCGCGCAGCTATCACCTGCAGCCGCACGTCGACTATTCGCTGGTGCACTTCACCTCCCGGATGCAGACCGCCTCCGACTGGCACTTCCTGGCCGACCTGACGACCCGCGCGAACTACCGGCTGTTCCTGGACGGGGTGAACCTGTGGTTCGCCGACCGGCACACCGTCATGCCCGCCACGGACAACAGCGTGCCGGTGTTCCAGATGAGCAAGGAGCCGGGCCAAGTCAACTCACTGCGCGAGTTCTCCGCCGTCGTCGGTGACACTGACCCCGCCGGCGGCGTACGCGCCACCTACCAGACCACCTCACTGAACAGGTCGAGCGGCGTCATGATGCCAGCGCAGCTCGCCCGCGCCCGCACCGACCTGCTAGGCAACCAGGTCGACCCGATGATCACGCGGCACTACAGCAACCGGCCCGTCCACTCCTACAGCGAAGCCCAGACGCTGCTGGACGCCGACACCACGCTTTTGTGGGTGGAGTCCCGCGCGGTCACCAACGGCGACCCGCGCATCAAGCCTGGCAGCATCGTCGACCTCGAAGGCGACGCGGTCGGCTCCCAAAACCAGGGCATTTGGATGGTCCGAGCGGCAACCCACAAGCTCACCGTGAACCACTCCGACCCGCGCAAGACCGAGTACACCACCCACGCGGTCCTGGGCCGAGACAACGCGCAGTCCCTGATCCTGCCCATCCAGAAGCCTGCCACCCCCGCCCCGCCCACCGTGCTGGTGTCGGGGCGATGGCGCGCCCAGTACACGACGTGAGGTGAGCGGTGGACCACATCCTGGGCGTGTACAACGCCGTCGTCGCCGACACCAACGACCCGACAGGTGCCGGCCGGGTGCGCCTGTACGTGCCTCAGGTCACCGGCTCCGCCGTCTCCGGCTGGGCGCACCCGGCCGGCACCGGCACCGTCCAGCCCGGCGACAAGGTCTACATGAGCTACGCCGGCGGCGACCGCAACTACCCACAGTTTTGGCCGCTCACCCCGACCGTGCAGTCCGTGCAGGGTCAAACAGGGCAGGTCTCCCTCGCCCTGCAGGCCGGCTCGCACGCCACCGTCACCGGCGCCGGCACCCCAGCCTCCCCATGGGTGGTCACGGCGCAAACCCCCACCCAGGTCGCTTGCAAAGCGCAGGGCACCAGCAGCGTCAGCTTGACCACGAACGTGCTCACGGCAGTGCCGCTGTCCTCGATCGTGACGCAGAACGCGACCGGTCCGCAGTGGTCGCTCAGCGGCAGCAACCTCATCGTCCCGGTCTCCGGGGTGTACTGGGTCTCCCTGGAGGGCGGCTACACCGCCACCGGCTCAGCCAACCCCTTTCGTACCAACGGCATGCAGCAAAACGGAACCACCGTCATCAGCGGCGGCTACCAGGCCCAGAACGTCGCCAGCGTCCTTTGGACCGACATGGTGCACCTCAACGCCGGCGACGCCCTGACCTTCCTGGGCCGCTCCTCCTTCACCACCGGCAGCGGCAACGGCGACTCCTGCACGCACGCGGAGATCCGCATCGCCTGCGTCGCTCCCGACAGCCCCTGACAGAAAGGCACAGCCGATGCCCGGCTTCACCGGAATGCAGGTCGTCTCCGCGACCGGCCCCTACTCGATCACACTGCCCAGCACCGTCACGTCCGTCTACGTCCTGCTCGCCGGCGCCGGCGGCGGCGGTGGCGGCGCGCCGGACGACTCGGGCATGTACAGCGGCCAGCAGGGCGGCAGCGCCGCCGTCGTCTGGGGCATCCAGAGCGTCCCGGCCGGCGCGACCATCAGCGGCACCGTCGGCTCCGGCGGCGCGGGAGGCGCGGGAGGCGCAACCCCGACCGCCGGCAGTGCTGGCGGCGACACAACCTTCGCGATCAACGGCACCGTCACCATCACCGCAGGAGGCGGCCAGGGTGGCGCCGCCTACCCCGCGCCGAGCTACGGGGCCAACAACGGTGTCCTGACCGGGTTCCCCGACAGCGGCGGCAGTACGGGCGTCGGCGGCATCAGCGCCCCCATCACCACCGGCGACTTCGGGGCCCCCGGCGGCGGAAGCGGCTGGTCGACTCTGGCGGCTGGCCAGCCCGGCGACAACGGCGGCGCCTTCTTCATGTGGTAACCCCGCCCGCCCGATGCGACTCACCGTGAGGATCAAAACGTGGCAGACCTCTACAGCAGCTACGCCCAGCTCGCCGCAGCCCGCAACCTCGGCATCGACTACGACGTCCTGAACCAGAACGGCTCAGGGGACTACGTCCTGCACATCGCCATCCACGGCGGCGGCATCGAGCCCCCCACCCTGCAGCTCGCGCAGGCGGCCACCGGCACCGGCGGGCCCTTCTACGGCTTCAACGCCAAGATGGCCTCCGGCAACTCCCAGCTCCACATCTCCGCGCTCACCTTCGACGAGCCGCTGTGCCTCTACAACGTCGCGCACTCGCTGCGGACCGTGTCCTGGCACGGCGTCCCCGACCAGACCACCGGGCAGCAGGCCGTCTACCTCAGCGGCCTGGACCTGGGCCTGCTCACCTCCGTCGGCTCTACGCTCAAGGCCGCCGGCTACACCGTACTGCCCGGTTACGGCGAGGTCGACGGCGCGAACCCGGCCAACATCTGCAACCGCAACCGGATCGGCGCCGGCCTGCAACTCGGGCTGACCAACGCGCTGCGCACCACCTTCTACACCGGCGGCGATCTGTCGCTGGGCTCGATCTCCAACCCGGCCAACCGCACGGCCGCGTTCTTCAAGTTCGTGGACACCGTGCGCGCGGGCATCGCCGCCGCGCCTTCGGTCGCAGCTCCCGTGGCCCAGCCCGCGAACAGTTACGCGCCGTCCACGATGCCGCAAATCCCGGCTGGCTCCACGGTGGCGGTCGCGCTGCCATTCGACGTCGACCAGACCGGCGCCATCCAGGTCACCACCGACCCGTCCCAGCAGATGCTCGACCGGGTCCAGGCCCTGGTCGGCACCCTGCCCGGCCAGCGCGTCATGCGCGCCACCTACGGCGTGCCCACCTCACAGTTCCTTTTCATGCCCGAGGACATGGCCAACGCCGCCCTGCAGCTCGCAGTGAAAGACGCGGTCGCCACCTGGGAGCCGTCCGCCGTGGTGACGGCCGTGACCGGAACCGTGAACGAAGCCATGGGCGTGGTCAACGTGCAGGTCCAGGTGGCGCGCACCGACACCCCGAGTGCGGAGTCCGCGAACACCCGCGTGGTCGAAGTCGCCGTCGGCGGCCAGGTCAGCCCCATCGGAGTGTGAATACCTGCGAAAAACAGGCCATTCCTACCCTGCAGATATTCATCGGACCAGCATTCGGATTTCCACTCGGCCCCGCTGGTGACACCAGAAAGGGCGCCGTGGCATGGTCGACCCCGGGCTACTCGCGCAGATCGACTACACCTCGCGCGACTACGCGGGATACCGCGACTCCCTGCTGACGTATGCCAGCCAGATCATGCCGCAGTGGACGTCACGGTCGCCTGCGGACTTCGGCGTCATGATGGTCGAGCTGTTCTCGTACATGGGCGACATCATCAGCTTCTACCAGGACCGGATCGTTGACGAAGGGTTCCTCGCGACGGCCACCCAGCGGTCCTCGGTCGTAGCCATCGCCCAGCAGCTCGGCTACACCCCGTTCCCGGCGGCGCCGGCCACCGGCTACGTGAACTTCTCGCCCACCCCGGCGCTCACCAGTGCGTACACCCTGCCGCAGGGCACCCAGGTCGTCACCGCGTTCCAGACCGCGTACGACGCGCCGATCTTCTTCGAGACCAGCGCGGCGGCCGTCATCCCCGCCTACACCACGCCGGTGCCGGTCGTGACGGTCCCCGTGGTCGAGGGCCGCACCCAGGGCACACGCCAGCTCTCCCTCTACGTGGGCGGCACGATCGCGGTGGAGGACCTGGGCACCTCCAACGGGACCGTCTCGCAGACCTTCGCCCTGGCCCAGCAGCCAGTGATCTTGTCCACGGTGCGTGTGTTCATCGACGACGGCACCGGCGGCACCGAGTGGATCGTGCAGCCCGACTTCCTGCTGCAGCCGGCCACAGCGCAGATCTTCACCGTGTCCACCGACGACAACGGCGTCGCGCACATCGCCTTCGGCGACGGCGTCAACGGCGCCATCCCCCAGTCCAACATGAAGATCACCGCGTCGTACCGGATCGGCGGCGGCTCCTACGGCAACGTGCCCGCCAACTCCATCGTCGACCTGGCAGCGCCCATCAGCGGCATCGCGGTCGCCACGCCAAACACCTCCTCGGCGATGACCGGGGGCGCCAACCAAGAGAGCCTGGACTCCATCCGCGCGAACGCCCCCCGGCAGTTCTCCGCGCAGGGGCGCGCCGTAGCGCTCGCGGACTACGCCAACCTCGCCCTGAACGTCCCCGGCATCGTGGACGCCAACGCGGTCGGCAACTCAAGCGCGTCGGTCACCATCTACTGCCTCGGCCCCGGCGGCACCCAGCTATCCCAGCAGCAGCTCGACGCCGTGGTGAACTACGTCCAGCCGCTGGGGCTTGCCGGCGTCACCGTGACCGCCTTCAACGGCACCTACGTCTACATCAACCTCGGCACCAGCTCCGCCCCGGTGAACCTAGGTGTGCTGCCCCGCTACAGCCGAGCCGCTGTCGTCGCGGCCGTCACCAGCGCCTGGCAGGGCATGTGGGCGCCCGGAGTCGGCGCCTTCGGGCAGCGGATCTCGCTGTCGCACATCTACGAGACGCTGCAGGAAGTCCCCGGCGTCGACTACATCCAGATCCCGGTCATGGCCCGCTACGACATGCCGCAGTCCGGGACGGTCGACATCTTGCTGAAAGCAGGCGAGTTCCCGGCGTACGGGACGCTGAACATGACCGCCAGCGGCGGGGTGTGAGGAGCAACTGATGGGTTCGTCTGTCTACCCCGCCAACGTCAAGTCGTTCGTCAACCGCACCGACGGCGTCGACACGGTCTACGCAGCCAACGTGGACGACCTGCAAAACGAGGTCAACGCGGTCGAGTCCACCGTCGGCGTCAATCCCCACGTGTGGGGCGGCTACACCCCGCGCTACCAGGCGGTGTACCCCCTCGCGGCCCTGTCCGGGTCGCTGCCGCTCGCCCCGTACGCGTCGATGACCTCCCCGCAGACCTACCTGTCGGTCGCGGACCGCCTCAACCAGCTCCAGACGCAGGTGGCGTGGCTGACGGCAGTGAACAACCGCTCGGTGACCCCTGGGCCGCCGATCTGGCGCGGCCCAGTCGGCATCATCCGCTGCCCCGGAGCGCCGTTCCTCGGCGGCTTCAACACCTGGGCCTACTTCCCCTGGGGCAGCGCCGACTACGACCCGAACGGCATGTTCCAGGGCGGCACCACGATCTCGTGCCCACAGACCGGCTGGTACCGCTTCTCCCTGCAGGTGTGGTCCGACGTCGCGGTGATCTCCGGCGTCCACCACGCCAACACCCGGCTGATGGTCAACGGCGTCGAGGCCGGCACGCACGGCTCCCAGGTGCAGTACGGCGTCGTCGACCAGCACCGCATGAACCTGTCCTACGAAGGGCCGTGGACCGCCGGGCAGACGGTGGCGGTCCAGTTCAACCACACCCCGCCGGACGCGAACAACTCCACCGTCACCGCCAGGTCGACGATCTCCATCTCCTACCTGCGCGACGTGAGCTGAGAGGCGTCGTATGGCTACGTACGGCATCACGGTCTACGGGCGCGACCTCTACGGCGACGGCGGCCAGCTCCCCTACTTCTCCGTCGCGCCCATGGCGGCCAACCAGACCGACTACGGCGTCCTGCAGATCACATGGGCCACCCCCTCCCAGGCCGGCGGCGCCACGGTGGGCTCGTGGACGCGGCAGCGCCTGGTGCGCAACTCCTACGGCGTCCCCGACACCGAGGCCGACGGTGTGATCCTGCTGGACGAGGCGGCCGGGTCGACGTCCAACCAGTACCTGGACAACCAGGTCACGTCAGGCAACGTCTACTACTACGCCGTCTTCGTCGCCACCGGCATCAACACCTACAGCGCCACGGTCACCTACCAGCCAGGCGACCTGGTCGTGTACTCCGGCGCCACCTACCAGTGCCTCGCGGCCAACACCGTCGGTGTCACCCCCGGCACGAACTCCGCCATCTGGGGTTCCAGTTCGGTCACCACCCCGTGGGTGCGCTGCGGCACAGGCTGCGTCGGCCTGGTGGTCAAGGACGCCGGCTACCGGCCGATGCTCTACAACCTGGTGCCGCTGCCCTACAAGGCCGCCACCGTGGAGACGACGTCGTCGAACGTGCCGGTCAACGACGACC